ATCATTCTTGACATCCTTCTTAGTTTTCAAACTCTTCTTTTCCTTTCGGATTACCCCTCTTCTCTCCCACCATAAACATTTCAATTTTTTTTTCTTCTATTACTTTTCTCTTACATCATTTTAAAACTTTTGAAAAAGTTAGCAAAACCGGGAATCCGTCTTCGCCGGATTCTTTTTTAAAAAAATTTTGTAAAAATAAAAAAGTTTTATTTATTAAAATTAATCCTTTAAGTAAAACTCTACTAAAATCTAAACTAAAATACAATGTATTCTAAGGTTCATCATTGGCTACTTCACCAAGAACATCCATGCGCCATTGTTTCTCTATCATTTCCAATCGGTTTCTTATGGCAGCATTTTGACAGTTTCTCTTGTCACCCGTAGTAAGTCTGCTAAAAGTGGACGGTTCGTAATCTGGTTCATAAAACATCTTCCGCACATACCACGCAACTGCATCAGGAATTTCACCACCTCGCACCCAGGCACACCCAGCGAGCCCAAGAGCACCGCTAATCTTTCCATATTTCTTTTGGGGTTTGTGTGTAGCAGTATCAATTGCCTCGTGGAGTTTTGCAAAGTACGCACGGAAGAACGCAACTACATCTGCAATCTGTGCTTGCGTAAGGTTCATGTTCAAGTATTTGTGATTGAGTTCGTAAGAAGTATTTAGACAAGCGTAACCACCATTTTCATCATGCCTTGTGGCAATGGCTACAATTGCACCCACCATGTCACCTAGCAACTTGCGCGATTTTCCAGTACCAATCGGACCTACAAATACACCAAAATCGTCTCGTAGTTCTGGATGATTTTTTAGGGTAACCATGAACTTGAGAATTGGAGAAATCTCTACGCGACTGTGGTATTTGTCATTATCCCCCAAGGGTTTGCCGCTATTCAACCGTGCGAAAATCTCGGGCATCACTTCTGCATTTTTTGCAGAATTTCTGTAAATTTCCACAGTTACTTGATAAGTTTTGAATGCTTCCTGCTGTTCGGGAGGTAGTTCAACAAATGTACATCCATTCCCAATCGTCCCCGGTTCGCATGCAAAATCGCCCTTCAAAAATTCTTGAAGAGCGGTCATGCGCGTTTGACCATCCTCCACTGAATAATATTCTTCTCCGCTTGCGTCAAGATGCCGCATAAGAATAAAACCGTGAATAGGGTAATTGCTTAAAACCGAATCCACAAGAAGCTGCTTCTTGGATAAGGACCACGCTGGGAAGCGTTGGTGTGGCAACACTCTATACATTTTGTTTGTTTCTGCTGGTGTATTACCGGTTCCTCTGGCAGCAAATACTGCCTCACTAATAAAATTTCCCAAAGCAAGTTGAGTAGTTTGACGAGTGCTTGACATCCTTCAACTTCAAACGCTTAGTTTTCAAACTCTTCTTTTCCTTTCGGAGTACCCATCTTCTCTCCCCCTTGAAACATTTCAATTTTTTTTTTACTATTACTTTTCTTTACATCATTTTATTTTTTCACTGGTACCTTTTTGTTTGTTTAGCTGGTACCCTTTTGTTTGTTTAGCTGGTACCCTTTTGTTTGTTTAGCTGGTACCCCTTTTTCTTGTTTAGCCGGTACCCCTTTTTCTTGTTTAGCTGGTACCCTTTCGGTTGTTTAGCCGGTACCCCCTTTTTCTTCTTCCTCACCATCTCCTTTTTTATAAAAAAAAATATATTTAATTATAGTCAATTAAATAGTAAGAGTATACATATATATTATTTAATTATTCTCTACACAGTCTTTCTAAACACGCACGCAGATACATCATCATATTGGTTTGCTTGGAATCTTTGCTTTGCAACACACGCTCGCTGCGTGGCCTCGTCCGTCCAATAAATAGTCCATTCTTGTTTCCATCTATTTTCAGCAAGGGCAACTAGTTCTGGGGCAGAGCTATTTGCTAGGAGCGTTAGGTCTGCCTCTGCAGATTCACCCGTTAGATTCATCATATCCCAAAATCCATCTGACCCGCCTACAACAGTTACAGTTTGCCCTGAAATCAACGGAATAGTTACTCTTTCAGGTGCAACGCCGGTAATATTTCCATGCCCCAATGACTGCGACATAGCAATTTTTTCACCATTTCCATAACAAACATATATACTATCTCTCAATGTAAGTTTATTTGCTGAAATCATTTGTGTAACCTTTCCAGAATTTACAGTCCAGACGTCGCGCAATGCTATTCGGTCCTTGAGACGCTCCTGTTCCAAAGGATTATTTAGATTATGTGGAGTAGTAATATGTCCCATTGCACCATCAATAATTACTGCAACTTGACTGTCACCGCACGTACAGACTTCAACGCGGTCGTCATATATCTTTGCTTCGTAATAAGTTGTACCTGAACTTCTATGTCTTGCTTGGTGCGGTTCAAACTGTTGAACAATATATTGAAACGAGTTTTCTTTGGCCATGACAGTAGCTGGGTCAAATGACCGGAATAACTCTACAGCTGGCCAAAAACCGTGACCATCTCCGCCATAAAACCAATAGTACTCTTCATTTGTTTCGGACAACTCCTTTGATGTAAATCCAGTATAAGCACTATCTTGGTCTTTTCCCAGCCCCCTTACAGCACACTGATTATAAATACGTTTTTCTTCTACATCAGTTTCAGAGAACATCATGGTCTTTGTTTCTTTTCTATATAGTGGAGTCACTTGAATAGATTTCAATTTTTTTAAATACTTTAATTAAAATGTAATTTTCAATAAACTAAAAATATTGAGTATCAATTTACATAGTTGAGTATTAAATGGTATTAATTTTGAGTGGACACCATAAACATATGTTAAATTTATATATATATATATATATATATATGAATTGCATCTTTTGTCATGTTTTTAATGAAAAAAAATATCTTGATGTTTTTTTTCTTCTTTTAGAAAGTATATTTACTTATGGTAATTTAGATGAAAAAACCTTTATACTAGTTTATACTTCTACTTCATTTATGAATATAATTAAACTCAGTAATTTATTTAACGATGAAAAAATAAAATTTGAAATAAATGATACATGCGATATTATTGAGAATTCATATAAAGCAGTATTAAATTTTTTTAAATTACAATCTTCAAATAACTATAAAAAAATACTATACTTGGACACTAATATTTTAGTGAAGGATGATATTAATAAAGTTTTTAAAATTTGCGAAGAAGATATATTATATGTATTAGAAGATGGAAATATTAATGATAGCAATAATTATTGGGGTGAAATATTATTTGGAAATGAGATAGATAATTATAACGATAAATCAGCATTTACATGCGGAATATTATTATTTAATAATTGTGAAAAAATTGTAGATTTGTTTGATAAAATAAATGATAATATTATTAAAACACCTTATAATTTTTTGTGTCACGAACAACCATATATAATATATAATGCTTTCAAATATAATTTATATAATAATAAGATTTTAATGTCATTCGCTGTAAAAAATAATTTAGACATTCAAAGTGATAAAGTATTACATTATTTTCCTGAAGAACCTGGTATTTATTTACATAAAATATATAACATGAGTATTTTTTTAAACGGTTTATATAATTTATTTATGGAAAAAAATTTATCAAATTGTTTAACATTTGTAAGTAGAGAACGACTAGAAAATCTATATATTCAATGTAGAAAATTTATAAATACAAACTATTCTTTTGTTGAGTGTGGTGTTGGTATAGGAGGATGTTTAGCAACCATGAAGTTTGCCTCTGGAAATAATAATAAAATAATTGGCTTGGATAGTTTTGAAGGAATGCCAAATATAACAAAGGAAGATATAGGTGATTATAATAAAACATGTCCTATAACCAATTCTTGCAAACCAGGTGCAAATTTATCAGGAGGTATTGATAATGTTTATATTACTTTTAATATATTAAATCTAAATATGAATAATGTTACACTACTAAAAGGGTTTTTTCATGATACATTACAAAATCAAGAAAATATTAATAATATTGGTAAAATAGCCGTTCTTAGATTAGACTCAGATTGGTACGAATCAACTAAAATATGTTTAGAAAAATTGTATAATAATGTAATTGAAGGTGGTGTTATAATTATAGATGATTATGGTCATTTCGTAGGTGCAAAAACTGCTACAGATGAGTTTAGAGAACAAAATAATATTAAATCTCCATTAATTCAAACGGATTATACAGAACATTATTGGATAAAAAATACAAACTGTAAATAAAAGTAATAACTTACATCTTTTTATTTTAAAGACTTATTTTATATATTAAACACACTTAAATATTAAAATAATAGTTATATATCATGAAATACATAACTAGTATTATTAAAAAAATTATACCAAAACAGCTTAAAACCCCCGTTGGTAGATGGAGAATAGAAAATTGTAATACACAAATGAATAATAAAATAGATTTATCAAATGAAGACCACTGTGGTCCTTGTGGGCAGTATGCATTAGAGAAAATAGAAACAACCAAAAATAAAAATATTGATTTAAAAAAATAATATTATGTTTAGCATTTGGAATGAAAAATTTTAATCCACCTTTATGCAGTGAAAAAATTATTATAATACTAAGTTTTCATTTATCAGAAGAGAAAATTTTACAAATTTTACACCTTTTTACATTTCAAATGCCGATTTTATAATAAAATTGAAATATAAATAATAAACAAAATAGTATTTATATTTTAAGATGAGTTCAGTTCCCGAAGAAATACAACAATTACAATTAAGAATATTAGAATTGGAAAAACAAAAAAAAGAAAAAGATGAAAGTGATAAAAAAACATCAATAGACCATAATTTTAAGGTCATAAATGATTTATTAACTGAAAAGAAAACTGCGATTAATAATAATAGATATTCTAAATCAGTTCCATTAGCAAAATATTATGACCAAGAACTTGTTACACATTTAGAATCAATTTATAATATTCTACAAATTGTAGATGAAAGATTAAAAAAATTAGAAGATAAATAATCGGCGTTTCAAATGATAAAAGGTGTAATAAAAATAATTTTCATCATTTACCTCTTATTAATCAAAAACTTTATTTAAAATTACGGATAAAATTTTGTTTTACTACATTTTGTTTCGTATTTTGTTTTTTATAATAAACATGCATGTGTTTTGCCTTTTCTTTTATATACTCTTTTGCTGCTGAAATATGCTCTATTTTGTCGTATATAGGTTCACCCTTCATAAGTTTTAATAAAAAAATTCCGCGTTTTCTAGAACATCCCATACATAAGCAACCCATGTCTATATAATGGTCTCTATCTAATTCCGTCATATATTTATTTTCAACGGAAATACTAGTATATAATTCAAACTCTGGTACTGTGAATGGTTCAATTTTAACATGGGTCATCTTATTTTCCCATGACTCCAGGTATTCATTTTTCTCATTTTTTGAGTAATAATAAGACAAAGCTTCATCATCTTTTACCAAATCTAGTAAATTGCAAGGTATTCTATAGTTCTTTTTAAAATTCTTATATAATTCTCCAATAGGCTTTTTTTCCGTTTCATATTCAGAAACTATAAATATTTCAATACCAAATATATTTTTTAAAATAGTTTTCCATTCTATAGAATCCTTTAATCTAATTTTTAAAAACTGTATACCATCTTTTCTTGCCGTAATATATTTATTATTAAAATTGAAAACTTCAGGCGGCTCAATCTCATATACTGTACGATAATAGTCACTTGTAATTAAGTGAGGAAATATTTTGTTAAATCTATTAATTATTTTTTTAATATCATAAGTTTTTAAAATTTCTGGAGGAGAATTAAAATGATGCGTATCAATGTTCTCAAAAAATAAAGAAATTTTATGTTCAATCGGACTTCTGTAAATATCTATTACATAGACTTGCTTCCCCAAAAATTTGTTATAATATATTATTTCCATTACAGTTGCATCATGAATATCGTGTAAGTATTTTAACATTTTATCATTATGCAAATGTAATACATCAAATTTGCCCGCTGTATTAATACGAAAAGATGATACTAATGTTGTAGAACCAACTTTTGGAGGAGTATAAATAATAACTACATCCTTTTTTCCAAATTTATCATCATCGCGAATACCTATCTTTTTATTTGCATTATCCATTTTACTAATATACTCTTTATTGGTGTAATCAAAAAAAACCATATATTTTACTATTATTTTATTTTTGTTAATTTAACATAAATAAAATTATTATATTTCTACTTTCTCTTACATCTGCTCCTTTGCACGAGGGGGTCTTCCACGACCGCGGCCACTAGGTCCTTGGGGACGAGGTGTGGATGAATTTGCCATTGTCCATTCACTTGACTCGCGAGGACCAGCTCCTCTTTGGCGAGGTTGAGACTCTCTGGGAGGTCTAACTGACCTAGGTTGCTTAACCTCCTCAACTTCAACCTCATTCTCGTCCTTATTGTATGTCATTCGTGTTTGTCTCAATTCACGGCGAGTCTCGCACATGAGCTTACCTCCATAAATTCCACTCACCTCAGCCGCTTGATATTCATGCGCTCCCCCGGGAGTATGAGTTAAAGCAAAGGTAACATATTCCCCTTGCACTAAATACTTGTATTGTTCGCTAACAACCGAAATTCCTGAATGATGAACAAAAATATCGGAACCATTCTGGGGACCATCTGAAACTGTAATAAATCCATAACCAGCCTTATTATTAAACCACTTTACACGCCCGGTAAGGCGCTCCGTTGTTGTAACGAGAGGGGATGTACCAACTTGTTCTTTGCTTGACATTATACTTTATTATTAGTAGTATCTTTATATCCTTTTTTACATATTTTACTATATTATATCCAAAACGCAAAATTTATAGTTGCATAATCGTCTTGAATAATTCTGATATTTTTTTATTATGAATAATAATTCCTCCACCTCCTCTTTTAAATTGGGTTGTCATCCTATTTATATCTCCAATCATCACCCATCCCATTTCAGAGTAACAGAATTTACTGTGGTCGTGAGTGTACTTATAAACAATATTATTATTCCAGTGTATTTTTTGAATCATCTTACATTGATTTGTATCAATACACTGATGTCCTCTTACCCACGTTTCTGTATAGCAGCAACCTCCAAATTTTGGCAAAACGATATCTTCATATAAATCCTTGTGGTCATTGGGTGATTTTGTTGCATGGTAAAGTTCGTTATTTATTTTATAAATATTTGATGTTTCATGTTTATAGTTTTTTCTATATTCATCGCAATTCACATTTGTAATATAAATAGCAGGATGCATAATAAAAAGCTGCTTCATTATATTTTCTAGATGCTCAATATCTATCTTTATGAAAATAAAAGACTGGCCATATTCTAATTCAGAATGATTTATTTCTGGAAACTCGTTTGTTCCATTAAATTCTGTTGGAAATTTTGGCACGGAATGAATAAGCCATGTTACGACACGGTTATTCCAAGCAATTATACCCTTTGCATGTGCGCCGGTACTTATAGTTTTTATAGGTGTTTCATCATTATATACAATCCAATGTTCAAGGTGAAGGTCCTTGTAGAGATTTTTTAAAACTTTATTAACATCTTCATTGCATTTCCATTCAAAAGAAGTGGACTCGTTTGCATGAAAACATGTTGTCCCATGTGGAATCTTCAATACTATTTCATATTCACATAAAGATTTGGAGGTTTCATCCAAAGGATTGATTACTGCGTGAATATTTGCATCTTTATTTAGACAATAGCTGTAGCAGATTCCCATTCTTATACTTGTTTATTTAATTTAAATATACATATTATAAATCAGTTTTCTTTTCAATAAAAAAATATGAATATCCTATTAATATTAGAAAAATTTTTTATAACTATAATAATATTTATATAAATATTCTAAATAGATATTTAATATTTAATAAACTGAATTGTATTTACTATTATACATGTGAAACGCAAGACTAGTTTTTGCATCTGCAATCCTTGAAAGTTCCACAGTTTCAAATTCTTCATTTAATGGATAAAATTTTAGTCTAATTTTTTCATTTGAACCTTCTTCGCCGTATTGTTTATTCTTCATAGTTTCAATTGTGTCTGATGTAATAGTTGGTCTCCATATTGCGAGATGTACATTCTCATCGCATCCACCAGCGGATAATGAAAATTTTCCAATGGACACAAACTCCTTGCTACTTTCGTCAAGATCAAGACCAGTTTCTTCTTTAATTTCTTTCTTTAAAATTGCGCTAACAGCAGCGGAACCTTTGTGTTGGTCAAACATTCCTGCAACGATTTCCTCCTTATATCCTCCTGTAGGAATGCGCGGCTGTTCAGTGAGTAAGACCCATTGCTTTTGATTTTCATCCGTTGCAATAATAAGAACCGCGCCACAATCACCCCTAAGAAAGACAATACTATCAATAGGTTCTCCAAGTTTGGTGTAAACTTCGCACTTGAATTTCAAGAATCCCAGCTTATCGGGACATGACATCGGCCCAAAGAAATCTGCATCTGTGATGGTAATGGTTCTCAAGTCAAATTTATCTAGTTGAAACTCATCAAGCCAATTTACAAACTTGGGCGCCACGCAGATGGTTTCAAAAATTGGTCTTATGTGGGACATATGTGTTGTAATCTTTACTCCTCTGTACACAAACTCACATTTCTTAAGATGTGAATTGTAAAATTGTATTGCACGAGCATAAACATACTTTGCAAAGGTTTTGCCGTGTACCGCGGCAATCTTCATATACGCAAAACATAGATTCACAATAAATACTAAAGTACTGTGAAAATCAAAAGCATTTGTTGTCATCATTATAGAACTCTAATGGGTGGCTTGTTATTTACTTTTATTATAAAGCTGGTTTCAATTTTTTATATTATTGTAAATGATATAAAAATATAATGTTATAATATAATAACAAAATTAGTTATGGTTAAATTTTGTAGAGACCCATATCCCAAAAAAGATGAAGGAACCTATTCATGTTATTTTGAAAAATACTCTTTTCCATTGAGTAGTTTTCAAAAATTTGCAATTGAAGCAATTGTTGAAGGACATCATTCTCTCAGCTGTGTGCCCACTGGTTCAGGAAAGACAATGCCAGCCCTCTTTGCAATTGATTATTTTACAAGTAAAGGTAAGAAGGTAATTTATACAAGCCCTATTAAAGCCCTTTCCAATCAAAAATATCATGAGTTTACACAGAAATTTCCGCATATTAGTATTGGACTGTTAACCGGAGATATTAAAAATAATCCAGAAGCGGATGTATTAATTATGACTGCAGAGATTTTACAAAACACTTTATATAGAAAAAAGCAAAATCATAGCACTGTAGGTATTTCCAGTTCATCATTGCTTATGTTTGATATGGATTTTGATACGGAACTTGGCTGTGTTATTCAGGATGAAATTCATATGATTAATGATGCAGAACGTGGTCATGTATGGGAAAGTATTATTTTATTGTTACCACAACATATTCAGATGGTTATGCTTTCGGCGACTCTTGACAAACCAGAAAAATTTGCACATTGGATTGAAACCAGAGGCAATCAAACAGATTGCAATGAGAATAAACAAGTTTATTTAGCAACATCTAATTTTCGCCATGTTCCATTAACGCATTATAGTTTTATTACTTGCAATAATGGAATTTTTAAAGCAGTAAAGGAGAAAACACTGGAAAAAGAAATAAGAAGCACGATAGATACATTACATATTATTCAAAGCCCAACTGGTGAATTTCAAGAGCAAAATTATCATAAAGTTAAAAAAATGTTAACATTATTTGAACAAAAACAAGTATATGTTAAGCGTTCTCACGTATTAAATCAAGTCTGTAAATATATGGTTGAAAATAATATGTTACCAGCCGTTTGTTTTATTTTATCAAGAAAACAAATTGAAGCAGCGTGTAAAGAAATTACTGTTCCACTACTGGAAGATGATTCCAAGGTTGGATATATTGTCCGAAAAGAATGCGAACAAATTTTGCGAAGTAAGCTTCCAAATTACCAGGAGTATTTGGAACTACCTGAATATCTTGAAGTAATTCGGCTTCTTGAAAAAGGTATTGCTATCCATCATAGTGGTGTTATGCCTATTCTGAGAGAAATTGTTGAAATATTATTTGAAAAGGGATATATTAAATTTTTATTTGCAACAGAAACCTTCAGTGTGGGATTAAATATGCCAATTAAAACTGCTATTTTTACGGATGTTAAAAAATTTGATGGGTCTGTAAGAAGAATGCTATATCCACATGAGTATAATCAAGCATCTGGGCGAGCCGGACGGCGCGGTCTTGATACAGTTGGACACGTAATCCATCTCTCAAACCTATTCAGAGACATTGAATTGTCTGAATATAGAACAATGATGCAAGGAAAACCTCAAACGCTTACTAGCAAGTTTAAGATTTCATATCATCTACTATTAAATTTAATAAGTATAGGCAATCAAAATTTTGTAGAATTTTGCAAACGTTCAATGATTCAAGATGAAATTGATGCATCCTTGGGAAATTTATATAAACAAAAGACAGATTGTGAAAAAGAAGTAGATGAGATGAATCAAACAATGATACATAATAGAACTCCTTTTGATGTCGTAAACAGATATATTGATTTAATAGAAGTTCGCGCAACATCAGTAAATAAGAAACGTAAAGATGCTGAAAAAGAAATACAAGCTATTCAAAATACATATAAATTTATTGACTCGGATAAGGAACGCATGCTTTCATTTCATAAAAAGTGTCAAGAACTAGAAGCTATTCAAAATCATTTTATATTAACAGATACATTTCTTAACACGAGTGTACAACTCATTTTGGATAAAATGCAGATAGATGAGTTCATTTCCAGAAATTCGGAGGGGTTCTTTGAATTAACTCTCTCAGGTGCAATCGCTTGTCAATTGAGAGAGGTTCATTGTTTGGTATTTTCAGAGTTGTGTAAAACCAACACGTTTGACCAATTTGATACAAAACAACTGATTGCAATATTTAGCTGCTTCACAAATATAACTGTTAGCGATGAACAAAAATCATTCAAGCCAAATAGTAAAGATAAGTCAATCAATGCAATAATACTTGATATAGCGAAACAATATGAAGATTATCAAGAATTTGAATCCCTGAATAATGCTTCTACAGGAATTGATTATACAATTCATTATGATTTAATAGACTATGTAATTGAGTGGACCGAATGCGAATCAGCAATGCAATGTAAAGTGCTTTTGCAGAGATTAGAATCTCAAAAAGGGGTTTTTCTAGGAGAGTTTGTCAAAGCCATCACAAAAATAAATAATATTTCATGCGAGGTGGAGAAGGTTGCTGAGATGATTGGAAATATGGCACTCCTAAGTAAATTAAAGGAAATCCCAGAACTAACATTGAAATTCGTGGCAACCAACCAGTCTCTCTATGTATAGTCGCACTGTCGCGGACTTTCTTATGGGTTGACGAATAACCTTATCAATATTATTCAGACCATTTATGGTCTTTCAAAACACTAAAGGAATTAAATATATTGTTTCTCAGTAAGCCGGGAAAAAGGGAAAATAAAAAGTTGCAAAAGTACCCTGGGTTCCAAAAATGGACAAAAATAAATGTCCATTTTTCAATAGGGCCGATATTTTACGGAAAAAACACTAAATATTTTCCCTTATGGTCTCCATGGTTTGAGTCACAGAAAAAATAATTCTAATTTTGTGAGCATAAAATTTTTATATTTTTTGCAAAAATAATTTAGGGGATTTTTCTGTTAATAGATTATTAACAGAATGTTAACAGAAATAGCAAAAAAATCCCCTGACGATAAGGAATTTTATGAATGTGTCAACTGCCAACTCATAACTCGTAACAAAAAAGATTTCAAAAAACATCTTCTAACAAAAAAACATCAAAAAAACCAGGAATTAACACATTTGGGACAAAAAATGGTATATTTGTCCCCAGAGCATATATGCAGTGCATGTAAAAAGAGTTATAAATCACGAGTCGGGTTATGGAAACATAATAAAATTTGCATTCCAATTGTTGAAGAGCCAGTAGAGAATACAAATAATAATGAATTTAAAATGTTGTCTGAATTGTTTAAGATGCAAATGAATGAGAATAAAGAATTAAAGGAACTGATTGTTGAACAGAATAAGCATATGATTGAGTTATCCAAAGATAGAAATACAATTATTCATAATACAACCCACAATAATACGAATAATTTTAACTTACAATTTTTCTTAAACGAGCAATGTAAGGATGCACTCAATATTATGGATTTTGTTCATACTATTAAATTACAATTGAGCGATTTAGAATTAGTTGGCAGATTAGGGTATACGGAAGGAATTAGTAAAATATTTATACGCGGGTTAAAGGAGCTAGATATTTTTAAGAGGCCAATACATTGCAGTGATTTGAAGAGAGAAACATTGTATGTTAAAGACAAGGATGCATGGGAGAAAGGAAATGGTGAAAATCCAACAATCAAACAAGCCATTAATTGCATAGTAAACCGAAATATAAAGCAAATACCTCAGTGGAGAGAAGAAAATCCAACTGCAGAAGATACAGAAACTAAAAAACATATGGATTATATTCATATTTTACATGAGTCTATGGGAGGCTCTTCACAAGAAAGCGACGAAAAGAAACATAATAGAATTGTTAGAAATGTTGCAAAGGAAGTGGTAATAGATAAAATGAAATAAAATACTAGTATAGTATAGTAAAGTAAACACATGAGTTGGATTCGTAATCTAACCAGTCCTCAATGGTTGGTGTATGATAATAATAACAATATTTTATATGTTTCAAACAGAATCAGTGGAACAATTAGTAAAATATGTGTATCTACTGGAAATGTTGAGCAAAATTGGATATATGGGCTTACCAGTCCGTATGGTTTAGCAATACATAATAATTATTTATATATGGCGGACATGATGTCTTCAAGTATTCTACAAATAGATATGGAAAAAGGCATAATCAATAATAAAACGTGGGCAGTTATTGAACCATATTTCCCAAAGCATCTGTGTATTAATAATAATATTATGTATGTTTCTTGTCCAAATTCAAATACTATCTGTAAGATTCAAATAGATAATGATAGCAACGCTTCTATAATAGAAAAAGAATGGATTTCAAAGTCAAGTGGTCTTAGAACTCCAAATGGAATTACGTGCGATAATAATGGATATTTATATGTTTCAAATTATGACAATAATACTATTAGTAAAATAAATATGACAACAAGTGAAATAGAAGTTTATTGGGTTTCATCAAATTTACTTGACCAACCTACGGGTATGTGTGTATTTAATAATTTTATTTATATTGTTAATGAGAGATGTGGTTCGTTGTGTCAAATAAATATTGATAGTAAAGTGGTTACAAATTCTGTTTGGGCGTCCAATATGTGCAATCCAATAAGTGTAATACATGATACAGTAAATACAATATATATTTCTTCCAATGGAGACCAATCTATTTATAGATATAATATTATAAATGATGTTGTTGAAATGTATACAGAAAATAGAAAGGTTTTAGAAGAAATGCAAATTCCGAATAAAATAAAAGTACCAAATATGATTCAGAATAATCTGAGTTCTATTTATAGAGAAATCGCAGATGTAGCACCTAATTCTTTGGATATAAGTATTTCATCCGAAAAAACTCTTGAGAAATTAAATTTGATTCAAGAACAGTTAAATTTAATATATGAAAAGCTGAATATAATGAATCAATCAAGTTCTGAAATCAAATCAGAAAAAGAAATAGAGAATAACCAAGAAAAAGACAGCCAAAAAAAAATAGAAAAATCGCAATCTAAGAGTATAGTCACTATTAAAAAAAATCTTCCACATAATAAACCGCTTATGGATTTGAAAGTAAATAATATTTATCCCCACAAAGGACATTTTACAAATAAACACATCAAGCTTACTTATAAAATAGTAAAGTTATAGCATCTGTAATTGCAATCTTATTTTCTTCTTGAAATTCTCTTCATTATGAAACAGATATAATTTATATTTATGTATGTCGTAATTTGAAATATTTTCTCTGATAGTAATTCTGGATGCCATTTTTAATTCAGGTAAATATACAATATATTGAAATAAACCATCATTGCGTATTATTTTATCAAATGCATAACCATTATATAACTGTTCCATAATTTCGGGTGTTGTTGAGCATAAATGAAGCAAATTGCAATCATTTTGTACTCTACGTATAGACCTCATGGTTGTGTTAATATATTCTAGGTCTAAAATCCATTTTTCATAAAATTGTTGCGCATGTTCCGACAGTTGTATAATTCCAGTGTTTTGTTGAAATTGAATGATATTCAACAAATCAACTAATCTACGAATGGGGGATGTAATATGAACATATGCATCCATTTCAAGCAAGTCATGTGAGATAGTTTGTTCGGGTTGAAGAGAATTTGCATCAATATATTGGCCAGCTGAACTATTCCATATCTTGATAAACTTTCCAACGTCTTCAGGCAAGTCTTCTGGTATAGAAACCTCTTTGTTCATAATCGTAGAACGAAAGATTCCGTTTTGTTTAAGAAGAAGATTTTTTGCACAGTGATAGTTCATAAGAATCATTAAATAACACACTAATTCATGACTGTTTCTAACGTTATTAATATATTTATAGTTTCTGGACAGTCTTTTAGTGACTTCAAATAAATGATTATACACTGGATGAGATAATAGCTTGGCTTCTTCGTAACAATAATTTTTACTCACTCTTATTTTGCAATTTGAATATTGTATGTCAGTAATAGTATAATCCGATGGTTCAATAAACAAATCCATTACAAATGCAATTCTCGTATGTTTTTCTTGCAAACTACATAAACAATCAGATAAAATAGTAGGCAGCATAGGACGCTTTCTATCTGGTAAGTAAATCGTGGAAATCCTTCTAGAAAAGGAATCCCATAAATTAAGGACATCCATCCAGATAGTGACATTAGAAATGTATATACTCAATAATTTTTTACCATTGTCAAGGTCACGAATACTAAATGCATCATCAAAATCCAAGCTGTTTGGTGGGTCAATCGTAAAAATAGTCCATATCGTTTGGTCCGTTCTATCCTGAATCGCCGGAAATCGCTTACTGATTGTATCAATAAAAGCATCATGTGAATGATTCTTTAATGCCTTGGAAGTATCCTTGGTAAACTTTTGAATGGATGCATTCAAACTTTTACAATAAAGCTGATATTCATAAAAATTATTTAACTCATCCACACTGCCAATCATTTGCGAAATAACTCCATGCGGATGTTTATCAGCCCAATCTACAAAATTGAATGTAATATATTGGTTGATAAACACCTTTGAAAACCCTACATGTTTCATCTCATATGAAATAAGAAATGTAGGAAGTCGTCTATCATCTGGAATACATTTATATAATAGTTTACCAGAACCATTGCGACCATAAGTTTTATTTCCTTTTAGAATCATCACTCCCGGAATATTTTTTGTTGACCGAAGTCCGGAATGCAATAATGTAAAGGGTCCCAAAGAAAATATATCATTTGCAAATAATTTATATTCGGCTGGATTTACAGTAATTGCACTTGTTTCCTTAAAATTATTTACTGTTAAATAGCTCCATTGCGTATAGTTTCGGTCTTCAACCAGTACCTTGTAAATATCTGACATGCAATAGAATGGTGTTGATATTGTTGTATAATAATATAAAGAACGCTTTAACCGTTTATATTATAATATATTTGATGACACCACCCCAGTTGTCGTCTCATGTGCTACAACTTCGTTATCTTCTTCACCTTCTGAAGCAGGTTCTTTAAGTTCTTTTTTATATATATTATCTTGGGATACGGAATTCTTATTGAGTTCTTGGATATCGTGTTTTTTTGCAACCTCTCTCTTAATATTCTGTAATTGAAGAGCGTGCATTGCAATATGTGGAGTAATGGCTGCATTATTCATATATGTTCTATACTTGAAACAAGCAATACTAGAGTCCTTATCAAACTGAATACTATACCACCAATAGGCGGGTATATGAATTGTTTTTCCAGGTAGCAGAATTACTTCTAAACATTTAATCTTATCAAAATCAGCAGAATACTGTGGCTGGACATTCCATGGATTTACAGGTGAACGAAATTCAAAGTTTTCGTAATCGCGAACAGGATATAAGTATTTGGAATTTTGTGGAGGTGCTAATTTTACGGTAATCTTTCCTTCAGTGACAAGAAAGAAATTGCGATAATTAATTTCAAATCTAAAAGGTGTCTTAACATTTTCTGACCCCAATAAAATATCATAATTACAGTTAGAAACCATAGGAGGCCTAATAAATTCGTCGTTGTATTGCATGTGTTTTACAACTCCTGTTTCTTGGAGAAACTCTGAATTATTTTCTGAAAAATATGTACTTTCTTTGTCACCATCAAATAATTTTTTCGCAGAATGCAATGGGAGAGGCATATATATTTCACTGCTGTAATCAGTATTTAGTGCATTTCTTATTTTGATTTCAAAAGCATGATAGTTATTCATGATGGAAGAAATAGAGACATGCTGAAGAATATTGGCATTCTCAAAATCAAATAAAACAGGTTGCCTTAAATCACATATTTCATCCATTTTATCTTTGGATGCCATATCCAATTCATATACTTCTAAATCATTGCTGGTTTTTAAATGAAACTGTACATGAAGATAAATAAATAATACTATACAAAATACAAAAAATGCGATGAATAGTCTTAACATAACTAATAAAAAAATATAGTTTTTTTTTATGAATTATACTCATATTCTTTAACGGATTGTCATTAAGTATGGATTGCCTTTTCCTAAAGAGAGCTGAACTTTGGGACGTCTAATTGCATTCAAATACATATTATAGTTATACAATGTAACTGCAATGTAGGCTGGTGATATCTCAGAACCAAAACGAGCACCAAAAAGCCGTTGACCAAAATAGTTTGTCATTTCTATACGTAAATATTTTATTTTTAATAAAAATTTATATTATAAACGCATTTAATCGTCAATTTTTGGCGCCATATAAAATGCAATAAAACTTTCATTTCCTAAATCATAGTGAATTTTCAACGGATATTCATGACTTATAGAAAAATGTATATCTGCTGAAAGCTTTGTGGTAACACACATTTTATGAATATAATGTAGACTATACGACATGCAAAGCTCATCTCCTTCTGATATTGAAAATTCAGATAAGTCGTCCATCGGAATATGCACTATCATCTCTCCACCAATTCCCTTAGTTCCAACGTGAATTGCCTCTTCATTGCATTTGATATTAATGACATTACCAAAATTAGATAATTGTGAAACAAGTTCACCCATTTTCTTTGCCAAAATTGTAAATTCCGCATCATACTCCACAAGAGGAATATCTAATAAATTATTATCTATATCCAGCAATGGCAAGGTAAAAAACTTGTTAAAGTCTCCCTTTGTTTCTTCTACATTTGCAATTAATTGAATAAGAATTACGTCGGAATCTTCTTGGTATTCAATGAAAATAGTTTGTTGCTCTTGAACCATAGAGAGAATAGTGTGGAAAAAGGTAGAATAGACACTCACTGTTATAGAAGTATCTTGTCCTAACTCATATGTATCAAACCATCCGGATAACATAGTCATATCAAATAAACAAACATGTGACGCATCCATTCCTTGAATATACATTTTTTCAGGATGAAAAAATATAGTTATTGCTGAAGAGCATGACCTAAGAACTTGAAATAATGAGACAAACAATTGTTTTTTTTTTGTATCAGAAATAGATAGACGCATTCTCTGTTACTATTATAACGATTGTAGTATTTAATACTATTTTTATCTATACTATTTTTTAACACACATGTTATTTTTTAACATATATATCTTATTCATTACAGAATAATGCGTGTACTTTTTTCTGCCAATCATGTTGAAAAACCGGAATATTTTTCTGAAGAATATTTTGTACAGGCAGCCAGCAATACGTTGTTCGCCTAGACTCAGGCGATTGATTAAACAACGAATCATTATAAACAGTCAACTCATTTCTAAGAAGAACCTCCTCTTTAGGAATGAATGCAAGAATTTGAGGAATAATAACAGAAATATCTCTAGCAGGAATAATAGATTCCATGATTTAAATAGTATTGATATTAATAATCAAGGAATAACAGTATTTCAATTTTTTTACATAAGAAGAAAGTCTTTATAAATTCCAATTTTAAACATGTGAAAATAATTTCATAATATTCTCCTTTTCCAATTCAATAATAAACGCCTTGTTATCATTTATGCCGACGGATACAAAAATTCTCTCATTATATTTGCAAAGAGAACATGCGAACTCTATATAGGAATTTTTAAAAAATACAAACTCTTCGGATACAGACACTAACTTTGTTTTCATGTTTAAGATAATCCATCTATGAATCGTTTTTTCTCCATTAACATGAATTAAAAATAAACAATCATTTTCATTGATATCTACTCCATTTGTTGAACCGTGATAACCTTGTAAAATTTGACTAGTAGTGTCATCTAATCCAATTTCTTCAAGTTCATTTACTTCAATAGATTTAATTTGAAATGGAGACATACTATATAACACCTTATGGGTATTTGTAGTTTTATCAAAATAAGGCATCCAATTTTTTTCATCAGTTTCATTTGGTTCACATGATACAAAATTTGTTACTTCATGATTTACAAGTTCAGCTTTAAATACAGCAGGTTTTCCACCGACATGTAATTCTGGAACAGTAACTAAAATGTCATTTTCAGTAATAAACCGAATATCCTCCATACCTTTCCAAAATGCATTGTGAACCGGCAGGTTATAGTTGTGTTGTAATTCATGATATTCAAAGGATTCAATATCTAATTTATCATTGTTTTGAATAGAACCTTTTAATTCATAGTAAGTTGAAATAGATCGGTGACTATTATATACGACATAGTTTTTTGATTTAAATTTTCTATAATTCACACATCTAACTAAAATAGTAGTAGATCCATCGTCCTCAATAAACATAGATGGATTCATTTCTAAATAATTATTCACATCATTATATTTATCTATAAAACTTATTTCCGGTACAAGAATTGGAATAATATCTTTCTTAACACATATATGCATAATATAGTTACATGAAAGAAATTATTTAAATAATATTTCCGAATATGAATTAGTTTTCCTGAATTAGTTTAATTTTACTCAATGTTTTTTTATCAATAAACACGGAGACCACGCTAAATAGTTTTGAAAAAATAAAGGGTGCATTATAAATATAGCAAGTTTCTAATGTATCAGGAAAGGTCTGTTTCAGAACCTCAGACAACTCCTGGATGAAAGAGTAATATTTTTCAATATGCAGCAAAGTAATAGAAGACATATTTACATGAAACGTCAATGTATTTTTATCTTGGTCATGACCTTTTATCATTGTTTCCATAATAGAAACAATATATTGAATAATAAACTGATAGTTTTCTTTTGTCGCAATAAATTTAAAATATCTATAGTCCAACACTATTTGATTATCTATGACAAAACATAACTTTGATAAAAGTTCCGTAAGACATATTTTTATTATATTTTTTTTCGTATTCTGTAAAGGTTCATTTTTTGAAAAATGATTATGTAGACTTCGTTGAATAGTGGTTTCTTCCTTCATACTCTCAGAAAGTGATATATTCATAAAGTATAAATATAATATATTATAGATATTTACACTCTTTTCTTGTTAATTTTCTTTAAATAATTATTTATATACTAAATATATATATATGAAAAGCAGGAGATTTAGAAAAAATAAGAATAAAAAAAGAACAAGAAAAAATAGAACCATGCGAGGCGGTTTAGCTACACTTTTTAATGCTATAAGGGAAAGGAGAAGTGATGATGCAATGAATATACTACAAACTATTCACGCTGAACGTCCAGAGGAAGAGGTCAAACAAATAATAAACAGGTTAAATGGTGAAGGGTATTCTGCTTTGTCTTATGCAATTGATAATAGACTTTATGATGTCATAATGGAATTATTAAGATATGGCGCAGATATATCAGATTTAGATTCAGACGACCCGAGTGTTGTAAATGAAGTAAATAGCCTTTGGACAACTGCAATAGATAATGAAAATATACCGTTGTTAGAATTGTTACTACAACGTGATGATATTGTAACAAATGCATGGCTAGATTATACTTTGCATCGTTATGAAAACCACCCTAATAGTGAAAATGGAAAAATAATCAAAGGCATGATAGGGAACAAGTTAGATAGTTTGGGTAGATTGCCAAAAGCAAGTGCAAATAATTCAACGGATATGAATGAATTTCTGCAAACATGGAGGACAAGCAAACCCATTGGACTAGTAAGACATACTTCTGCCGTAGGGGTTCAACCACTTTCTGATACACGAACCGAAGTAAACCTTGACCATGAAGTTTTGCATGGCAACGAAGAAGATTTGCTTTTGCCTAATGAATTTGACATACCTGTTCGTCACGAATATGACCCATTAGACCGTCGTTATGTATTACCACAAGCTGGTCTAGAACCGGGTTCCGGCGAAACTCATTATATAGATAGAGCTGTTCCTATTGCAAGTCAACGAGTAAGAACCAGACCATGGCAGATTGGGCTGGAACATAATCCAAATGAAACTTTTTGGAACGGAGGACCAAACTGGTTTGATAGACCAACACCGCGGGTCAATGAGGAAGAGGCGATCCCACTTGTTCCGATTACGCCAAGAACAGTTGAAAAAGTTGATGTAGCTGTTCCTTTGGGTGGCAAAAAAGGTAGGTCCACACGATCTAGATTGAAAGGTAAAGGTAAAAGAAGGAATACAAGAAGAAAATAATAAAACGATAAAATAATAAAACGATTATTGGTAAGGTATGATTATTTATAAATGATTTATAAGTATAAATAATCTATATAAATTTACGTATGTTTATCCATAGGCTGCCCTCATTTCTGAATAAGTCATATGCCTGCCTGTCTTTTCAATGAACTCTTCTTCACCCTTTTTCATTATTTCTAAAAGAGATTTTTCACACAATTTATTTGAAAGCATCTTAAGTTCTTCCGCTCCCTTTTTCTCAATTTCTTTTAAAATAGAATATGTGTCTATTTCTTTCTTGTTCATTTCCTTCTTGTCTATTTCTTTCTTGTCTATTTCTTTTTTATCCATTATACTTAAGAACCATCTAATATTTATATTCTTTCAATTTTAAATATCATTTTCTTCCAAGACAACTTCTGTTGATTGTATCTGGGTTTGAATTAGCGTTTGAGTATCTTCTTCATTTGTTCCTTTGTTAGCTTGTTCAATAGTTTGTTCACTAGTCTCTTCAACCGATGTGTTATTTCTCTCCACAATTGTTTTCTTTATGAGCATTTCGGATAACTGTTGGTTTGTTTGCATAGTAAACGATTGTAATTGCAATAGTGAAGTTTTAACATTTTCTATATCATTATCAATTTTTTCAAACTTTTCTAAAGGAAGTGTTGGTGCATTCGTTGGTATCTTTTGCAAATCTTGCTTTAACGTGAGTTGTCCCTTTTCAAGAGCTTCTAAGCGTTGAATAATATTGAGAAAAACGGCGTCATCCACAATTCGCGCATTTTCACCTAAACCTTGAATGCTGGTTGAACCACCGTCTACTGGCATGTTTTGCAGTATTTGTTCAACCCGTCCTAATCTCAAAGTAATTAATCCAATCGCATCTGAAACAGACAATTTAACTGGTCCAGTTTGTTTTACATTGCCATTCTGTTGGAGTTGTTGCTGTTGTTGGTTATCAGCACCACCGGCTCGTCTTGATCTCGCCGCAGCATTTGATCTTGCACTACTCATGTATAAATTATTATTATCTTAATAAAATAAATATAATAACGCAAATATCACTTTAATTATTATATATTCTTTAATCTAATTTTTAAGTTTATAATTCATATTTATGCAATGATATTTATGCAATCATATCCATATTTATTGGCTCATAACTTTTATAATCGGATAATACAAAATCATTTATTGTATAATCATTTATATTTTCTCTCACCTGAACTATTGAGAGACGAGGGAAATCAAAAGGTATATTTTTTAATTGTGACTGGATAGGTTCAATATGACTTTCATAGACGTGAACATTCCCCATAAAATAAATAAATTCATGAGCTTCTAACCCACAATGTTTTGCAAGTAAATGTGTTAAAAAACTATAAGATGCAATATTAAATGGTACACCTAAACACAAATCAGCACTGCGCTGATAAAGAGCACATGATAACTTATTTCCATTATGAACATGAAATTGACACAAAACGTGACAAGGAGGCAATGCCATTTCATGTATTTGACATGGATTCCAGGAAGACATGACTAATCTGCGAGAATTACGTTTTGTAGGGTCTTTTAAAGAATCAATCATTGTTTGAAGCTGGTCAACCCCCTGACCCATATAATCTGTACTACAATCAATATAAGGTGCATTAAAAAAACGCCATTGATGACCATAAATTGGACCCAAATCATCAACCGGTCTATCATATAATCCTCTATCATCTAAGAAGTTGCGTGATGAATTTTGGTCCCAAATATGCACACCTTTTTGATTTAGTGTTTTATTATTTGTATTACCACTAATAAACCATAATAGTTCTTTCAAGCATGTTTTCCAAGCAACTTTTTTTGTTGTCAAAATAGGTACGACACCATTTGAAAGTGAAAATCGCATTGATTCTCCAAATTTACTATAAGTTGTGCCATTTCTACCTTGTTCAACGTTCCCTTCGGCTATAATTTTTTTAACCATATCCAAATACTGTATTTCTTCGTGTTGCAAAGAAGATTTAGACATGAACTATATATTCTGTAGTCTTTAAATTGTATAACTATTCTACGATTGTTTAGGAAGACCTGTAAAAATGAATAAATTTAATTTCTTTTTATAAAACATATGGACAGTCTTGACGAATCAAAATTATCATCAAAATTAGGGTTTTTCAAATATATGTTTAATTTTGATGATACTACAAAAGCAGAATTATTAAATATAACGCAATATGCGATGATTGCGATTATACCGATTGTTATTTTAAATAAGTTAATGCAACGATTTGTTCCAGAGGCGCAAGAAGAAAAAGGTAGTTTTGAGCTTTTAGCGGAAGTAATCATTCAAATAGTTGTTATGTTTATTGGTTTATTTTACATACACAGAATAACTGTTTATATTCCAACTTATAGTGGCACCAAATATCCAGAGTATAGTGTGACCTTTATTATTTTAGCAGTATTAATCATCATAACTAGTTTGCAAACAAAATTGGGTGAAAAAATAAGTATACTTTTTGAAAGAGTTTCAGAGTTATGGGAAGGCAAATCTGCTGATGATAAGAAAAAAAAGAACAAAGGAAAAGGAAATGTAAAAGTTTCTCAGCCTATTTCGGGACAATCGCAGAATCAAATGCCAAGTAATGCTTCAGCCATGGCAAACTCATTGTATAGTCAAGGTTCTACATCTATTAGTAGTTTACCTACGGAACCTGTACAACAAAATGCACCGGACTATAATGCAATGTATAGAAATGATGCCACACCAATGCCTGGAGCGGCCACACCAGGTGACCCATACGGAGGCATGATCATGGCTGCAAATGAGGTTCTAGGTGGCAGTGCATTTGGTGCAAATTGGTAGATAATTTTTATCCAACCGTTAAAAAAATTGAAACAAATTATATGAAAGTTAATATAAATTAAATATATAGATGCAAGACTGGAAAACAGTTACATTAAATAAAATGGGCACAAAGCAAGTGAAGCCCGTTGGCCCACAAATTAATCCATTGGAAAAACGTGCCAGATTGCTGGATGCATATAATGCTGGCCCTGCCCCCAAGATAGAAAAGGTTTCACCAGAAGATAAGAGAGACATTACTCAGTTGCGTATCCTTAAAAGAATGACCCAGAGTGAATTGGATAAACAATTGAATCTGAAAAAGGATACAATTAAAACAATTGAAAATGGAACCCATGAAAAGAATAAGCAGCTCATTCAAAAAATTAAGGCGTTTTTAACTAAGGTCTAAGCAAAAATATAAGCAAGAATATAATAATTACATCAATTTAAATCCATTTTAATAGATTAATCTATACTATAGATTATATTTATAGTAATGGTGAACATGGAATTATTGTTAAAAGCATTAGATAATGAAGAAAATGAAAAGTTACTTGAGTTAACTACCAAAAAAATCAATCAAACTAAATCAAATATGATAAAAGAATTAATGTTACCGGCACCTGTGACAAAAGAAATTTTAACAAAATTAAAACACTACATGTATATAGATGAAATGAATGAGCTGCGTTATGGAGCCTTTCTTAGATGGATAAATATAGTAGACCCAAATAATCTTTTTTTATCACCAGGTGGTATTTTATGTGAAATTAATATTACAGAAAATGGGATAGTTTTAGTATGTAAAAACTTTGCACATAAATACTATCAATTAAAAATGGATGAATGTTTACTATTCCAAAAACTATCCACACAAGAACTGGTTTTGTTATCAGCATTGGACCATCTTGAGAAGAAAACATAAAAACTAGAAAACTAGAAAAACTGGTAACAATAACTATTATTATGTTACTTTATAAATAATAAATTTAAACAGATAATTTATTATTTAATATGGCCTATTTGCATCATTACCAGTTTATTGAAAAAGAAAATCAAAAAATAATAGGAAACACATATTTAATTAGAAAACAATATTTTTATGGAAATAGAATGCAGACAACTGTATTTATTGCAAAGTTAATAGATATAAAGTATAATAAAGATATTACACATAATCACTCGCTTATTCATTACTATTATTTTGACTATTGTTACGAAATATATAATAATGCAATGTTATTAAGCGAACATTATAAAATTCCATACACTGTATCTTATGTTCCAGATTGTAGTCATATAAATTTATTTCCTACGCAATTTTATAAAAAAATACCTATCTGTGCATCTTTAAGAAAGGAAATACACACATATTCATTTAAAAAAGTTAAAAATGAATTTGAAAAAAAAACACGTATTCCAGAATCTTTATTGACTTGTTTAATAGAAGAGTATCTTTAATAATGTTTTTTTGTTTTACAGTTGCGAAATAATCCAGGTATAAATTTACCAGAACGTATAATGTTTATTTCGTGCAAGGAAAGTTTTTTTTTAATAGTAGATACCAATTTTTTTCCTTTGTAACAAGAAATACTTTTATGACCTTTTCCATTCTTTATGATTACATGGCGTATTGTTTTTTTATTATCATGTTGACACATATGACTATTTTTATAGTGAAATGTCTTTCTCTTGTTATTTTTATTCTTGTACATTCTTTTACCACCTATTTGCTCATCATAGTCCTTTTGTATTGGACCACCTTGTGTATAAAGTTGAGCTTCTTCTTTTTCTTGCATTTGAACAATGCTATCTTCTTGATTATTAACCATATTTTATATATATATTGTTATTAAATTATTTACCTTTTATTTTGAATATTAAAGCTGGTTTATCCATTTTTTATTCAAAACAGCATCTACACTTTCTAAAGCGCCCTCAACCCATCCTTGATGCAACGCAACAACTTCACCAACAATCAACACTCCTGGGATTGGATGTTGAGCATGTTTCAAGAAAACCTTGCGATTAAGATATTCACTTGTATGCAACGGTTCATAATAATGAGTACCAATCTGCCAATAATAGTCCTTTATGGAAAGTAACTCCAAACAATGGTTTGGTAATCCGATAGATGTTTCAAGCAAGCGCTCAAAAAACTCTCTATTTTCAAGAGTATTTTTTAAATATGGTTGCAATATTCTTGCGCTATTATTATCAGAGTATGCAATCATATAAACACCCTTCTTCTTGTCCATTGGAATTATTTTTTGAAGAGGTCCTGGAACAATAGTTTGTCCAGTTATATAATTCGCCAGTATTTCTGCAGATGACTTTGAGAACTTCCCATACAAACGCAAAAAAGGCTGCCCATGAATTTGCTGATACAAACTATGTTTTTGTAAAGCACCAGGTATTAGTTGTTGAATGCTTTGAATGGTGGTTGCTAGAATAACATGATTGCAAAGAAATTGTTTCTTTTCTTTTGTTTGTAGAATGAAGATTCCGTCATCATTCTGTAATATATTTTCAACATTGCTAGAAAAATGAAACAGATGAGAACCAATTTTTCTGTACAGTGCATTCACTAAATCTTTCCAAGAGATAGATAAACCAATCCAATCTGAGTAGTTATCATCAAATCCATAATTATATAACACATCATGAGCATCTTCTTCTTCGTAATCTGTGTAACCCGAACAAAGTAAAAAATGTTTATATGCAGTGGAACCAAGAACGGATTTTGCAAAAACTTTAAAGGTTTTTCTCTCATTATTATTTTTCTTCTCCTTTTTCATTTCTGCTTCTTCATCATTATAAGTCTTCTTTAATAAATCAAACATTTTTTTAACGTTGCAATCCGGATGAATTGTTGATGCGTAGTTGTGAGATGCTGGAAATTCTGAATAATGAAGATGCAACTCATTGAGTAATTGTATCAATAATTCATCTTTTTTTTTGCGACCTACACCAGCACCATTCACAACCATAGTTCCTTGAAATGGTTCATTGCCCATTCTTCCACCCATCCATTTTTTATGATTTTTTTCTAATATAAGTAATTTAATCTTTGGGTTCATCTGTAATATTTTATAAGCGCTGTATAAACCGGCAATTCCACTACCCACAATAATAACATCATATACATGATTTATTGTCATAATATAGATATAGATATAGATATAATTCTTATTAAAAATTATTTTTTATTTTTTATCACCTTTTCTACCAATATGGATTGAACGTTTATGTTTTTTTGTAAAAATAACACGCCTTTTTCGTTTGCATTTAAACGTCCCTCTGTTTAACCCTTTTTTATTAAATACTGTCCGGGTACAAATACCTATAGATTTTGCTTCTGGTTGACCAATTTTTTTAATGCAAGAACATAATTTTTTTGCGAGTATTTTTTCAGATTCTGTTTTTATATCTATTTGGCGTTTAGGAATAGGTAAATTATAATAGTGTAAAATACTTATATAATCTTCATTTGTTAAAGAATAAGACATATAGTTATTATATTATGGGAATATAAAAAAAATGCGTATAATATGGAATCCATAGATATTCTAAATCCTGATAACACAACAATACCAAGAAGAATATTTCAAACACATAAATCAAGAAGATATGTACAAAAAAGACCATACTTGAGAAATGCAGTAAGTTCATGGAGACAATATATCTCTTTATATGATTACTATTTTTATACAGATGAAATGTGTGATGAGTTTATGCATTCTGATATGGTACAAATATTTGGGGATAAAATATCCCAAGCATATGATAAACTACCGTCCATGATTATGAAATCACAGTTATGGAGTTACTGCATATTGTATAAATTCGGTGGTATATATGCTGATGCAAATGTTGCTAGTAGATGTGACCCATTTGTTTTTACAAACTATGATACAATGTTGTTATGTTCTTCAGAAGATAAAAATAACTTATGTAATTGGTGTTTTTCAGCACCAGCTAAATCACGTATATTAAAGAGTATCATTCAATTATCTGTTAAAAGAATCTTAGAATCTACAAAAAATAATACAGAAAATAATGTAGAAAATAATGCAGAAAATAATGTAGAAAATATAGATAATATTAATAATATATATTGTTTAACCGGTAGAGAAGTGTTTACTAGTGGAATTGAAACATATTTAACATCAAAAAAAATGACTATATTTCACGATAAAAAAAAATATTCAGCTTATAAAAATCATACAATGATATGCATAAAACCAGAAGTTTTTTATAATTTTATAATAGATTATCTTTAATAAGAGTGATATACATGACATTTAATATTTATATAAAAATAAAAAAAGTAACAAAAATAATTAGAAAGAATAATTTTATGAATAGTTATTTAGTTATTTTTTAAAATATATAAACATATTAGATGCATCGTCTTACGGTTAAAAAAATAGTAGTATTTGATCTTGATGAAACTCTAGGGTATTTTATTGAACTTGGGATTTTCTGGGACTCATTGCAAAAATATATAAATCAAGCTAATAGTGAAGAAGAAAATACATGTATCAGTCAAGATGACTTTAATAAGATATTAGATTTGTATCCAGAATTTGTTAGACCAAATATTCTATACATACTGGAGTTTTTAAAAAAAAAAAAAATTAGCGGACATTGTCAAGATGTTATGATTTACACAAATAATCAAGGTCCAAAGGATTGGGTTCAGTATATAAAAAACTATTTTCATGAAAAATTAAATTTTAAACTATTTAGTTACATTATTTCTGCATTTAAAGTAGACGGGAAGAGGGTTGAGATGTGTCGCACAAGTCATAATAAGACCTTGTCCGATTTTATCAGATGCACAAAAATTCCAAAATGCACAGAGATATGTTATTTAGATGACACATATTATCCTGACATGAACAATAATAACGTGTACTATATAAAAGTTAAACCTTATACACATGATTTATCATTTGATGAAATGATAAAACGTTTTTTAACCAGCAACATGGGTAAGGAAATTATAAGTAACCCAAATGAAAACGAGTTTTTTGTTGATTATATGAAAAGAACTATGATGAGTTACCAGTTTATTTATTCTGGAAAAAATAAACAAGAGTATGAAATTGATAAAATAATTACAAAAAAAATTATGAATCATATTGAAGCTTTTTTTAACAATAAAAATACAAACGATAGATATTTATATAAAAAGAGTATAAAACAAAAAGTATATAAATCTAAAACAAAAAAAATACGAAGATAACTTATAACAAAGATTTTATAGATTGTTTTATGTTCGTTAAATATGAAATAAGAATTTGATTTATTACAGTGGTTGAAAATAAAAATAATCCCGAACTAAATACAATTTTTCTATCTAAATTAGTAAATTGAATACTTCTAAAAGGATTAAATCTCCACAATAAAAAGATACTAATATAAATTTTAACATAATAGTCAAGTGAATCTAAATATTGAGGTGCGTTTGCGGCTAGTCCAATAGAAAAAAGCCCATACAAAAAATAGTTTAAAAAAATAAATAGATTGAAGACAAAATCTTGAAGCTGATGAATAGATGTTGATATCATATAATTTGTTATATAATATCAATATATTATCTATATTTACTAATTAATTATCTATATCAATAAATGTTATACTTCAGAATAAATTGTCAATGTTCTTGCACTAGCATCAGTTGCATCAACATATTTAGGCATCCAAAAATAGGGTACAACATTTGATAGACCTGGATAATTTTCCTCAAAAATACTTCTATAATACATCTTTTCATTTGTATTCGGAAAGATTTCTTCATTTTGATTTTGAATTTTATATTGATTACTCGTAAAACTATCATTTTTGATAGGAATCTTTTCTTGTATAATTGTATATAAAGACCGGCTCATTTTACTAACACCATCACTAAATGCTTCTTTTCTTCTCCATAGTACAGAATCAGGTAATAATGGCAAACCATTGCAGCCTTGAAAATAATCCTTACTAAATGCAATTCGCAGTAAATACTTCTCGCAAATACCTTTATAATGATACCTAATATCGGGTGAAATACTCAAATAGTATTGTACCCAACCTCTGTCCAGAAAAGGGGTTCGTGGTTCTAATCCATGACTAGAAATACATTTATCTGAGCGCAATACATCAAATGCATGAATATCTTTTAGTAAACGTCTAGTTTCCTTATCAAACTCTATTGCATCTGGACAGGCTTGCATGTACAAGTAACCACCACAGAGTTCATCCGAACCATCTCCATTGAAAATTACCTTTGCATCGCTGTTTTCTGAAATATATTTTCCCAATAAATAATTTCCTATGCTAGCTCTAACTGTTGTTGTATCGTAACTTTCTATTGCGGTAATCACTTCTGGTATTGCGTTAATAAAGTCATCTTCGGTTAAAAGAATCTCTGTATGTTTTGTTCCCAAATATTCTGCTACAACTTTGGCGTACTTTAAATCTTCGGAACCTTCCAATCCAATACTAAATGTTTCCAACGGCAGCTCACTTGTAGTGTATCTTTTATAACAATCATTTACTAGTGCAGTAATTAAACTGCTATCCAAACCACCCGAAAGAAGGCAAGCAACCGGTCTCTCTGTAACAAGTGTGCGCTTTTTAACAGCTTCGCATAAATAATGTTGAATATTTTCAATAATAGTTGTGACAGACTCTATTTTACTATAATTACTGAATGGTGTGGAATGATATACAACTGAATCTTTAACAGGTGTCCAAGAAGATGATACTATAAATGGAAATATAAATTTTGAATACGTTCCTGGATGAAAATGTTCAATAGTATACGAAGGAAGTTCTTTATTAAAATTTGATAAGCTCTTTAGTTCTGATGCAAACCCATACATTGGTTCAATTATTGTATTACTACCACCACCAGTATTAGCATCAATATTTACAGGTTTTAAAACATACAATGGTCTAATCCCGTATGGATCTCTCGCAACGTATAACTTTGAATATGATTTTTCAATATTTGCATCACATAAGATAAATGAAAAAACTCCATCTAGCATTTTTAACGTTTGAGACATTCCATAATTTTTATATAGATGAATAATGACTTCACAATCTGATTGAGTTTTAGGCTCAATACACATAGTTTTATATAATTCCTTATAATTATAAATTTCTCCATTACATATCAGCGTAACATCCCCAATAATAATGGGTTGGTTTGAAATATCATTTAAGCCGTTAATAGCTAGACGATGAAATCCGACAACACACTTTACCCCACATGGTTGCAGAGTTGAAAATTCAGGACCTCTGCCACGTCCTTTATCAAACTGTTCTTTTACAAAGGAAGTTTGAAATGTTTTATTATTTAACAAGGTAAAAATACCACACATATCTATATATTATTTATAACATCTTTTTATATTCATTCTATACAAGTTTCATGAAGACAATATGATTACACTTATAGAATATGTTATGAAAAGACAAAAATTAAAAATATACTCAATAATATAAACACCAATTAAATGAACAAACATATATTATTATTTTTAATGATACTTTTTTATCTCACACCAATATTTTACGTATATTACTATTATAATGCTAATAATAGTGTTTCAAGTATAATATGTAATGAAAACTGTAAATATATTATTTTATTTTTTATGGTATGCATGGGAATCGCAACAATATGCTATGAATTGAAAAGAAATGATTATTGTTCTTTGTCTATAATTTGTTTATTGCTTATAAGCATTTACGGTCTTATCTATATAAATGAGAACAATAGTATTCACTATATATTTGCATTTATAGTATTCATTGCTATTTTATTGTTCATGATATGGCATTGTTATTTGCTCGGTTGTAACAATATACTACTATCATCTTTATTTTTAGAAATCTTGTTATTAGTATTTATCTGTATGCAAATGAATAAAAATATATTTTATGGTGAAGTGTTGTATATAGTAAACTTTGCTTTTTTCTATTTATATTTACATTTTATTCACTAGTTTAAGATATAAAACTTTTTTTGATATTTAGACATATATATAATTCATACTAGAATTAGAATTAGAATTAGAATAAATCTAAAAAAATATATGTAAGTATAATAATAATGTCAAGTCAAGGATTTAAAGAATGTTCATCTCAAATAACAAACTCCATTAATACACGAATTTATGATAGAAATATACCTTCCCATGTATTGCAGCCATATGTTAGTGTGAGACCAGTTATGACAAAATATTCTATTATGCCAATAGTTGACCCGAGAACTCCAGTATCAAGACCTCTAACAGTTCAACCAGTGTATAATACTGAACAAGTATTCAATCCTGGCAACAATCAAGCGCCTTGGTCTGGATTTGCAACAAATATTAATACAGAATCTGAATTAAGAAATCAGATATATGCTTTACAATCTTGCAGTCAGTCCGTTTATGTTCCTAGTAGTAATAGCGATTTATATACATTTCACTTTACAAATAAAAATTCCAATGCACAACAACCTTTTCCTGGACTATTTCAAAAGGATTACTTTAGTCCATTTAATCCTAATCCAGAAAATATCGGACAAGGTGTGTTTCAGAACTACACGAGACAACAAACTAAAGATATATCTCCAAGCGACTGTTAAATAATACAGATACGAATACGGATACAGATACGGATACAAAAATACAAATTAAACTCAGAATTTTAATTTGTATAACTACTTCAAATAAGAATATGTCAGAACAATTTTTATCAGAAGTAACTCTTGAATATTTAATGAACAAAGAACAATACGCAAAATATATCAGTCAGAATAAGCCTTCTGTAAAGTCTGCGAATAAAAAGGATAAAAAATTTTATAAAAAACGTATATACGATTTAACACGCCAATTAATAAATAATGAACCTAAGGAGGAGTTATTTCCTGACATCATATATGCATTTGATAACTATGTTAAAATGTGTATTGACTACTTTAAGGTATTAGATAAACGCGATATACTCCAGGAAGAACATGATGCATCTCAACTAGAAGATGATATAAACGGCAAGAATGACAAAATAGTTACAATGGAAGAACAATTAGAATCTGATAAACTAATTATGCGCACATTTCATATAAGAGAACCAAACTCGCTTGAAAAACTAGTAAAACGAAAGATAACAAGAGTGCGTGAAAAACCTCCAATTATACCAGTTCAAAAAGAGATTAATCTAAAAGATCCACTCTTAAAAAATAAAGGCATTCGTAAAAAGAATAATATCAATAATAAATATGAGGAATCCTCTAAAGATGAAAAAAATAAAGAGAGTAAATAAAACAAGAAGCACAAGAAAAATTAGGAAATCTGTTAAACAAGACAAAGAAATAAAACAAATAAAACATAATAAAACAACTAGAAGAAATCTTGCATTTAGAGAAAAAATGATGAAGCAATTTAAAACAGTAAAACTAAGATGTAGTCCTAAAACGGGTAATAAAAAATATACATGTTTAGAAGATGAAACCTTGTATAAATTAAAAGAGTTATGGAATGCACGTCATCCTGATTCAAAAATTGAAACAAATGAAGCAAAAGAAATATGGGAACAATTAAATAAAAAGTTAAGTGGAGTATGCAACAAGGAGTCTTGTTGGTTGAAACAAAAATTTGTTGATGGAAAATTAGATAAAGAATTACAAACATCGTTTGCACCAGTTTCACCAAAAGAATGGTCAAAGAATCCGACCGAATGGTTATCTAGTACTGATATTTTAGATGTAATGAAACAATATGAGAATACTTACAAGTGTTTTGATTTCATAGGTCCTTCTCCAATAGATTTTGACACGCATAAGTTATACGGTGAATGCGTTTGGGAAGAACTTTGTCATTTTAATATAGTGGATGAGATAAAAAATAAAAGATTCAAAATAGGAATCATCTTTAACTTGGACCCACACGATAAAGGAGGGTCGCATTGGGTCAGCATGTTTATTAACATAAAAAAGGGTGAAATTTTCTTTTTTGATAGTGCTGGCGACGCAGCACCTAGGCAAGTGATGAAATTAGTTAATAGAATTATAAAACAAGGTAAACAGCTTAGGGTTCCTATAAAATTTACGTTTGACCAAAATCATCCAGTGGAACACCAATACGGTGACACCGAATGTGGCGTTTATTCTTTATATTTTATAGCACATATGTTAGAAGACCGTCACGATAGCACTTATTTTAAGACACATATATTAGATGACAAATATATGCAGCAGTTTAGAAATGTTTATTTCAATAAAGAGCTCTAATTATAGAAATATAGTTATAGCTAATACATAAATACATAAATACGTAAAGTATATAGAATTTTATTTTATTCATATAATAGGAAAATATGAATAATACAACAAATATAGAGTTCATTACAACTGAAAATATTGAAATGTTATGGGAGATTATAACAGAAGATGGTATTGCGAGTTTCTTAAAAAAAGAACAGTCAAGAGAGTTTTTTATTATAGAAGCAAAGAATTTTTTTGAAACAGAAAAAGATAAATATAGTTCATTAATTCTTATGAACAAGCAATTCATATCAAATATAATGATTCAATTTTCAGAGTTAAAGAAGAAACAGATGAAACAAACAAACCAAGCAAATCAAATAAATAGTAAGAATGCTTCATTCACGTCTACGATACCTAGTGAAGAATTGCATAGTAAACGTATGAACCACTTTGAACAATCATTAGCAGAAATTCAAGCTGATTTTAATAATGCTGTTACAGTACCTATTCCAGAAACTCCAAATTTTTACGATAATGTTAAAGAAGAACCGATTGGTTCAAATATGTCAGAATTAATAGCAAGAACCTTGGCTCAACGTAATTTTGAACTAGAAAGTATTCATAACACAAATAATAATACAAAAATAGATGCAAATACTTGGTTAAAGCCTGCAGAAACATCTATTAAAACAGATAAAGCATTGCAACATGAAAATCATAAAATGCAACTTGAACAAAAACAAATACAATATCAATATAAACACCAAGAGCTTCCCACATTAATACAAATTGGCGAGGAAGTAAAGGCTCCTATTATAAAAAAACAGTTAACCTGGGCCGAAAATTTAAACAATGATTCCGTAGAAGAAATTAAATTAGATATTAAAGAAACAAATGAAACTATTTTTTCAAAATTAAAACATATTAAAAGTGAGGTATCAATAGAAATAGATACACAAATTCAATTACAAAATATGAATCAACGAATAAATGAATTAGATGAAAAAATAAGTACAATTATAAAAATGATGCATAAAGAATTAGAATAGAAAAAGAATATATTATATAAAATAATTGATTATAATTTTTAAGTAATTAAAATTATAACCTTATAATACACAAACACAAATGAGAAGTTTCGTTCTTTACTTATCCTTATTACTATATTCATCGGCATTGTCTTTAACACGAAGAAGCCTTATGTATCCATGTGACAATAGTATGACTATAAGTCAACCTATATCATGGAATGATGGTGAAGTTAGCTGGGACATTGAAAGTAGCGAAAATAGTGAAAATATCAATATTTTTGAAAAGAATACAACTATTGTTTATAAACCATATATTCATATATTAGATAAGCCTACTCCTTTATATTATAAAATCAAAAATGAGCAAGAGATGATGATGACTATTGGCGCGATAAGAAAGTTATCTAGTAAAGAGCTTTTAAATAAAGAAACAATATTCTCACAACTATCTTCTATGTTTGATTCAACTATTTTATTTAATCCAACAGATATTTTACTATTTACTGCATTTTCAAGTTTATCTGTATTCTATGAAAAAATGAAGGAAATGGAATTTAAAAGAATGATCAAGTTGCATAAATTTAATACATCTGGAGAAAAATTAATAGTGTATCAAAAGGTACGTAGAATAACAACAATTGTATTTATTACGATTAGTTATATTTTTACAAAAAATGTGCAGATTGCTGAGTAGATTTATCATTTCATTGCAATATATATTACATATATTACATATATTACATATATTACATATATTAGATGTAATTTATTATAATTTTTATTTTTATTCTTGTAGGTATAAAAAAGGATATAAAAGGATAAAAAATAAATAATATCTTTTTCTTTATTATAAGATGCCATATGGAAACTTTTATTATGGAAAGGATGGATTCAAATATAAAAAATGGAATGGTGGAGGAGCAAGAAGAAATCCTCCTTTAGGTTTATTAAACTGTGGTTCTCACGATGTAAATAATACATATGTACCCGGTTCAGGGGTGGGTGCATCTAGTATTGCTACTAGACGTGCCAAGTTAAATCATGCTACAAGCTGTACACCTCAATATCCTTGCAATAAATCTTTTTCTAAGCTTGGACTTTTTGCAAGAGGAGGTTCAAATAAAATTGCAGCGTTGAATTGGCTATTGCCTACTCCAGGTATGCCAATGAGTTTTAAAGTATGATTATTACACCTTTAGACATTTTAAATACTGTTTATATCATCTTTAAATACAAATTTATATCTAGATTCTTCGTCTAATTTTGTCCTTTCTCCTAAAAAAGTAAAATATTTATTTGCCAAAGCATATTGCTTTGATTTTTTATTTCTTAACACTTTTAAACGAACATACATAATCATACCGACTTGCCATATACGCTTATGTGTATATTGTTTGTTTTTATATAATTTTTCTAATTTATCAATAGTATTTTTAACATCTTCTATTGTTGTATATTTTATATTTATTGTATCCTTTGGATTTTTGTCAATATACACATCAAACGACTTTTTAGGGTTTTTAGGATTAAATAAAAATTGTTTTTTTGTTTTATTTTTAATTTTTTTAATATTTTTCTTTGTAGTATGTTTCATAAAATATAACTATATTTTATTATTTTAATCGGCATTTGAAATGTTAAAAGCTCTAAAATATTAAAAGGTCTAAATATCTAAAGTATCGCAATTAAAATCTTATTTATATAATTATATCTAGGTAAGATTTACATCAAATCTTTTTAATTTTTACCCCTTCAGGAGTTTGTTCTGTAGTATATAATAATACAGGTTCATTTTGAGGATTCTCTAGAGCGCGATAATAACTATCAAAATCATACAATCTTCCGTGAGTTGCATCTATTTTGCGGTATATATATTTATTTCCTCTGAATTCATACGGTTTCCCTTTCCATTCAATTACTTTTTTATTCATTTTACTTGCAGAATCGGGTTCTTCCTTCTTATAATTTGGAATGTATGAAAATGTATTCACGCTTGGCTCACCAAATTGTAAACAATTGAGCTGTTCTTTTGTGCCACGTTTTGTATAAATAGCACAGTCTATGGATGCTTCTTTTATAGCAGTCATTAACTGTGAGCTAACTTGCTCTTTAATAGTTGATATTTCATACAATGCTTCATCACTTGTGAAAGGAACAAAATCCTGTTTATCTTCGCGAATTTGGTATTTTCTCTTGCTTAAATCCTTCCTTTTTAATTCAATAGATGCATCGCTCTTAATCTGTTCTTGAGAGAAGGTCATTAGGTACAAATATACTTCAACCGTTTGCAATGCTTCTGGAAGTTCATTATGACTACATATTCTTCGCGCTCTACCAATAACTTGCTCAATACGTGTTGGATGCCAATAGGGTTCCATTACATGAACATATCTTGTACTGCGTAAATTGATTCCTTCTGAACCCGATGCAGTAATCATGAGAACTTTTATAATATCTCCCATATGATTGTTATGTGCAATTTCCTTTAATTCAGTCGTGATGGGAGATTTAACATCCCAATTACTATTATAAATATTACGAATAATCTCCTTTTCCTCGGCAGATTCGGTTCCAGTGTATAACGCATATGTAGGCTTTCCTCTATTTTCTTCATCAATATCTAAATTCCATACGCCATCTGCATCTTTTTTTATTTTGAATTGTGTAAATCCATTTGCATCTAATACCAATTTAAAAATTCCAATGCCTTCAATGGTTCTAAATTGACTATACACTAAATGTAATCCTCTGTGTTCAGGGTCCTGTATATTTTCCAAAATATGCAGATATTTAGGGCTATATGTTTCCAATCCTTTGGGAGATAAAATAGTACTTTCATGTTCTTTTACGTAGGTTAACGCACGCTCTATGCGTGCATCGTAAGTAGCATCAGCAAGTTTTTCTATTGCTTCATCACCCTCTAGTTCACCATCCCAAGCATCACCTTCTAAGTCACTAGGACCTTTCTTTGTAACTGCTTTTAATGCATCCTCGTATATTTCTTCCAATTGTGTTGCTTCTTCTCTTTCTTCTTTGGGTAAAGGACGTCCTGGAGGTTTTGGCATGACAAAATTGCAATAAAGACGCGAGAAAATACGATAGGTAGAAGATGGGTCTTTATAAATACCATTTTCATCAATTGCGCCCTTCTTTTTCTTGGAATTCTTTTCTTGTTTTCTCTCTTGGGCTCTAGCTGCTTCATAAACAGTAAACTGATAATCACTCATGGGTATTTTAATCACTTTAAAATCTGTGCCTTTATCGTAGCGAGGCATGAGCGACTCCTGTGCGCTTCTAAAATAGGATGTTAACCCTATTATACGACGTTTAAATAATTCCATATTTTTTGTATTTCCATTTTCACCGTTTATAAAAGTTTCTACAAAATCATCAAATTTATCTGGAAGCGCTTTTTGATAGTGTATTTTAATACCATAAGTATTTACAGAAATTTTGTTATTTTCCAAAATGCTAATAACTCTGCGTTCAAAGTCTTCATCGCTTATTGTTCCTCGTTCTTTTCCATCTTCTTTTTTCTTATTTGTGACTCCGTTATATCCAGTTTCGGTTTTGTATTTTGTTTCAAAGCCAAAAGGGTTTCGGGTAATGGTGACAACCTTATCTTTTGAGTAATCCATATAATCCATTATTTTCTCTCTCGCAAATATTTCTTGCAGTTTTTCCTTTGTTACAGATTGTCCAGTTTGTATATCCAATGGTAATTCCCAGGTTTTAATATATCCTCTTAAAATATTGAATAGTATTCCTATTTCATTTGGATAATTAATTATAGGTGTTCCAGTTAAAAGTACAACCCTCGCATTTCTTGCACTCAACAGTAATTCATATAAGATAAGTGCTAGTGAGAATGGAATTCTTTCCTTTTTTCCGTTTCTATCAACAGGGGCTTCCTTTTCCTTTGCAATTTTATTTACAATGCGACTAATAAAATTATGTGCCTCATCAATAATAACAACAGTGTCGTCAAAAATATTTGTCTCAAAATTATTTGTCATATCTTTTAATTTATCTCTTCGTAAACCATTATAGTTTATAAATTTATATTTATATTGAATCATTTCATCTAGTTGATCATCTAAGCTTTTAATTTCGGAGGTTTCAAGTGTGTCATAATTACTCGGTTGGGTTGCATTGACCAACCAGGCTCCTTTTTTTTTCTGTATATACTCAACAGATAAATTTAGAATACTAGATAAAGTTTCAACTGCATCTGGATGTTCTTTTACTGAAATCCATTGCCAAAATTGATTTTTTTTGTACATTGAGTCTCCACATTTCTTGAGTTCTTCCATGTAGTTTCTTCTAAGTGATGCAGGAGTCATAACAATAACTTTTCTAGTTGTTTTAAATCCCTCCGCAATTGCAATAGACGTACAAGTTTTTCCTGCACCTAAACCGTGGTAAAGTAATAATCCTCTATAAGGTGTATATACATTTAAATAGTCTCTTACGAGTTTTTGATGAGTTAAGAGAGAAAAATCTCCTCTGCTATTTTGAGCCAAACTATCACATGATACCTGAGTAGAGTCGTCCATAAACTCTTCTCTATATCCAGCAAATAATGAATTAATAAAATTAATGAATATTTCTCTATCATTCATAAAATAACTGGACACCTTGATATTTACATTTGGTCTTTTAACGGGTAATCGTGGTATAATCTGTGAACCATCTATTTCCACCCATTCTTCTGGTGGGATAATTACAACACCTTTAACTGGTCGCTTTGTGCGACGTTTTTTAACAACTAGTTCTAACACTTCTTCCTTTTCTTCTTCTTTTTCTTCTTCTTTTTCTTGCTCCCCTGGTTCTCCTTGTTCCGTTTTTTCTTCTTCTCTCACATCATTTAATCCAGGGACGATAGAGACTCCCTCTTCTTCCAAAGAAAAAAGTATTTTTCTTGGTATCTTTTTAGCTTTCTTTTTAATTGCTTCCGCTTGTATTTCAGGAATAGCTGCACTTTGAATAGTTGGTTTTTCTACAACCTTTGTTATTTTCGCTTCTTTTAGTTTTTGATATAGAGTTGCTCTATTAATGGCAGATGTTTTCCCGCGTTTATCTATCAAGGTAACATGCGCCAGGGTTACTTCTTCGGGAGCTGTAGGAAGAGGAATTGCAACAACAACAGTTTCTCGCTCTTCAACAATAGGTTTTTTTCTTAATTTTTCTTTTAATATTTCTAAAGGATTCATTGTTTGCTCTTATATAAGTAACTATATAAAACTTTATACTAAATAACTGTTAATTTTTTGCAACGCTTCATTACATGCAATTTGTTCAGCTTTTCGTTTAATTTTATGAAGGCCTTCACCCAAGTATACAAAAATTTTATCATTCTGTTGGATATATTCTTGGATAGCTTGAAATGTTTTTAATGTATCTATGTGAATTGCGTGAGTAGGCTTGCAATTATGCACAGCTTGTCCAATGCATAAATAGACTCCCATTTTATAACCATTTTCAGTATCATGTTCAATTTCTAAATAATGTGGTGTTACTTTGAACTCTTTTTGAAGCTTAACTTGCAATATATTTTTATAATTATCATCATTTTGAATTAAGGCAATCCAATCAATATGTTTTTCAAAAATATTTTCAACAAATTTTTGAGCAATCTGAAAACCTGGACCTGTTACAAATACGTCTTGAAACCATTTTTCTTCATCCTTTACGCTAATTTTATTGCAATCTAAAAATAATGCACCTAAAAAGGACTCAAATAAACAACCCAATTTCTTAAGATTGGTTCTAATTTTTTTCTCTTCTGCATGTTTTGAAAGAATTAGCCATTTATTTAAATGCATTTCCATTGCAATTTTACCAATTGCTTCATTTTTAACAATCGCAATTTTTTTTTCTGTCATGAACCCTTCATTCTCCTTGGGAAATCTTCTATACAAATAATATTTAGTAATAAGCTCAAGTACACCATCCCCCAAGAATTCTAGGCGTTCGTTTGATTTTGATTTTAGTGTCATACAGTCGCTTGGACGTTCCACAATGGTAATGTTTTGCGAAGCATTTTCAAGTTGCGGGCGTTTTGTATAAGAACGATGAACAAATGCTCTTTTATATAGTTCCATATTATGGACTATTTTAGGAGCACCATATTTAGTGAGAATAGATTGAACATCATTCAATGTAATCTCCACATTTAGGGGGTTATATGGATTAAATATTAGGCCATCTTCACTGTGTACAATATCATCATCGTGAAGAATATTTTTTTCATAAGGTTGCGTATCCATTGTTATACTTTTATACAGCCACAATATTTAAATCTTTTTATTTTATTCTTTTTATTCTTATTTTTATTCTTATTCTTATTCTTATCCTTCCAAATAAAATAAAATATTTAGAGTATATATAAAATGGTTGGAATGCAGACACAATTTGGGCGTGGACGCTATGTTGACGCTATTTCAAACAGAACAATTCAGAGTGGTGGTTCTATTGGTGGAGTGAAAAAGGCGGGTGTCTTTGCAGGCAGCGTTTCTTGGCCTCAGGGAAATATGGGAAAAGCTGTATTCTATAGAGCTCCTAATACTCAACCTACAGTGTTATTCTCGTTATTTAATACGACATTGCGGCCTACTCAAGGTACAAATTATGGAGTATATTCGCGTCGTGGTATTATGGGTTAAACAATATATTTATAAAAATCATTTAATAACTAATTTAGTTACTTATTAAATCATGATTAAAATAGATTGTCGCGAACATGAATTAATTCGGTTATGCAAAGTTTTATTGGAGACTGAACCATTGTATAAAGATGTAACAATGACAACAGAAGCACTATCAATAGGAGATGTAATCATAAACAAAGATGATATTGAAACACTTATAATAGAGAGAAAAAGTATCCAAGATTTATCTGCAAGTATTAAGGATGGCCGATACGAAGAGCAAAGTTATAGATTAGACGGTTTAAACCATGCTAATCATAATATAATGTATTTGATTGAAGGTGATATAAATAGCGTACAAACAAAGCATACTATAGATAAAAACACATTTTATTCATCTATATTCTCTCTTAATTTTCATAAGGGGTTTTCGGTGACAAGAACATTTCATATACAAGAGACAGCGCATATTATTTGTCACATAGCATATAAATTAAATAAGAGTAAAGACAAGAAGGGATATTATTCAAATAACGATAATACTCAGGCTTCTGTCGCACAAGATTCATATAGCAGTGTTATAAAGAAAGTAAAGAAGGAAAATATTACACCCGCAAATATTGGAGAAATTATGTTGTGTCAAATACCAGGTATTAGTTCAACCAGTGCATGTGTTGTTATGAAAGAATTTCATTCTATGCAAAATTTAATAAATAAAATTAATGAAGATGTTGCATGTTTAGATAAATTATCTTACATTAATTCCAAAGGACAAACCCGTAAAATAAATAAAACAGTTATTAATAATTTAATTTCTTATTTAAGAACAAACAAATAAATAATAAACAATAAACAATAAAATAATATAGAATATAGAATATATATATGATGTCAGAGGAATTTATAAAAATGATTGGTATTTTTGTTATTATAGCATTTTTACTATATGTAGCAGCAAAATCAATGAAATTTCATATGGGTCTTTTGGAAGGCCTGACAAACCCAGCATCTTCATCTACGACTACGGGCATTGGTTCATCCGCAGCAAATTATGCAATTACACTCAAAAATCAAGTAGCACAATTGCATAATGATATTTTATTAATGAGCAATAAAGAATATGTCAAAGAATATGGTAATATTATTTTATCAATGGATGATTATATAAATGCCCTTATGTTAAAAACTACATTAATGATGAATGCTACAGCAGATGATGTGGATGCTAACCTGGAAAATATTAAGAAATTAAATGAACTAAACTCTGCAAAAAGTGCATTAAACAATGTATTAAAATATGTTGACTCGGTATAATATAATATATTTTTTATTAAAATTGTATAATTATTTTTTGCTCTTTATATTTGATTGTAAGTAATAACTAAAATGTTTACAATTATGAGTGTATATATTAAACCTTGATTCCCATAGTTTTATGCACGGGTATATATGGAACATATCCGAAGAGTGTTCAAGATATTTAACTTTTTCATACCATTCTTCCGTAAAATTTAATGAATGTATAGTATTAAAGTGTACAACGCGAACCTTTCCTGGTATGGAAAGACCCATAGCTAATTTTATTATATTTAAAGAATTTAACTCTTCCTTAGGACTAAAATCTATAGCATATAAGTTATTAAAGGTATTAGTAGATTTTTGATAATCGTGCGCGAATATAAAAACGTCGTGCAACTTTAATTGTGGTAGAAAAGGTAGAATAGATGTACGTTTTATTCCAGTGTAGAAACTCTGTAATAAAAGAAAAAACGAAGAAGATAGTATACTTAAAAGTCTCATACTATTAGTAATGAATAATTTTTATCCTATTTAAGGAATATTTATTTGTACTTCATTCCCAGCATAAAATCCACTATCAACGAGAGATTGTGTATAATCCTTACCACCCCAATTATCGTCCATAGGATTTGGACTATATAATAAATTTTGCTCTTCTTGGTTCATAGTATCTAATGGAGTAGTAGAGCCTTGATAAAAAGAAGTTTGGTCATAAGCGGGCATAGAATTAATATTATAAGGCATGTCATTGCGCGTTGCATCAATCAATAAAGTTGGGTTAGGTGCGGTCGGAATCATTGGGGGTAGACCACCCTGTAAATCAGTAGGACTTGGACGAACTTTATAAACAGAATCTCCTTGAGTATCATAAGAATGTTGCAAATAAAGAACTGGGCAACGGATACCCTGACTGCGTTGCCAATTTAAAAATTCAACGTAATCTTCTAAATTCTCAAATTCAACGGGATTAACTCCTGGCACTTGCGCTACTTTTGAATTGTATAAAAAGAGGCTTTTTCCTTTTTGAATAAGAACATCTGGACATCTTTGCTGTGTTCCTGAACTAGAGGAAAATCCTTCTTTTCTATTTTTTGCAATACAATAATAAATTCCTGCTAAAAAACTAATGATAATAAATAGTAACATGGGTAATTTTATTGGTAAATTCATAGTATATATATTATTGCGATAAAAATAGATATATAATTATTAATAGATATGTATTTTTATTTTATATATATATTTATATAGTACTATGGTTTATTTTATGTATATTGATCCTTCTTTACCCAACCACAATGTATTGATTAAAAAGTTTAATGAGCAAGTAGTGTCAGGAAAGCACATTTTTTTATTCTTATTTATGGATGGATGTGGGCCATGTAGTCAAACAAAACCTGAATGGAAGAAAATAAAGAATAGCCTTAAGAAAGCTTATCCAAATATTGTTGTTGCAGAAATAAATCAACAATTATTTAAAAGTCTACATGGTGTTGGCAAAGAACCTATGGGTTATCCTTGTTTGCGTTATATTCACCACACAACTATAGAAGAGTATGAAAATAGTGGTATTTATAAAAAGGATAGATCTACTGAATCGTTCGTTGTGTGGATTGAATCAAAATTAGCTAATAAATCACATTATCATAGAGGTGGATATAGAATAAATAAAACAAGAAGAATAAAAGGAGGTAAATGGTCATTAAAGTATAAACGAAGTATCAACTGTAAAAGACCGCATGGATTCTCTAAAAAACAACACTGCAGAAGCAAACGATTACGGCTTCTTGGAAAACTCTAAAATGTAACTTCTAACATATAATCTCTAACCTTAACAAGTAAAATTATCTTGAGAATATCCAATAATAGCACATGCAATTCTTTTCCCTGCATTTCCATTTTTAATACTTGCTTCATTTTCGCCCATTCCACAGTCATCTTCATCCTGATGAATAATCAATCCACGACCAATAATATTTGCCTTTGCCCCGCGAAGTTTAATCACATTATCAGTGAATGAATAATTGGCACATCCATTTGAATCCGTTATCAAGTTTCCTAAATCACCTACATGACGTTCTTTTACTCCAGGACATCCATGGTTTTTATGATATGGGTTAAAATGTGCACACAAGCTTTCACAATGATTAGTTAAATCACCTGATTCATGCACATGAAATCCGTGCAAATGATTTTTGTAAAGTCCTGTCATATGAACATCAATAATAACACAATTTTGCTTCATGTCTTCTGTAAAAGTAACGACACCTTTTATTTTTTTGTCGTGAAATACTGCAATTGCCTTGATAGGATGATTATGATTATCACTCATATTATTATTTAGATATAATAATAACATGATTCTAAATCTATTCTTATTAATATTTGTGTACTCAATAATATTCTTCTTTTCTATTTTAATTTATTCTTTTTCATTCTTATTTACCTTATTTCTAATAAAATTGAACTTAGATATATTCCTCGTTATTAGAGTAAGAAAACAAACTTGTAACATGGAACACGTGTTTAGATTATACGATTTTAATGTATACAATAGAAAGGAAGAAAAAGAAAAAGAGAAAGAAAGCAGTGACGAAGAATCTACTGCTAGAACAGATACCAATCAATTTATTATCCAAATGTTTGGCATCAACGAAAAGGGTGAGTCTTGTTCCATTTTGGCAGAGAACTTTAAACCGTTCTTCTATGTAAAAGTGAGTGAACAATGGACTCAATATACTAAATCCAACTTTTTGCAGTTTTTGCAAAAAAAAATGGGCAAGTATTATGAAAATTCTATTTGTGAATGCAAGTTCATAAAACGAAAGAAGTTGTATGGGTTTGATGGCGGCAAAGAGCACAAGTTTATTAGACTGCAGTTTAAAAATCTGCAAGCATTCAATAAAGCAAAGAACTTGTGGTATACATCAGATAGAAAATTATTAGAAAATGGTCTTTACTATGCAGATACACCTATATATTTGTATGAATCAAATATTCCACCACTTCTTCGTTTCTTTCATATTAAGAATATTAGCCCATCTGGATGGATTGCACTACCAAAGAAGAAAACAATAGAAGTAAGAATGAACAAGCAAACTACTTGCACTTATGAATTTATCATTGACTATCTATCTATTCTTCCGCTCAATGAAAAAGAGTTGCGTGTACCTTATAAGATATGCAGTTTTGATATTGAGGCAAGTAGTAGTCACGGTGATTTTCCAGTGCCAATAAAGTCTTATAAGAAACTGGCTACAAATATTATGGATTATATAGAGAAAATTCCTGAATTAACTAAGGAAATATGTAAAGCGGCACTGCCATCAATCATAATGAAAGCATTTGGGTTTGATACAACAAATAATTTGTACATGATTGATAAAGTATTTCCCAAGAAAAAACCAGATGAAAATCACATATCAACGTTGATTCAATCATGGCTTACACATCCTCTGGAACAGAAAAAAATAAGTGAAGAGATTAAACATCAAATGACAATAGAAGCAATGTTTGAAAATATGAATCAAGAAGAAGATGAGGAAGCCATTTTTGATGGTTATGTTAAAAAATACGGCACTGCAAAAAAAATAGCAAAGACACATACTATCGTAGATGTAATATGTGATAAAACCTATACACGAGAAGAAAAGTGTATTGAAATAAATAAATCACTGTCAGAACACTCATTTCCTCCATTGGAGGGCGACAAGGTTACTTTTATTGGGTCTACCTTTTTAAAATGTGGTGAACAAGAACCTTATTTAAATCACTGTATTGTATTGAATACGTGCGGTGAAGTTGCAGTTGATAATTGTCAAGTAGAGTCGTATACTACGGAAGAAAAAGTATTGCTGGCTTGGGCTGACTTGATTCAAAGAGAAAACCCTGATATTATTATAGGGTATAATATTTTTGGCTTTGATTATGCATTCATGTTTAATCGCGCAAAAGAGAATGGATGTCTAACTGAATTCTTGAAGCTATCCAAGAATAAGAATGAAATATGTGGTCAGGACCCATTTAATCCAAGTGTCTACAAATTAGAAGAAACTACCATTCAAATTGCAAGTGGTCAACATGACTTAAAATATATTAAGATGAATGGTCGGGTTCAGATTGATTTATATAATTATTTTAGACGTGAGGAAAATTTGACTTCATACAAATTAGATTATGTTGCAGGTCATTTTATTGGTGATTATATCAAGAAAATAGAATATCCTAACAATACTTCCAGTTTTAATTCTTTGGAAGACACTTCTATCATCTATACAACAAATCTTGCAGGATTACTAGAAGGCAGTTTTGTGCATATGGAAGAAATTGGTCATTCTACAGATTATTATTGTGATGGTGCTAAATTTTCAGTTCTCTCGGTAAACAAAGAAGACAAATCATTTCTAGTATCAGGAAAGATTACGCCAGATTTCTCAAAAAAGGTTAGATGGTGCTTGGCAAAAGATGATGTTACACCAAAAGATATATTTAGAATGTCCAATGGTAGCGCAGATGATCGTGCTATTATTGCAAAATACTGTATTCAGGATTGCAACTTGGTTCATTATCTAATGAATAAAGTAGATGTATTGACTGGATTTATTGAGATGGCAAAAATTTGTAGTGTTCCGATTAGCTTTCTAGTACTTCGTGGTCAAGGAATTAAATTGACAAGTTATGTTGCAAAAAAATGCAGAGAAAAACGCACATTAATGCCAGTTATTGAAAAAAAAGACTCAGATGATGGATATGAGGGTGCTATTGTATTAGACCCAAAGTGTGACTTGTATTTAGATAATCCAGTTGCATGTGTTGACTACGCTTCTCTCTACCCATCTTCTATGATGAGTGAAAATTTATCTCATGATAGTAAAGTATGGACAAGAGAATATAACTTGCAGGATGAATTAATTTGCGAAACTGGTGAAAAAGATGCGGAAGAAAACTTTATTTACGATAATCTGCCTGAATATGAATATGTTAATATTACTTATGATACATTTAAGTATGTGAGAAAAACACCAAGTGCAGCAGCTGAAAAGATTAAATCCGGATATAAGATTTGTAGATTTGCTCAATTTCCAAATAATGCAAGAGCTATTATGCCATCTATTCTGGAAGAATTGTTGCAAGCAAGAAAATCTACAAGAAAATTAATTCCTCAAGAAAAGGATGAATTCATGAAAAATGTTTTGGATAAACGCCAGCTTGGTTACAAAGTAACAGCAAATTCATTGTATGGTCAGTGTGGTGCAAAAACAAGCACCTTTTATGACAAGGATATCGCTGCGTCAACAACTGCAACAGGAAGACTCTTACTTACTTATGCAAAAAGAATGATTGAAGAAACTTACGGTAATAGAATATGCGATACAGCAAAGTATGGACCAGTTCTAACAAAAGCCGAATACATATATGGTGACAGTGTTGCAAATTATACACCGGTTTATCTTCGTGTATACGGAGATAAAATAGACATTTGTACAATTGAAGAACTTGCTACTAAATATGGTAATAAGCTTTGGGTAAAATGCAAAGAAGAAGGGAAGCAAGAAAAAGAATTCTGCGAACTGCAAGATGTGGAAACATGGACAGAAAAAGGTTGGACGAAATTACATAGAGTCATTCGGCATGAACTGGCATCTCATAAAAAGATGGTTCGTGTTATAACAAATACTGGTTTGGTTGATGTAACAGACGACCATTCGTTGTTAACAATAGATGGAAATGATATATCTCCAAAGGACGTTAAAGTCGGTAATGAATTACTGCATAACGAATTGCCAAAAGATGCTTGTTCCACTTTATTTCAAGGTTCAATTAATATGAATCATACCATTCAAAGAGAAGAACAACATCTTGAAGTCGCAAAGTATTGTGCATATGCTCAATCAAAAGGATTCGTTATAAAATTTGAAAAAGATGCATCTCTTTCCTTTTATGACAAAGAAGGAAGATATCCGTTTACTAGAAAATGTCAAGTTCATAATAAAAATAAAATTATAAATATGCATGAAATTGAGTATCAGGGTTATGTATATGATTTGACAACTAAGAATCATCATTTTGCTGCAGGAATTGGAAACATGATTGTTCACAATACAGATTCAGTATTCTTCACATTTAACCTGCATACACCAGAGGGACAACCCATCAAAGGGAAGGAAGCATTGGAAATTACCATTGAATTAGCGCAAGAAGCAGGCCATTTGGCTTCTAGTTTCTTAAAAGCTCCGCACGATTTGGAGTATGAAAAGACATTCATGCCGTTTTGTTTACTTTCAAAAAAGAGATACGTTGGTATGCTGTATGAGCACGACCCAGATAAATGCAAGAGAAAGGAGATGGGTATTGTATTAAAACGTAGAGATAATGCACCCATAGTAAAGGACATTTATGGAGGTATTATTGATATTTTGATGAAACAACAAGATATTAAAAAAGCGATGGAGTTTTTAAAATCATGTCTGAAAAATATTGTAGAAGAAAAATATCCTATGGATAAACTAATTATTACAAAATCATTGCGTTCGGGATATAAAAATCCGCAACAAATTGCACACAAAGTATTATCAGATAGAATGACAGCAAGAGACCCTGGTAATAAACCCACTTCAGGAGATAGGATACCTTTTGTATATATTCATAATACAAATAAGAAGGCGCTTCAAGGAGAAAAAATTGAAACTCCCACCTACATTAAAGAGAATAAAATGAAGATAGATTACTCCTTTTATATTACCAATCAGATTATGAAACCAGTTCAACAAGTATTTGCACTAGTGTTAGAAAAAATTTGGGATATGCAGAATAAAAAATCAAAGATTTCAAAGTTCAGAAAAGACGTGGAGACTTTACAAAAGAATACGTCTCCAGAAAAACTAGAAGATAAATTAGAGCAAATGAGGAACAAGGAAATAAAAGCATTACTATTTGATGAGTTCTTGCGAAATACCAATAACCAAAAACAAGGTAATCAATCTCTAACATCTTTCTTTACGAAGATGTAATAATGATATCATTCTATTCAGTATAACATGCATTACATCTTGGTGTAGTTTACTAAATTGATATGTATTTTCTGCAATTTACACTGCCTAGTCATTATTATTTATACACTACCTTGTTTACTAAATTTAAAATTTCAAATGAGATATAATAATATATTTATATAATAAAATGGTTTACTATGATTTATCACATTTAATACAATCTGAAGATCAAAATGTAATTGGTCCTATTCAGGATGATGAAGCATTATTTTTATATTCTATTGTTCGTTGTTGTAGATTAGAACGAATATTAGAGATAGGTGGTTTAAATGGATACAGTAGTAAAAATTTTTTAGAAGCATTGTCTTTTAGTAAAAATGGAGTTTTATATACGTGTGACTTAAATCCAGTTCCTATTCTAACTGAAAATCATAAAGTGTTAATTAAAAATGCATTAGATTTAACAATAGATGAATTGGATAATAAACCATTAGACTTAGTTTTTTTTGACTGTCATGATATAATACAGATGGAAATATATCATAAACTTGTTGATAATAATATTATAAATGATAATACAGTTTTAGCTTTACATGATACAAACTTACATTATCCACCTTTTAATACATGGGGAGTTTATATTGAAGATGAAAATGGATATGCTCATCAACCGGTGGAAAGAAATATGGTTAATATATTTAAAAATTTAGGTTATGATATCTTCAGTATTTCAACAGACTCCACCAAACATACTCCAGATTTTCCTGTTCGTCATGGAATTACTGTTTGTAAAAAGTTTAAAGTTCTTTTATAAAACCTGCATATTCATTATACTACTATTAATTATGATATTATAATATAATTGATTTATATAAAATAATTTTTAAGATAATTTTTAAGATAATTTTAAAAAATTGATTTATAATAAAAATATTATAGAAATACAATACAAAATAAATGCAAGATATTATCAATAAGCGCGGGGCGCTTAGAAAGTTAACCGATGAGGAATTTGAAATTTTATTACCCTCACTAGCTAATGAGTTAGAAACTCATGGAATTCTTTATGAAGATTACGATAGAAAAACAATTTTGAAAGACTGGAAAGCCTTATGCAAGAAGTCTTTGCAGAATCACGAACCCACCGATACAACTAATATTGCTGTAAATAATATTTCAGCAACTAATATTTCAGCAACTAATACCGCAGGAATGAAAGTTATGAAACAATATATGAAGCATTTTTATGAAGTTGCAAATTATAAAGGTGTTTCTATTAAGAGTTTATGGAAAAGAGAATTTTTGGAAAAGGCATTGCGATTTAATCGCAAGAATCATTCCACACCTTATGCATCTGAGATTATAAGGTCGCTTGGCTTTACAAACGGTTTAGGTAAAGTCACTATGTATCGTCCATTAATGGCCAGAAATATTATTCATTACTTTCAAGCAACTAGTGTATTGGACGTTTGTGCTGGTTGGGGTGGAAGAATGTTAGGTGCAAAAAGTCTCGGAGAGCATATTTTATATACTGGAATTGAGCCATGTAAAAAAACATTTTCAAATTTATGTACTATTTGTAATGAATTAGACCTTCAAAATATTATACTAGTAAATGAAAAGGCCGAAGATTTCTTGGATAGTTTGTCTGATAGCGCAAAATTTGATATTGCTTTAACTAGTCCTCCCTATTTTAATCTAGAAGTTTATTCAGATGAACCAACACAATCCATATCTGGAGAAAAGGATTATCAAACATGGTTGAACATATTCTTAGAACCAGTTATTACAAAGGTCCTGCGACGTGTTACGTATAGTTGTTGGAGCGTAAAGAATTTTAAGACAGATAAAAAATATGATTTATTTACAGATGTTGTCCGTATACATAAAGAACATGGGTGGAAACTATTAGATATAGTATTTACAATGTCTAATAGTAAAAGACCTGGTGCAAATTCAAATTTTACTCCGAAGAAAACAGAAGAAAGTACATACGTTTTTGTTAAGCAGTGTGATGACGTCTCAGTAAATTAGGTTGAGGTTCTGAGTTTTGGTGTAATACTGTTATCATATTTCTCGCTTGACTTGGGAGATATCTTTCCATATTTCCCATATTTCTTCTTCTCGCAGAACTAGAACTTACTGAGCGAAAATTTTTACTAGAACTTCTTCTACTTCTAGTACTAGAAGAAGAGTTTGAGGATGTTCTTCTCCCAGTTCTTCTACGATTTCTTCGCGAAGTATATCCGGAACGTCTATGAGGCATGTATAAACTATATACACATTATATTTTTATTTTTATTTATACTCTTCCAAAGTCGTCTTCATAACGAACAATATCATCTTCTTCTAAATACTCGCCAATTTGTGTTTCAACAAATTCAATATTTTCATCACCCAGGTTTTCAATGCGATGCAGTGCTTCTTTAGGAATAAATACGCTTTGATTTGAGTGCAGTAAAAGAAAATCTTTCCCAACTTGAACTCTAGCATTTCCTTTTACGATGACCCAATGTTCACTTCTCTTAAAATGACTCTGTAGTGAGAGTCTTTTTCCCGGATAGACACAAATATGTTTAATTTTAAAAACGTTTTTTTCTTCCTTAACATTAATATACCACCCCCAAGGTCTGTCAACTTTTTCCATTCCAATAAAAAAATAATATATTTTATTTTTATTATTTTAACTAAAACATAATAAGATAAGTATAAAATTTTATTTTAAACCGTCATAAAATTCCCTCACCTTTCTATTTATAAGAATTTTATTAGAGTCAAATGATGTCAAATACAGTCCTTCCAAACTTTTCACTCTAGACAATGCCACATAGGTCTGTCCACACTCAAATACACCACTACCTACATCTACTTCTGCCATATCCATAGTTGCACCTTGAGATTTATGAATAGTTATCGCCCATGCTAAAATTAATGGTATTTGTGATACTCCAATTCCAGGTATAATATCACTTTCCCAAATATGATAATTCATGACTATTTCGCATTGATTTGTGTATTTTACGACGGGAAGATTTGATTCATTGAAGCGAATAATAATTCCTTGGCTGCCATTACAAATCATTTCTCCTGTAGATTGTTCAATATTAACAATGCACATTACCTGGGAACCAACTTTGAGAGAAATAGTATCATCGCATAATAGGTTACCGTGTATATGTTTGAGTTCATTTTCTACTTGTTCAGATGTAAATATCTTTTGAGTTTTATTTATATCACTCATCTCTCTTGTATTGGACTTTACCTTTGGTTTTTCTATGGTTCGTAAATATTTAATTTTATATTCATAACCGGTTGTTTGTAATTCAGCCATTTTAGTTTTATTGATAAAATCAACGCTATTTCTAATAGGAAATAGTTTTGTTGGTTGGACAGTAACAGTGTCTTCAACCTTTCTTCCAACTAAGTTTTTCAAGATATCATAACTGCTTTTTGATAATCTACCCTCTCTAATTTGGTTCAATATTTTTGTATATACTTTATCAGTTTGTCGGAATATTTTTTTTAGTTGTATTGTATTTTCTTTATGAAATGTTGTTTCCCATTGTTCACTTTCAAAACAAAATCTCATTGTTTCTGGTTCATCTTTGTCTCCAATAGGAGGAAGTTGGTAAAAATCCCCTAAAAAGATAACTTGGATTCCTCCAAACGGCTTGTTATTTTTCCTTACAGCCTTTCCAATTGCATCTAACATGTCAAATAATTTTTGTGACATCATACTGATTTCATCAATCACCAATATATCTGCTTGTTTCCATATCTTTTTTTTGTAAAAATTTTTTTGTATTTTATCCACATAAAATGCAATTTCTCCATTTCCCAACCCGATTCCTGACCACGAATGAATGGTTTTTGCTTTACATTGTAGTAAAACTGCAGCGCATCCAGTGAGTGCGCATACTTGAATAGTCCTTCCTTTTGTTACAGCATCTTGTTGAATACGTTTAATTAGTGTTGATTTACCAGTTCCTCCTGGTCCAGTAATAAATATATTCTGTCGTTGAATATATTTATCAAATGCAAGTTGTTGTTCTTCAGATAAATCCATATATCTTTCTTTAAATTCATAAAGTTTATATTTTATAGTTCAATTTTAATTGCAATACCTATTTAAATAAAGTAATAACTCTTTCAAGTAAATACTCTAAAAATGATATTTTTTGTGGAATGCTATAAGGGTCATATAACTCATTCTCTTGATTTTTTGCCTCTTCATCCTCGCATTCTTCATCTTCTTCTTTGTCGTCTTCTTCTTCATCGTCTTCTTCGCCTTTTTCATCTTCTTCATCATCGTCTTCGTAAACATAATCTTCATCATTTAAATCATCATTCTCCTCTTCCTCTTCTTCCTCTTCTTCCTCTTCCTCTTCTTCTTCCTCTTCCTCTTCCTCTTCCTCTTCCTCTTCCTCTTCCTCTTCCTCTTCCTCTTCCTCTTCCTCTTCCTCTTCCTCTTCCTCCTCATTGTCATCGTAAACATAATCTTCATCTTCATTGTATCCACCCCACCCTTTAACATCATTCCATGATTCATGAATCAATGACTCGTCTACTAACTTATAAAGAATCGCGTGTTCACTTCTTTGATGATTTTTTGCAATAATTGCAATAGGAACTTCATTTTGATATTCGCGATGTAATTGATTAATTTCATTCATAGTCCAAGGTAATCTATGTCTCTTATATTGCAGCATATTGCTATTAATATATTTAACTATTTATCTTTAATATGATTTAATTACATTATAGCCGAGGTCTTCTGAGAAATCCTTCAAAAATGATTTGATTATTTGAAGAATCAAAAGATAATGAATTTTGAGATATATCAAATAGTTGTGAAGTGGTGGCAGGAGAAAATAAAGTTTGCAGTAAACTTTCGGTCAAGCTTGAAATTGGATGACTGCTTGGTATATTTCTCTCGGGAGGTAGTGGGATATTACTATCATCACTTTTGGACTCTTGAAGTTCTTCTTCCTCCTTTGTTTCTTCACTTGTACTTGCAGGTGTATGTAAAGAGCGAATATCATGTCTACAAACAGGACATCTCACATTAGTTTGTAACCAGGAATTTATGCCAGAACTAGTAAATATATGTCCACATGTTATCAACTGCGTCACAGTACTATCCTGTTGAAATACATCAAGAGTAACAGGGCAACTATTATTCAGAGGCTCACTAATTTGAGAGAATAAAACGTTCCGTGTTGCAGCGTTTCTTTGCGCATCTGTCGCGACAACCGGTACATTTTCATACAAGGGTTGTGTGTTATTTTGTCTTGAAGGATAATTAGTTTGAAAATAGTCAACTTCAAAAAAATAAGGAATATTTTCATTCCATCTATAACGTCTATTATTAATAGTTTGCGTTTGATTTGTTCTTTGTTGTTGTGGTTGTTGTTGTGGTTGTTGTTGTGGTTGTTGTGGTTGTTGTGGTTGTTGTGGTTGTTGTGATTGTTGTTGTTGCCGCGATTGATGTTGCCGTGGTTGTTGAGTTCGCAACTCCGATTGATTTTGCCTCTGGGTTTGATATTGCATCTGGCTTGCATATTGTTGTTGTCCACGATGATTTGTTGTCCTATTATGTTGTGTATGCAGTCCAGCAATCTGGTCTATTTTACATCGTATTTCATTTTGAAGCTCGTAAAGAGAATCAATTTGTCTGCTTGAATGATTATAGAAATTTATATATAAGTCTAATAAAAGTCGTTGATCATATGTCAATGAATATTCGTCACGAGTTCTGTTGTGTGACATGTTTATAATATATATTATTATAAATATGTTTAAATATATAATTACAATAATTAATAAGCATGAGTTTTGAAACATATCAAAATAAAGGATTAACTGGATTAGCAAATCTTGGAAATACGTGTTTTATTAATGCGTGTATTCAAATTTTATCCCACACATATGAGTTAAATCAGTTTTTGGATAATAAAACATATCAAAAAAAAATTAAAAATAATTATGAATCAGTTTTACTTGTAGAATGGGATAATTTAAGAACACTTATGTGGAGTGAAAACTGCATCGTCTCTCCCGGCAAGTTTATTAAAACTATTCAAAAAATCTCACAAGTTAAAAATATGGAATTATTTACTGGATATAGTCAAAATGATTTGCCTGAATTCTTACTATTTATTATTGACTGTTTTCACACTAGTTTATCGCGAGAGGTAAATATGACCATTAACGGGAATGCAGCAAATGAAACAGACCAAATGGCCATTAAATGCTTTGAAATGATTAAAAAAATGTATGCAAAAGAATATTCAGAGATATGGAATTTATTTTATGGAATTCATGTTTCACAAATTATTTCTATAGAAACCGGGAAAGTATTAAGCTCATCCCCAGAGCCTTATTTTATGATAAATTTATCATTACCAAGTGATAATCGTAGTCCTAGTTTAATTGATTGCCTAGATTTATACGTAAATGGTGAAATATTAGAGGGAGAGAATGCATGGTATAATGAAGAAACTAAAGAAAAACAAAATGTACAGAAAAAAATTATGTATTGGAGCATGCCAACTATTTTAGCCATAGATATTAAACGATTTAATCATAGAAATCAAAAAAATCAAGTTCTCGTCACCTTTCCGCTTACGGATTTAGATTTATCTAATTATATTGTTGGTTATAAAAAAGAGAGTTACATATATGATTTATATGGTATTTGCAATCATAGTGGTTCTGTAGAAGGTGGACATTACACTGCTTTTGTTAAAAATGCAAATGATAAATGGTATCATTTTAATGATACACATGTTAAAGAAATAGATGATTTGAGTGAATTAGTTACGCCAAAAGCATATTGCCTTTTTTACAGAAAAAAAACAATGCAATAATATATATGGAAGCCAGTACCTCTTCAACTATAGAACCTCAAAGTTTTTATAATTATATGAATAGTTTCTTTATGAATCCAAGTGCATTTATCATACTAGTATTAGTGGTTTGCGTATATTTAGTATTCTTTCTCTCTTTAGGAGGTTCTTCTGGAAGTAGCAATACGACGGATTCAGTGTCTAGTTCTTCTTCTAGTTCGTCATTTAATAAGATGAACAGTATTGTTATTATAACAATTGTAGGAATATTTCTTATATTATTATTATTTAATATTCTTCAATACTTTTTTAGTATAGATATTATTGCTTCTATACAGCATTTATTTCAACCTAATCCAGTATTGGATATTACAGTAAATCAAAATACATCCGATGTTGCACCTTCGCCAAATATTCCTGAGATTGGATTAAGACCACAAGTATTTAATATTCCAGGAAATACATATGGATATGAAGATGCAAAAACATTGTGCCAGGCGTATGGTTCACGTTTAGCAACATATGATGAAGTAGAAGACTCTTATAACAAAGGAGGCGAGTGGTGTAATTATGGATGGTCGGAAGGGCAAATGGCACTCTTTCCCACGCAGAAAAAAACATATGATAACTTACAAGCTATTCCTGGACACGAACACGATTGTGGAAGACCTGGTATTAATGGTGGTTATATTGCAAATCCTCGCGTTCAATTTGGTGTAAATTGCTATGGTTATAAACCTAAAATTAACTCGGAAGAGGAAGAAATGATGCAAAACACTAGTCCTTATCCAAAAACTGAAAAGGATATTCTCTTTGAAAAGCGAGTAGATTACTGGAAATCTAAATTGGATGAAATTTTAGTGTCACCATTTAATTATGATACTTGGAGCAAGATATAATTATACAATAGTTATAAAATAAAATTGATTGCAAATATTCACATATAAATAAATAGTATCAAAAGCTTAATTCGCACGGCCATCATGGAAGGCCAACAAGATTATGATTCTATTGGACTATTTGCGCTTTCTAGCTTAATGAACAATGAAGCCAAGGACCAGATAGAAGAATATGAATTTCACGAAGCAGAGAGAAACTTTTTGCAAGCAATTGCATTGAATAATGATGCAGCTATGATGAACTTAGCCGTATTTTATGAAGAAAATGATGGGGAACACGATGATATTGTGAAATACTATATGATGGCGATTACTGCCAGTCAATGCCCCATCTCTATGTATAATTTGGCAGACTACTATAAGAAAATTGGAGATATTGATAATATGAAAAAATTCTTTGCTATGGCAATTGATGAAGCCAAAGACATTGCGTCTATGCTTCATTTATCGTGTTATTATTATGATAATGGAGATTATGATAATATGAAAATGTATTTTATTATGGCACTACAAAATGCAGCGCCTGGGTTTCACTTTGAAAGGCGCTCAAAGGTTCTCGGACTAAACTTTAATCCATTTCTCATGCTAGATGCATTGAATTCTGTTACCGAAGTAGAATTACCAAATCTACAGATGCACAAACAAGAATTAATGAGTACAAATAAATTTATTATGATTTATCAGAATAAGGTATCTCTTTTTGAGAAACTTAACCATGTATTAGACTGTGGAATTTGCTATGAAGAAAAATTGAATATTGACCTAAGATGCGGACACTGTGTATGCACTGATTGTTATCAAAAATTGTACGCAAAAGTATGTCCATTCTGCAGACTATAAATTATTATTTGTCTTCTTCTTTCACTATTCTATGTTTTAATCAACTAATAAATTTTTATTTTTTTTTGTTTTTTTCTTATCTACTAATGGTTTTTGTTGTCTTGTTTTTTTCTTATTGATTGGGTTTACTTCTACCATACTGAGTAACTTTTCATAAATATCTGAGCTTATTATATCATCATTGTTAAGAATTCTTTTTTCTATAATATTATTACCACCAATCTGTTTATTTGGTACAAAGGCTAGACCAACTGGTGCAGCTAAATTTTTAAATAAGTTGGAAAAAGAACCACCTTTTTGTAATAAAGGTGATTCTCCTTTCTGTAATAAAATAGAGTCTATTGTATACCCAGCACTTTGAATATCTCCATTGTCTAATTTGTGAAATACTAGGTCATGTTCAGCAAACATCTACTGTACTATACTATATATATATTACAGTAATATATTACAAAAATAACCAAACAAAAATAAACAAAAATAAAAAATATAATTGAACAATATTCTCCTTAATAATTATATTTTTGTAAAAGTACTTTAAAGCATGTTAAATGATAATTATATCATATATTATACGTTACATAGATGACTACAAAATATCCTATTATTCTTTTCTTTAGATACGATACCTATTCACATATTGATTCATTCTTTGAGAAAAATAAAAATAATATTGAATTTTCTTATTCTATTACGAATAATGTAAATGAATTAAATCAGTTTTTTGATTCTAATTGTCATCTTTTATTTACATTTGGACCAAGTTTTATTGAATATCAGAAAGAAATTGAATATTATTTACCAATTCGCATGAAAAATAGAATTATTCATATAATAAATATATGTAATATCAATGAATTTAATAGGTTGGTAAATACATGTTATATAAACTATATTACATCTGATATAACCTTACAGCGTCCTATTTTTTCTTTATTTACAACATGTTATAAATCTTATGATAGAATTTTTAGAGCATATAATAGTATAAAAGAACAAAAATTAAGGGATTGGGAATGGGTTATTTTGGATGATTCGCCTGAAGAAGACCACTTTATATTTCTTACAAATATATTCAAAAAAGATAAACGAATACGTTTATATAAACGGAGTCAAAATAGTGGTAGCATCGGAAATGTTAAAAATGAAGCAGTCATGCTATGTCGTGGAAAATATGTATTAGAAATGGACCATGATGATGAGATTTTACCAGATACATTACTAGATGCAACCAACGCATTTGAAAAAAATCCTGATGTTGGATTTATCTATATGAACTTTGTAAATATATATGAAAATGGAGATAATTTTAGCTATGGGGATTTCTTTGGACTTGGATATAGTGGTTATTATTGTCAAAAATATAAAAATAAATGGGTTAATGTAGCGATAAGTCCGAATATTAATAATATATCATTAAGTCATATAGTTTCTGTGCCAAATCATCCGCGAATATGGCGCAAGAGTTCGTTAATGGATATGGGAAATTATTCTGAATATCTTCCAGTTTGCGATGATTATGAACTGATATTAAGAACTTCCGTAAATACAAAAATGGCAAAACTACCAAAACTTGGTTATATACAATATATGAATAATAATAACAATAATTTCTCTCTCATTCGCAATCAGGAAATCAATAGACTTTGTAGACCTTATCTATATCAACACTGTTTTGAGTCATATAAAATAAACGATGTAATGAAATCAATGGATGCATTTGAAGACCCTCGTTACGCAAGTTATTACACGCAGATATGGAAACGAAAAGATTATACTTATAAGTATTGTAACAAAATAATAAATCTTCAAAATAAAAAACAATACTGTATAATTGGTATTAATGCGTTTATACAAAATAAAATCCGCATCCAAGAATTGTATAGCGATTCAAGCAATGATTTTTTACTATTAGACAATGAGAATTCAATAGATATTTTGACCAAAGAATTGGATAATTCCGGATTAGATGGAATAAAGTGTTATTCAATGAAAGACAACACCAAAGAAGAATTAATTAAATATTTTCATTTAATCTACAAAAGTTGTAGTGATGTTGAAATAATAACATATTTAGAATCAAAAGAAAAATTAACAGAAGAATCAAAAGAAAAAATAACTATTATAACACCATGCATGCGGACCGAAAATCTTATAAAGTTAAAAGAGAGTATAGATTTTGATTATGTGAATGAATGGATTATTGTATACGATGGTAAACATGTAACTTCTATACCCAATAGCAATATATTCAATAATAATCCTAAAATAAAAGAATATATTTACAAAGGAGAAGGAATTAGTGGTAACCCACAACGCAACTTTGCATTAGAATTGATTGAAAATGAAAATACCTATATATACTTTCTAGATGATGATAATATTATACATCCAGATTTATATTCATTTCTAGACACTATCTCTATTGAAGATAGAAAAATGTATACATTTGACCAAGAAAGACCTGAAAATGTATTTCCATATACAAATCTTTTGCAAGGAAACAAAATTGAAGTATCACATATTGATACGGCAATGCTGTTAATCCATTATAAATTATGTAAACATTTAAAGTGGATTTATGATTGTTATAAAGCGGATGGATTTTATATCAAAGAATGCTATGAATTAAATAAAGAAAATTGGATTTATGTAAATAAAACGTTATCTTATTATAATAGATTACTCTGAAGTACGAAATGGAATTCGCTTAATTTCCTGTACTATCTTAGTCTCACGATGAGCTTTTAAATAATCTACTATTTGTTTTACTTGAGAAGGATTACGAATGATTTCACCCAAAGCTTTTTCTACATATTTAAATGTTAACGGAGACGCAATCTTAGTAGATGCAAATTTTAACTTACCGTCACTAATTTGAACTGTAGCATGATTTAGATTGTTTTCTTCAACATGAGCTGTAATATTTTCACACAGTGCATTTTTTTTATCTCGCAATTCGTGCAACCTTTCATTTAACAATTTAATTTGATTGTCAATTGAGACCCACTGTTGTATGTTTTGTTCAAAGCTCATACTAAAAATAAGGAAAATAAAGTTAATAATTAAGAAATAAAAATTAATTATTAAAAATATAATAGTAGATTGTAGTAAATTTAATGTCGCTAAAAACAATTTTATTTACAAATGCTAGAGATGAGGATAATATCATAGAATGGATAGCACATCATTTAATCATTGGGTTTGATATTATTTATATTTTTGATCATAAATCTATTATACCTATTAAAGAACTAACAAAGATATTTAAAAAAGGTGTAATAGTTGAAAGATATAATATTGATGGACCCATAAAGCTGCAGCTTATGGTAAAGGCCGCTAAAATTGCACAATCTGCCGGAGCTGATTGGATGTTGTATTTGGATGCAGACGAGTATTTAGTATTAAATAAATTTTCCAATGTCAAACAATTATTATACCAATTTCACCAAGCAGATTCTATTGCAATCAATTGGTTAATGTTTGGAACAAATCACCATAAATATATTCCTAAAAAAGGACTTCTTATTGAAAATTATACTTCTTCTGATTTAAAATTAGACAAACATGTGAAAAGTTTTGTTAGACCAAGCCAAGTAATTAAAGCGATTACTCCACACTATTTTGTTATTAAACAACCTAATAAAATGACATCCTTAAATGGGAAACAATGTACTTCTTTCAATGAATGGAATATCTCCTTTGAATTATCTCCAGCATTTATAGCTCATTATGTTTATCAATCTGAAGAAATGTATATGAAACGTAAAATTTTATTGCCAAGAGACGATAACTCTCAATTTAGACATATAGAACATGATATTCATCAAAAGCATAACGAATGTAATAATACACTAGTAAAGGACAAATATGCGAAATATATCCAACAATTATTGGATAAATTACAAAAAATATAAAAGAAATTATTTAAATTTAACTACAGTTTGGATTTTTACTTTTTACCGTGTTTGCGAGAGTAACGTTTACCGTACTGATTTTGTAAGCCCCAAAGTCCAAAAGGAACCAATGCTTGATTAATGACTTGCGCCCAATATCCACCTTTTTTTGAACGCGACTTGTGTCTACGTCTGCCACCTTGTTGAAGGACACCAGAAGAAGCAACAGATGGTGGTATCATACTATTTTGACCTTGTGCTCCTATTATTTCATTGCCATTAGGGGTTGAACCATTTCCAGTAAAGACTCTGTCCCATTGACTATCTCCACTACCGTTAACATAACTATTATAGCTAGTAGCACTGGTGTAAGGGGAAGCGTGACCTCCACGCATTTTTCTTCTTCTTCTTCCTGCAGCGGCAGAATAACGGCTTCTGGAACGAGCTGCTGCCATCATTTGCATTTTATTGCGTTTTGTCATTCTCATTCTTTTTCCACCCATTGGGTTTGTAGTAGGGCTGCTTGAACTTGAATATGAACTAGAGCTTGACGTTGAATCTGAATCCATTATATATTCACAATAGAAAAATAATTAAAATATTTTTGATAATATATTTTTATTACGCAATACTAATATTAACAGAATTAATATTGCTAAAATCATTATAAAAATTAAAAAGACGAATAAGATAGTAATATAAATATATGGAGTGATAATGTTAAAAATTAGTTCAATAATAGGGCTACAAAATGTTCTTAATTCTCCTTTAATATCTTCTCTTTTTAAAATATCTAAACATTGCTGAATAATAGGTTCTTTCATTTTTATATAGCTATAATATTTTGTAGTAATTTATTTCTTAATAATTAAAGATTATTTATTATTTTAAGATTGGTTTTACTTTTGCGTGTTAATATTCTTAAATTTTTCTTAACAACAAATAATGGATAATATTTTTCAACCAAATGAAACATTTGATTTTTCAATGCTTTCTCTCACGCATCCTACAGGGATTCAAGGTGGTGCATATTTTACTAAAATACAGGTGAATGGCAAGCCATTGTATATTGAAACGCCGAGGTCTTTAACAAAGCAAGCATTTGTTAAGCATGGCAAAAAATATTATTGTGATTTAATGTTTGATAATAGTAATCATGAGTTTATTCAATGGTTGGAGAACCTTGAGACAACATGTCAGAATCTTATTTATAAGAAAGCTGATACATGGTTTGAAAGTCAATTAGAATTGACTGATATAGAATCAGCGTTTACATCCCCCACGCGGATTTATAAATCAGGTAAAAACTATTTAGTAAGAGTCAATATTAAGATGAATTATGCAACAAATATGCCTTTAATAAAAATATTTAATGAAAATGAAATACCTCTAAACATTGAAGATGTAAAGCCGGAACACGGTATTATTTCTATATTAGAAGTTCAAGGTATTAAATTTACAAATAGAAACTTTCAGATAGAGCTTGATTTAAAGCAGGCTATGGTATTACACGATGAAAAGATATTTGAGAGTTGTATCATCAAGGCTGGATTCGCAAAATCAAAAAATAATGCAGATACAACTACAAATACAACTACAAATACAACTACAAATACAACTACAAATACAAATACAAATACAAATACAAATACAGATGTAGTTATAAGTATACCTTCTTTAGAAGAAGGAGTAAACATTTGTCCATCGCATTCAGAAAATATAGACATAGAGATTAATGAACCTGATGTAGCAGAAGCAGAAGAAACTCTAGAACAACAAGCTATTACTATAAATAAACCAGCGTTGAATAATCTAGAATTAGATAATCAACAATTAGATAATCAACAATTAGATAATCAACAATTAGATAATCAACAATTAGATAATCAACAATTAGATAATCAAAAAAATGATACATCAATTCTAGAAGAGATTCATTTAGTAGAATCTCCTGAAGAATTGACAGAAGTGAACTTTTCATTGTCTTTCCCAAATTTAGAAACAATGACTCTTAAAAAACCCAATCAAGTATATTATGAAATTTATAAAGTGGCTAGAAAAAAAGCGAAAGAAGCAAAACAACAAGCAATTATTGCATTTCTGGAAGCCAAGAATATTAAGACAACTTATATGCTGGAAGATTTAGATGATAGCGATGACAGCGATTTGGAGACTTTATCGGATACATAATAAATTATAAATTAATAAAATTTATTATAAGTTAATTTAGACAAAATTAGTTAAACCAAAAAATAGATTTAAAAATAAAATGCACGAATAGTTTTAGATTGAATTCTTTAGAATGAATAAACAATTAAACTGTATTGAAAAAAATATTTTATATTCTAATTTTATATAAATGAGTAGCACCCTAAAAAAGCTATGGTCGGATTATGGTATTGGCGCCTTAGTTGTCCTATTGATAGTTGCATATGGCGTCAGCGTCTTTGCAAAATATTTGAACTCTAAAAGCATGTATGGTTCTGAAAACATGTCATCTACACCCAATAAAGCGTACAAAGGACAAGGTCAAGGAACTGGAGCACCCAAGGGTTCATCAGGCCCTCAACCTTCTGAGCCTTTAGGGCAAAACGAAGTATTTGCTTCTGTAAATGGAATCCCCACACCCACACAAGGTATTCCCACATCCTGCTCCAACCCCAATATCCAAAATCCTTCTGATTTATTACCCAAAGACACCAATAGTCAATGGGCCCAGTTAAATCCTTCTGGTAAAGGTGAACTCGCCAATATTAACTTATTGAAGGCCGGTTATCATATTGGTATTGATACCATTGGTCAAACGCTGCGAAATGCCAACTTGCAAATTCGCTCAGAACCACCTAACCCTCAGTTATATGTTGGTCCTTGGAACTTGAGCACCATTGAGCCCGATTTCATGAGGCCCCCTCTTGAACTTGGTCAAGGAATCCAATAAAATCTAGATAATTAATAATAATTGTTCAATAAAAATAGTAAAATATATATAATAAGATTATTATATATGTTAAACGGTCTATGGAAAAGTGATATATTAGTATATGTTATCATTGGGTTTGTTTTATTAATATGTTTAAAAATTTATTCTGAATCAGAGTTGTTTAGTTTAAAATGCGTCATTTCCACAATAGATGGAAATAAATATTGCGTGAGAGATAGAACAAAAATTACCGAAGCAGCAGATTTACTAGCAACTGTTACAGGTAAATGTAAACAATTGGTTGATTATGTAGGAAAGAAATATCCAGACAATCCAGATGTTACCCGTCTTGTAAAAGGGTTTAATCCAACTAAAATAAGTGAGACTTTACCCACAAGTGAATTAACAGCTTACAGTGAAAATAAGGGTGAAAAAATTGCGTTTTGTTTGAATAAAACAAAAAATAGTAGCACTCTTATTGATATCAATACACTAACGTTTGTTTCTATTCATGAGTTATCGCATATTATGACAACATCTATAGGTCATAAGCAAGATTTTTGGCAACATTTTAAGTTTCTATTAGAAAATGCAAAAGAAGCGAATATTTATATTCCCGTTGATTATAAAAGTAAGCCTCAGGGTTATTGTGGGATGACCATCACAGATAACCCATATTATGACCTATAAATAGTATGACCTACAAATAGTATGACCTATAAATTATAAATTATTCAACTAGCTTAAATAATTTTTAACGATAATCTTTATGCAGTCACTACTGTTATTATTCTTATTCATATACAGTATTACTGGTTTGCAACCAAATCTAACAAAACCTCAATGGAGCCTCATTAAATCATTATTATCTCATGAAAAAACTACTCCACATATGAGAAAAAAACTAAATACTATCATATTTGATAAATATCGTGGATGGGCGAAATATAAAGCATATCAATATAAAAAACGCAACTTTTCATTGTGTAAAGATATTAAAATGACGGATTTTACATATTATGCTGAACTAGGATTATATAAATCAATTAGTAGTTATAATGCATCATATATATTTTATAAACATGCAGAACTATACATTTCTTACTATCTATATATTGGGTTGTCGGAACTTCATCCAGGTTCCAATCTTCCACATAGATACAGAGTTTCAAAAATTTGGAAGGAAAAAAATAAAAACTTGTATCATGCATTAATAAATCCTATTCTATTTGATACAATAAAAGAAGGTTTTATATATGACAACAACAATATTAAAAAAAATATAGAGAGTGAAATTTTTAAAGAAGACCTTTTTTTTAATATATGGCGTATTGTTTATATGCTAGACCCATTATCCTTTCATATTTTTACTTATAAATATGATTATCACCTTAAAAAAATGAGAACAAATAAACATGTTGCTGAATTGTTGTGTTATAGTTCAGAATATATTAGACAAAATTTAAAAAAAACTATTTATATTATTCAAAAAAAGTTAATAGAAAATATGAGAGAATATTAGTGACTAATAAAAATAGGTTGAAATATAGTAAATTATATAAATATTATTATTTACTATTATATAATGACAACAAGTAACTCTATTTATAAAATAAATCATTTAATTGATAAAGATATAATAAAGACAATTTATGTTTTTTTTGGAAATCATTTAGAAGTTAAAAATCCAACTGAGTTATTTAAACGTGAACCAAGAAATGCAGTATTCTCAAACAAAGAGACTGGTCAACCAATTTTTACCGAAGAAGAAATGCAAAAAATTTTAGACCCATTAAAGCCAATTGATGTAGTATTTTCAATGCAACAGATACACTTTGATGACTCTATTGGTACAATAAAATTAAAAATATTGTCCGAGTTTTCAAATGCTTTTTCATTAGAAGAAATTTATTTATTTTGTATAAAAGAAGAATCGTTTAACCCAACAAGTGTATATGAGACTCTTACACAAAATGGTCATTTGGAGATAACAAATATTAGATTAAAACAATTTTTACTGAATATTATTAGCTTATCAGATGGAAGCCCTACTAATTTTACCATTGAAGATAAAGAAAAGTACACATACGATGATATATTACAATTAAATTTAGTTCATAAAAAATTTTGGACTACAAAGGTTGTCGGTCAAAAAATTTTTATTGTTTCTAATGAATATCCATTTATATGCAATCCATTTGAAGTAACAGAATATGACCCTTTTATTGAAAAAGCCTCTAGAAAATCATTGAGTACATTAAATAATTATCTTTTATTAAATACTGGTATTATTCGGAATAATAATATATATCTTTGTACTGCTTCCAATGTTTTAACAAGAGCAAAAACAATGGGTATTTCAGAACAATATACAATTGATATTTATTATCCTTCTCTTAGAAAACAAAGTATACATTCTTATGATGAGTTAGAAGAAAATAAATTTGCACTTATTGAGAAAAATAAACCATTATTAAAACAGACTACATTTGATACGTTCCAATCAGTAGATTTACTTTATGATATCTATAAGTACAAAACCAATACATCAAAATATTCGTACAAAGAAAGAGGTATCAAATATATTAAATTTACAATTTTTCCTGAGTTTACTATGAATATTCCATTAGATGTAATTTTTAAAGTTATCCATGCAACAAATGAACATCCTATGATTAAATTTAATCCTGCGACAAAACAAGAAAATATTTACCGTCTTTATGCAGATAAAATATCAACAAATGGTAAAAAAATTCCATTTCTTTCAAAGGCGACTATTTTTAAATTGATGAGAGATATTGGGAAAACCAAGTCAGTAAGTGTCTATAGTAATGAAGTGCCAGGAATATCCTTATTAACATGTGATTTTGAATCATCTGGAGATATTACTATTACTTGTGATTGTGAAAAAATAATGAATCTTTCTGCAATTGAAACTATTATAAAAGAAACTGTCAACCCAATTATTCAAGAAGTAAAGGATTTTTTAGAACAAAGCGGATACAGTATTTCTCTTTTTAAGAATATATATGATAAAAATAATATTGTTAAACAAATTCATTATGAATCACTTATTGAAATAAATAAACCTATAAAAATAGATGATATATTAGGTTGTATTACAAGTGCATTTATTGTTGAAACAAAAAATGTTAAATCAAAAGAAGGTGCTCAGATGCGGTTTAAAAGAGTTGCAAATTTTAACAAAATGTCTAGTCAAGAAGCATTTATTATTGAACAAGCAAATCAAAAGGATGGATTAAAGGGAAATGAATTAGTATTGGCACTTATGGAGAATTATACAATGGCAGAAGGAGAAGCAATTACTTTAATACAAAAAATAGCAAGTGAAGTTCAAGTAGAGAGAGGTGTAAAAAAAACAGAAATTGAGATTAAGGTAAACCCTGGGTTTAAAACTACTATGAAATTAGATAGTATAAAAGGTCTATTGTCTATTTCTATAGAAAATATTAATGATATTTATTATCTTGATACAATACCTATTTATTTAGATTCATTGATACGATTAACTCAAGATAAAAAAAGTACAAGTATTTCATTAAAAACAATCAATAGTTTGTGTTCTCGTGATGAACAAGTTGAACTTATTATTGAAGATATTGTTGCACCGTCCGAATTGGCATTTCCAGACCAAGAAACACCCATCATCAATGAAGAAGAAGAAGATGTAAATTTTGATGATTTTAGTGAATATATTCAAGGGGTTGAAGAATTAAAAGAAAAAAAGTTTAAGAGTGCAATTGACCTTATATATGGAGATGATGATGAAGAAGATGAAGATAATAGCGGTGAGCAAAGTGAAGAAGATAAAAATAGTAGAGGCGGACAGCCATCTACTTCTTCTGGAGAAACACTCGTTAACTTAAAGTTACCATCAAGTGATTCAGAAGATAACAATAGTAATAATAGTTTATCTAGTTTTGGTAATTCATTGCCATCTTCAGATTCAGCGCCATCTTTAGATTTAACAACGAATAAAAAGGATAAAGACGTTAGCATAGAGAGAGAAGAAGAAGAGGAAGAAGAGGAAGAAAAAAAAGAAGAACAAGAAGAGGAACAAGAAGAAGAACAAGAAGAGGAACAAGAAGAAGAAAAAAAGAAAGAGGAAGAAGAGGATAACGCGGAGCAAAATGAAGAAGAAGAAGAAGAAGAGGAACAAGAAGAAGAGGAAGAAGAGGAGGAAGAGGAAGAAAAGAATACTGTGAAGGATATTGTTGGAATGCGTTTAAGAAACCCTTCTCCCTTTGCATCAACAATGTTTGACCGAGAGCCAATTTTATTCTTAAAGGAAGACAAGGGTAAATTTAATAGATATTCGCGCAGTTGTTCTTCTTCTGCAAAGAAACAGCCTGTTTTAATTACGGAAGAAGAAATGGAGGAAATAAAAAAAGAAGAATATGAAAAAATAGTTAAGAAGTATGGCAAAAAAAAGTTTCAGTCATTTCCAAAAGAACAGCAAGATGAGATTATTAAAAATGAAAGTTTTTTAAGACCCGAAGATGTTATTAAATATGGCTCAAATCCTGATAATAAGTATTATTATGTGTGTCCAAGATACTGGTGTTTAAAAACGAATAAACCAATTGACCCATCAGAAATGATTGATGTAAAGGATAAAAAGGGGAACATAGTAAAAAGACATCCAACATGTGGGGGCATCATTCCAAGTGAGCAAAAGGAAATAAAAAATGATGGAAATTACGTATATGAGTTTTTTAATAGTAAAGAACACGGTTCACAAGAAGATTATAAAAAACATTATCCTGGATTTTTAGATGCATCTGTACACCCAGATGGGTTATGTGTGCCTTGCTGTTTTACCAAATGGAATACTCCATCACAGATTGCAAGAAGAAGAGAGTGTTCTCAGGATACATCCAATGAAGAAGAACAAAAGACTGCTTCCGAACTTCTCTCGCCACAACAACGAGAGAAGATTGTTGAAAAGGATAATTACGTAAAAGGTCCAGAAAAGTTTCCACTGGAACCAGGTCGTTGGGGATATATTCCAGTCAGTATTCAAGATTTTTTTCAAGAAGTTAGTTCAGCATGCCAGATAAGCAAAACAAATGCAAATATTAAACCAAACCATGTTTGTTTATTGCGACATGGTGTAGAATTTAGTCCAAAACAGTCGTTTATTGCTTGTATGGCAGATGTTAAGTTTTACGGTGATTCAGGTGTAATTCCTACTATAAAAGAGACAAAACAAATAATTATAAAGGCAATAAATATAGACGACTATATAACTTATCAGAATGGAAATAATGTAATCAGTTTTTCACTTGATGTATCTGATAAAGAAATAAATATAAAAAAATATAAAGAATCAAATATCTATAAAAAAATATATGGAAATAAAAAGGTTGAACCAAGTCAGGACCAATATTTCAAGAAATTAGTTGGTTCATTTGAAAATTTTATTGCCTACCTAGAAAACGATAATGAAGTAATAGATTATACTTATTTATGGGATATATTATGTAGACCAAATCCTTTACTATTTGCACAGGGAATTAATTTAATTATTATGGAGATTGTTAACAATGATATAACAAATAATATTGAATTAATATGCCCAACAAATCATTATTCTAACGAATTTTATAATTCATCCAAACAATCAATTATGATTGTCAAACAAGGAGATTTATACGAGCCTATTTATGCGTATGAAAATAAAGTTAAAAAAATTAAAGTAGTCAAAACATTTAGCGAGCATAGTTTAACACTTCAACCAAATATACGTGCAATACTCAAGAAAATAATAAAGCCAGCGCTTCACGATATATGTAGTCCACTTGCAAGTATGCCGAGTATATACAACTACAAGCAACCTATTTTATTACCAACACTTATTTCCATATTACATAAGAAAAAGTATACTATTGTAAAACAAGTTTTAAATTATCAAAGCAAAGTAATTGGGTTATATATATCAAAAGGAGACACACATGGATATGTACCATGTTATCCATCATCTATGGAACCAACCTATCCCAATTTTACCTTTATGAATGATCATAGTTTATATAATGCTTATTCCAATACTATTTCTTTCTTAACGACGCTTCACAAAGAAAGCAAAGGCGTTATCCCTGTTCAACCAGCGTTTAAAATAATAGAAGATGAACATGTTGTAGGAATATTAACGGAATCTAATCAATTTATTCAACTTTCTGAGCCGTTTCCCATATCCAATGTCAAGGACTCTATACCATCTATGAATGATAATAATTATATTGTCAATAAGAATGACGTGCCTTTAGTTTCCAGTGAATTTGCCATTGCTACTTCACAAACAAATGATACAGAACGCACTTCTTATATTAAGCGCATTCAATTAGAAACAAATTTCTATAATGTATTCAGAAATACTGTTAGAATTTTATTGAATGATTATGAGAATATTAGACTTAGAGAAACTATAGAAGAAGAACTTAATAAACCTTATGTATTATATTCAGCAAAACTGCAGACTATCATTAAATATTTAAAAAAATTAGTAAAGGATACTATTATATTTTCAAATGACTATGATTATCAATTAATTAATACAGTATCAACATGTATAGTTTTACCAAAGGAAAAATGCAATGAAAGACAACCAGTTTGTGCGTTCGTTAAAGGACAGAAATGCAAAATAATTATTCCAAAAAATAATCTATTGACAGAAAAAGACGATAATGAATTGCTATATTTTGGAAAAATGTCAGACGAACTGATTCGTTATAGTAGAATTAAGTCATTCTTGTTTCAACCGCAGACATATCTCTCATTCGGCGCATTGGGGTATAATTTAAGAGAGAACGAACTACTTATTATTCAGTCTTTATTAACAAAGGAGTACTTTGAAGACCTTATACCAGATACAAAAAATAAATATGCAAAATATAATACATTTGATACTGCTGAACCTGACTTCAAAATATCACAAGTTTATGATAATACTATTTTAATAGACGAGACATCTAAATTGTACGAAACTCAGGAAAGAACCAATTGTTTTCCTGTAGAAACTAAAATATCGTCCAAAGTATGGAAAGATGCATTTCCATCTACATTTAATGAATTATATTATGAAGATGATGCAAATTGTGGATTTTACTTGATAATAGATATTATAGAAAAAAAAACGGGTGAAAAACTGAAATTAAATGAAGTGAAAGCCGAATTACTGGAAGAATACAGTGTTTACCTTCCAAAATATGGAAATCAAATTATAGATATTTTAATACTGGAAGGGAAAAAAACACAGGGAATACGAGTGAAACAAGAAACTATTTCATTCCAACATTTTATTTATATGGATGATTATTTTATTACAAATTTAGATATATGGATGATGATGAATCGCTATAATATTCCTTCAATATTGTTATCTACAAGAGCATTGTTACTATCAAATAAAAAAAACAATGCATTTGTATTTCATGGAACAAGAGGAAGTGAATTTGTATTTATTTTTAGTCCGGCATTAAGAAATGAACATATACCAAAATATAGTATTATTTCATCAAAATCTAGTACTTCTCCCTTTTTCAAATTAGATGTCATTCAAAATAAAGATTCTTCGGAGGAACTAGAATATTCAGTAGAGAACATGGTTTCTATAGAAACGTTCTTAAAAACATTTTCTAAACAAAATTTACTCAAAAAGAGCACAAAAAAACTTACGACATTTATAATTCAGGATGAACCAGAAGAAAAAAATGAAGAAAAAAATGAAGAAGCAAATGAAGAAGGTGTTTTTAAACTTAAGTCTGCCGTTGCAGATACTGCAAAAAAACAAAAAACATTTGTTGTAGTTAAAAAACCAAAACAAAGAAAGGGTAAAATACAATTTCAAATAGAAGAATAAGTAAAAATATAAATACTCTATTCATATTTAATAAATAATATTATTCTCTGAATAGTCAGAATACTCAGACACCGTATCTTCATCATCGTCATTATTACCATCATAACTAATACTATCGTAGTCTTGTTCTTCATTGTTGTTATTTACCATAAAATATGTCGCACCTGGCTTATTTTCTTTATAAAAATGAATATGCGCTTCATTAAAAGAACGCACCATTATTTTCTTATTTTCTATTGTTTTCTTTATTGTTATATACTTTCTTCCAAAAAAAGGGTTATAAATTGCAAATGCTTTTAATTTCATCTTTAGAAGATAATTTGACCCGCACTGTTTATAGGTTCCATTTGTTGCATATAGACTACTATAATATAATTGTAAATAAGGTCTAAATATAGAGACCAATTTTTCTCTCGGAAATTCGCTATCAATATGTATATTTTTTAACAACGGTTTAAATTCTTTCAGCATTGAAGTTACTCCTGGATATAAAATGTGAAAATGTGAATTATAAACATAGTTTTTAATAGATGTATTAATAATAATTGTTTCATAGTTATTACGAAAATCGTACCTATCAAATCCAGATTTCATATATCCATAAAATAATTCAGGAACTGTATGATTGCGATGTTTTATAAAAAAATATATGTTATAAAGGTCTAATTCTGTAAATGGAATATTATTATATGGATTTTTGCATATAATTGGGTCCGGAACAAAAGAAGCAGTATTTGATAAATTGCTATGAATAATATTGGTAAGGTCTTTTATTGTAAATAAATATTTTACTTTATCCTGATAAAGTGTAAATATATTTGGGTCTTTTTCCGATAATTCATTCATACATAAATCATAGTTCACCTTTACTTGTGCCTTTTTAATCTTGTAAATATGCGCTAGTCTTGAAAATGCATAATATATTTTTTGCACCTTTGAGAATATATTCAGGATTTCTTCAATTTGGTCGGATGTATTAAATATATTAGAGATTACTATCTTTAAATGTTTAAATTTTTGTTGAACAATACTACGTATATTAGTATGATAGTTATCAATATCTGTTTCATTAATGATATAATAATATAGTAAAAACTGCACTTTGTTGTTAAAAATTTTGGGTATTTTCCATAATTCATTTTTTTGTTTATTATTTTCCAAGAATATTACTTTTTCACCTTTATAATATTTTTGAAGAATTGTAAAAAAAGCTGTCATACATAATTATATTAAATTTCTATTTAATATAAATTCTATTTAATATAAATTCTATTTAATATAAATTCTATTCTTCTATCTAAAAACCTGGGTTGTAATCATTATCTCCGCCCAAGTCACTTGATTTGATGCTTGATACATTGTTTTGTATGACCAAGTTATTATTACTGCAAGCATCATCAGAATCTTCCATTCCACCCATCAATTTTTCTATTGTTTCATCATCAGCTTCTTTTTCATAGAGAACAGTTTCCTCTAATTTCTTCATTTCTTCCAAATCTAACACTACTTGGAATGCATTTGTACCAAATAAACCTTCTTGACCACACATTACATTTGCGGATATTCCACGCATTGGGTCAAGTTCCGCATGCCTCGCAGCTTTCAAGAACATCTCGGGTGTTTCCTCAAAGGATGCCTTGGCAATAGGACCAATATTATCATTATTTATTCCGTGTCTGAAAATGGAAATTAGTTTATTCGTAAATGTCATTCTATCACACAACATGCACAAATGATGATAGTTAATATAGGTACCGTCAAATTCTATGACTTCTGCCAACTCATTGTAAATAGTTTGTCTGGCAGCTTCAATACCGAATACATTATATACTTCAATAATATCATTACTAAATGTTCTTTTAGAATCAATGTAATCAAGTGCTAATATATCCAACATATTTGTTCCGATGGTATCCAATACCCAAATATCTTGTTTCTTATACACTCCATTTGTTTCTACTACATTATCCTTGATTTTTCTTAAAATAACCTTATTAATTTTTTTAATACCGCGAATTACAATATTCTGCATTAATTGTTCTTGAAAATTCTTTAATAAGTAGATTTGGTCTGACTGGTCTAATGGATTTACCTTTGTTTTCTTTGAATTTGCCTTTGCACTTTGTTTCAAAATATTATTCATGCGAATTCTGAAAATAAGTTTATCTGCATTAAAGTCTGAATAAATACATGAAATTTCATCACCATAACTATTCTTTAATACAAAATGAATATCATCCATAGTAAGATTTTTTTCTAACATGACTTCCGGATTAATTTCCATTCTAATAATCCACTTGGATTTTTCATTGGTATCTTCAGAAATAGATGTTTCCATACACTCGTCAATCATAGTTTCAAATCTTCTATATTGCTCCATGGTTGTTTTATCCATATCAATCAATGTATTCAAGTCATCTGGGTCAAAACAAATTTCAATGGACTTGACAATTTCTTGTAACTTGGTATGCTCCAACATATACATGATACTTTGCGCTTTTTCTCTGTCCTTTTCATCCTCCTCTTTTAAAAAGACAGTTAAAGATGGATTTTTTGGTTCCGCAGACAACGATAATATTTCTTCAATTCGCGGCACACCACGAGTAACATTAGATTTTGATGCAACGCCAGCAAAATGAAAGGTATTCAAAGTCATTTGAGTGGTTGGTTCTCCAATACTTTGTGCAGCAATCATTCCAACCATTTCGCCTGGTGCAACAATAGATTGCTTGTAAGAAAGTGTAACTGTCTCTAGAAGAAGGGCCAATGATGCTCTATTAAAACGTTTAACAATAAGCAAATCCTTTGGTGATAAATAATAGTAATATAGTGTCTTGAATAATTCCGTTGGAACGGCGCATCGGATTTTTTCTAAATGTTCATAATTTTCTTCAATCATTTGAAATGCTTCCAATGGAGTAATATCTACAATAGAATTGTTGTTCATATTCTGTTGACCAATAATATTATTGATTATGTAGGAAAATGCAACTGGACAGTTGACAACACTATCTCCTTTATTTTTGAAAACATTTTTAATAATTCTATCACGATTCTGTATCATCAAATCAGTGTACATCTTGCACTTTTCTTGGTTTTCTTTATTCTGCTTTTTAAGCCGACTCATTGTATTCTTCAAAAAGAACTGAGACAATAGTTTCATTTTACCTGCCTCGTCTGGTATGTTATAATGAGCATAAATATCCTGGATACTCATTGAAACTAGTGGCATCATTTGGTTTTCTACTTTGATGGGATCAATATTATCATCGCCATACGTAAATTCAACAATTTTTCCTTTATTGGTACGAACTGTCATGTCATAAGATACCATCAAATCTTCCAAACCTTTAATAAGACGTCGTTGAATATAACCAGTAGAACTAGTTTTTACAGCTGTATCAATAAGACCAATGCGACCACCCATGGCGTGAAAGAATAGTTCTTGAGGTGATAGTCCATTAATATAAGAACTCTCAACAAAACCGCGAGCACTTGGTGTATCATCATATTTTGTAAAATGTGGAAGAGTTCTATGGTCAAAACCATAAGGAATACGTTTGCCGTCCACGTTTTGTTGACCGAGGCAAGAAATCATAAAGGAAATATTCAAGTCACTGCCTTTTGAACCTGCATTCACCATGGTAACGAATCTATTATCCTTATTCAAACTTTTTAGACCAATTTTTCCAGATTCTGAAGTGGCTTGATTTAAAATATTGTTCACTTGTGTTTCAAATTCTTCTTCATTTGTCTTACCTGTATTATTTTCAAATACACCAATCTGTGTTTGGTCTATTAGATTTTTCACATCATTCTTTTTTTTATCAATGACTGAAATAATTTCTTGGTTTGTTTTATCATCAGAAAGTAAGTCGCTTATACCTACACTAAAAGAGCTCGTTTTCAAATACTCTGTAATAATATTCTGTAAATCATCAATAAAATTGGCAGAGGCCATATTACCATAATCATTGCAAACTCGGTGTATTAGACCTTTGGTTCCTGCCCCCAATACACTCTTCTCCATTTGTCCACGAATGTATTTTCCATTGTGTATTTCCAATACATTGTTAGAGTCGTGTGGATTTTCACTATCATTAAACAATTTTGTTTTGTACTTTAACGAGATAGGAGGTAGAATTTGAGATAAAATCTCAAAATTACTAATCATACCACCATCTTGTTTATTAATAAACAGTTCTTCGTTAACGCGTGGAAACATCATAAGTAAATTCATTGCTTCTCGTGGTTTAAAATGTATATTTTCTCGTGTAAAACGATAACATCCAAGCATAGAATCCTGAAAGATACCAATAATAGAAGAGTTATTTGCAGGACTAATAATTTGATAAGGTACAGCTGCAAGATTCAACAGTTCAGCATCTGACTCGGCGTCCTGTGGCATATGAAGGTTCATCTCATCACCATCAAAGTCGGCATTGTATGGTTTTGTTACTGCAACATTCATTCGGAATGTGTCACCAATCTTCATAACCTTTGCAATGTGACACATCATACTCATTCTATGAAGCGTGGGTTGACGGTTGAATAAAATGGGGTCACCATCCATCATGTGACGATGAACAATGTCGCCATTTTCTAAAACAATAGATTTTTTATCAATATATCTTAAAGTAATAGAATCACCATTTTTCTTTTCCAAAATTTTAGCTCCGGGCCATATCTCTGGGCCGTTCTGAACAAGCTTGGTTAGAAATGCACGATTTACGTTATTTACAACCACTGGTTTGGTAATATTTTTTGCAATTTTCATTGGTATACCTAATTCACGAATGGAAATATTTGGGTCAGCAGTAATCACCGAACGAGCACTAAAATCCACACGTTTTGCCATGAGATTTCCTCTCATTCTGCCACCCTTTCCATTTAATCTATCCTTGATAGATTTTAAAGGACGCCCAGAACGCTGTGCAACTGAAGCTACACCAGGAATTTTATTATCTACTTGTGTTGCAACATAATATTGCAAAACGGTTGTCCAGTCTTCAATAATATTGGCAGCAGCATTATTTTGAATCTTTTCTTGTAATGTTTTATTTGTTTTTATAATATTCACCAAAATATGACTGAGGTCATCTTCACTACGCTGTTGTGCATCGTGTTTCACAGATGGGCGAACTGCTGGTGGTGGCACAGCCATTACTTGACAAATCATCCAATCGGGACGCGCCCAAATTGGACTAAATCCCATAAAAGATACATCTTCATCTGATATTCTTTTAAATATTTTCAACACAATCTCAGGTATTAATTTAATAACAATATTTTGATTTTGACCTTGGCCTTGGCCTTGTTCATCTGAAGTTGATGATGATGCGTCGTTTTTCCATTCAGCGTAAATAGTCGCAAGGCCTTCTTTTCTAATTTTATTGGGCTGTAAACAACCACAACCGTCTTCAATATCTTCACCACATCGCTTAATCTTGCTTGCAATGGAAAATACATATTTCCATCTAGCATCTCCAGTGAGTTTTAACGCTTGCTTATATTTTTCTTTACTTATCAAGAGTTTGCTACACTTGAAACATGCACAACGCAATATTTTTAGAATGGTGCTTAAATACTGAATATAAAATACTGGCTTTGCTAGTTCAATATGTCCAAAATATCCAGGAGTTTGCATGTAATCTAACCCATCTGTTGGACAAATGAGTCCAGGTTCTAGAACACCCATTCTTGGGTCAAACAGCCCTCCTATAATTGGTTTATTGTTAACATAAGTGTCTCTGGTAGTAATTTCCGCAACAGACCCCTTGCGGATTTCTTCTGGAGATAAAATACTAAACTGAATCCCAATAATTTTAGAGGGATTCATATTAGTTGGCTTTGTACCTTTTGACATCTTCCTTATATTAACCAAATAATATTTAGATTGTTTATAATCAATTTTATTTAATTAAACATAAATCTTCGTCTAATTTTTGTATAAATATAGTTTCAGTATTACACAGAATTTTTCACGGTTACTAAAACTTATTACAATGAGATATAAGATATTACTTATAACTTTATAATTGGAAAGGTAATAAAGGATAATATGAGATTATATCCATATTATTATGAAGTTATCAAAGTTATCAAAGTTATCAAATTTATATATATTTACAATATTGGTTTCCAAATGTAATGCATCATTGCTACCTGCAAAAAAAATATCTAGAGATTGTAGACATTTTATTGGAGATACTATGGAGTGTGGAAAATTCGGTGTTGCGAATTTAGTAACTGGAAAAATAACATATGATTCTGCTCGGTCAGCAAGGGAAAATGAGAAAATATGCGGACAAGATACAACCCATTTTGAAGAGAAATATTTTAAAATAATTACAGTTCCTTATTATTTTTTTAAAGATAATGTATCACTCATTATACCAACTGGATTAATAATATCATCAACATATTTTTATTTATATACACTATTTCACACCTTCCCATAAATAAAATATAATATATATTATTCATTTTATGAGTATTTATTATATTATAGTATTCCCATTTATAATATAATAAAAATTGATTTGAATATAAAATAATAAATAAAATATAACGTAAGAATAAGAATGACACGCGATAACCAAAATAAGATTAGCAAGAAGGAACTAGTGAAGAAGAGCAAGAAGCGTGATGAGGTAGTTAGACGTAAGAAATCTAACGAACAATCAGACGATGACAGCCAAGAATACATTTCTTCGGATGATGATGAAGAAGAAATGGATATGGTAGAATATCGCAAGCTTCTTGGTAAACTATTTCCTTCAAAGCATATGGATAAAAAGATAAGCGCTGATAAAAATATTCAGAAACTAATTAAGAAAATGCAAGAAGATGAGGATGAGGAAGAAGAAGCTGAAATAAAGAGTTCTAAGAAAAATAAGGCTTCTAAAAAGAAGGTTTCAAAACGTATTGTAGAAGAAAGTGAAGAAGAAAGTGAAGAGGAAGAAGAAGAGGGTGAAGAAGAACCTGGTGCTGGTAAATTTAATATTATCTTTACTATTGGTCAACCTGGAAATGATGAAGACGAATGGGAGGATGAGGAGGATAGTGAATGGGAAGATGATGAAGATACAGAGGATGAAGATGAAAGTGTTTCGTCGGACGAAGATTCTGATGAGGATGATGCTGAGGAAGAAGATGATGAGGAAGAAGAGGAGGAGGAAGATGAGCCAAAGAATAAAAAAATTAGCAAGAAAAATAAAAAGGTGCATGAAGTAGGGAAAAAGAAGAAAGGAAAGAAAGAAAAACTTGAAAAAGTGGAAGAAGGAGAAGAAGGAGAAGATGAAGAAGGACAAGAAGAGAGTAAAGATGAAGAAGAACCAGAGGAAGAAGATGATGCTGCTGTTCTGCAACACTTGAAAGAGCTTCAAGGAAAGAAGAAGAGCAAGGCTATTGCGGAATGCATTAAGGTTTGTGAAGATAAAATTAAAGCAAAAACAAAGAAGGTGGAAAAAAAGATGAAGAAACAAAAGGCCAAGAATGGTCGCATCTTCAAGAAGATTATTCGTGATAAAAATACCATGAATGATTTTGCTTTCTTTGAAAAGTTGGACCATACTGAACAAGTTAAAATTATCAAAGAAGTACGAGAAGTCAATAAAATTACAAGAGTAGAAAAGCCTTATAGAATTACTCTGCTTGAATCTAGTATTCCAGCTCATTTCAAGGCAGCCGCTATGAAAAAGATTAGCTCATTGCGATATATGGAGCCTGGAAGCGGTGAGTTTTACAAAATTAAGAGCTGGGTTGATACATTCATGCGAATTCCGTTTAATAAGGTTGAAACGCTTCCAGTAAATATCTCAGACGGTATTGAAGCATGTCATGAATTTATGGCAAATGCTCAGGCAACTCTTGACGCAGCAGTCTATGGATTGAATGATGCAAAAATGCAAATCATGCAAATGCTCGGCCAACTAGTTACTAATCCAACCGCAATTGGTTCTGCCATTGCAATTAAAGGACCCATGGGTACTGGAAAGACCACATTGGTAAAGGAAGGTATTAGCAAAATCTTGAATAGACCCTTTGCATTTATTGCCCTCGGAGGTGCAACCGATAGTAGCTTTTTGGAAGGTCATTCTTATACATATGAAGGTAGTGTTTGGGGGAAAATTGTGCAAATTCTAATTGATAGCAAATGCATGAACCCAGTGATTTATTTTGACGAATTGGATAAGATTAGCGATACTCCCAAGGGTGAAGAGATTGCTGGAATTCTGACACATTTGACAGATACGTCGCAAAATAGTCAATTCCATGATAAATATTTTGCAGAGATTGACTTTGATTTGAGTAAGTGTTTGTTTATCTTCAGCTACAATGATGAGTCCAAGGTAAACCCAATTCTGCGCGATCGTATGTACAGAATTCAAACCAAGGGTTATGATAAGAAACAAAAGACAACAATTTCATGCGATTATTTACTACCTAAGATTCGCGAGCAGATTAAATTTCAAGAAGAAGATATTATTATTCCAACAGAGTCATTGCACTACATTATTGAGACACATTGCGAAACAGAAGATGGTGTTCGCAACTTGAAGCGTTGCTTAGAAATTATTTATACCAAGTTGAACTTGTATAGATTGATGAAGCCTGGTTCCAATCTATTTGAAGGTGAAATGTCTTTGACTGTATCGTTTCCGTTTACAGTAACAAAGGAGGTTGTAGATAAGTTAATTAAGAAAGAGAATGATATTAATATGTCTTTGAGGAGTATGTACGTTTAAAACCACTTTTCCGAAGTAGTTAGAACAAAATCCGGTTATAAAAATTTTTTTATTTTTGCTTCACTTTTGGAAAAAGTGAATTAAAACAATATAAAGTGTTTATGATAAGATATATATCTATCTTATGATGAACGACGATGCGTGCAGTACATTGGTTTCTATGAAGACCGCTCTTAGCAATTTTGAAAATTTTTTTCTCATAGAATGTGAAGACACAAATAATATTATTTGTCATATTCGTGCATTACAAGATGCTATTGATGCCAAGTTGAAGTCTGATTGCAACCATGAATATACTGAAGATATGATAGATATTTCACCGGAGAAGAGTGAAAAGATTACCTATTGCGAAAAGTGTTTCAGTTGTTTTTCTGGCAAGAACAAGAACCATGAAACGTAAAGTATTTTATTTTTGTTATTTTGTTAATTTTTTATTCAACGCATGTTTTTTCAAAATATCCTTGTTCATTTGTGCAATAAATGCATTTTTGTATTTTAGTGTTTGATTTGTATATAACTTTGCAATCATGTTCTCTGGGTGCAATGTCTCACAAATTAGATTGTTAACATTGATAATACTATGTTTTTCCATAACAATATTATATAATACTTGTCCACAATAGTCTACAGTGTTAACATTTGCAAATTTATTAATAAAACGACGAGCTTCAATCATATTACCGTTGCAATAGACTTTATGATCTTTACTCATAACTGTTTTTTTGCTTGGAACACCTAGTCCAAATGCGTCTTGTTCAAAACAAACAAGATATTCATCTAGTGTGGTTGTTTTTGTAATAGCAAGAATCTTTTCTTCACGGATGGTGTGTACTTCAGGGTCTATTTCGCTAATTGCAATAATGCCTTGGTCTGTTAGAATAGGGGTATCACCTAAAAAACAAATGGCTGAAATAGGATTCGGAACTGGATTTGGTTCTGGACTATACGCGCACGTGGATGAATTTATGGTAAGTGTTCCAGCTCCAGAACGTGTAAATGTTGCAGCACCTTGAGAATAAATATGTCCAGTAAAAGATATATCAGGTGCGGCGTCGCTTGTAGTTGTAAAATCCGCATCCGTTATAATTATTCCTGGAACACTTGAGTCTGTTGCGGTAAATCCACCATCTTTAACAAGCCAAAAAATATTGCAAGGCTTTGCTTCAGGTCCTGAACTTCCATCAGGTTTTAGTTTAAATATAGTACTTGTGAATGTTAATGCGTCTGTCGCGCTTACTCCGGAACTAGCTATAAAAAATTGCGCATTGCTATCCCCAGCAGCATCAAATGTTATAGTTTGACCTGTAAACGCAATATTAGCTCCTGCAGTACCTAAATAATTAACTCCTGGAGAAATGGTTAAATCACCACCACCAGTACCAATATTTATTCTTGGTAAAGTATCTGTTACTCCTATTATTTCTATTATCAAATTACTTAATTGAGATAGTGCAGATGTTGAAATTGTGTCATTAAATCCCGATGGATAACCCACTCCATTTAAAGATGTGTAGTCACCACTTGAACCGTAATAATATCCGTTATCTACGTCAATTACACCCGTAGAATTTAGAGCACCACTTGCCAAAACTCCAAACTGAGATAAGTTTGAATAGGCAGAACTTGTTAAATCAATATAGCTCATAATTATACTATACAATATTATTATATTATTATTTTTTCATAAAAATAATAATCTACTAAATACTCTACTATTTATTTAATACTCAGAATAAGGAACATTGTTTCCGCCGCGGTTAATCAAATAGTTATATTGGTCTACTGTCATGCATGCACATCCTGTTGAATTACTAAAAGAATTTGGGCAACATTCTGGCTTAAATGGGGTATTGGCAAACATTAGCAACTCACCCTCTGGTAATGGTATTGGTTGTGCTTGTCTATTCAAAATTTCTTGGACACCAGGTCCACCACTTGTTCCCTTTTTATAAGAAAGGTCGGGTGAGAACCACGATGATGTATTTGGTGGGTCATCGGCCGTTACGCTAAATTTTGATGATTCACCATTATTGATATTTGCAGGAGTAAATCCTTCCTTATGGTTAATACCAATCATAGGAATATCTTGCTTGTTTGTTTCATAATTCAATGTTTTTTTATTTAATAGTTCATTGTATGCATTACTCATATTATTAATTGCCTCCTTAGCATTCACTGTTGAGCAGGAACACAAAACATGACCCCACATAATCCAAAATAATATAACAACAAGTATTAGTATTTCAACCCTACATTTCATGCCAAATGCTGATATTTCCATATTATACATATTTCATAGATAATAATTTTTTACGATACTTATCTAAAAGTAGTTCTATATTTGAATTATAATGAAAGAATTTGATTCCCTGCACATAAAATATTTCTTCTTGCGTTATTAAATGAAATAATTTTTTTTCGGTGTTTATTTCTTTTTGTGATTCTTTCTGCAATTTCTCTGGTTCTTTTTCTTGAGTCGGTTGTTTCTGTTTATAAAAGATTTCTTCTAAATTTTTATCACATATATGTAAATTTACATCTCCATCAAACTTACACCCATTTCCTAAATCAAAATGAAATAAATTATTAGTTTTTTTACAATTATCTATTTCTACGACTCCAATTACTTGTATACTATTCTCCAATATATCTCCTACTTGAATATCTTTTATAAAAACTGTGGAGCCGTCATTCATAAATAATCTTGTAGAACCGCAAAATCCACTATCAAATAAAGTATGCATATCATATACTTTAAACTCACTATTCAGGCCACATAATTCATATTTTGCTCTTTCGTCTATTTCGTCCCAGTCTAAATATTCCATATTGTCAATCTGTATTTTTTTTGAACTTGTATTTATACAATATAAATAAGGACTAGTATAGTGATTTATGAAAATTGTATCGGGATGCTTACAAACCGGAATCCAAGAACCATTATATAATACTTTGTGTTCTGGTGTAACTAGAGTTCCTTTCAATACACATATTTCATCTTGTTTATTTGCGTTTAATTTCATTTTTGCAGTGACAGTATTATTACCATCTAATATATCCCCTACTTCTATATCTGATATTTTTTTATACGTTCCATCCTTCATAAGAAGCTGTGTATTTGGGTCAAAACAAACATTTGGTGTTGCAGGAACGCCTGGTATGGATAAGTTTGTTTGAATATGAAGAACATCCACCATAAATGCAATAATAATCGCCAATGGAATGGATATAGAAATAAATATAGCCGTCATAGAAGCTGCAACTGGCCAAGTAAAAGGCACGATCCACATAGAGACAATAAGTGCCGCCAGAACAATTAATATAATAACAATAAATTGAACAATTGCACCAAGCATTGCTTTCAACGCATAATAAGTACCTAAGCTGGTATATAATCCAGCTGTTAAGATGCCTTTTACTTTTTCCATGGAATCCTTGAAAGAAATGAGAATCTGTTGAATGGGTACCATAATATTTGCTAGTCTACCCATAATTTCGGTAGCAATATTGGTTGCACTTGACCTTATAGAGGACAACATAATGCGAATATTCTGAATAGTCGCGGCAATTGCCTGGAATACTTCAGTAACAGCCATTGTCATATAGGTGATTGGTTGAACTGCCTCACCTGTAACACCAACTAAGATATTTTGCATACAATTTTGAAAATTTTGTCCAGTAAATTCTACAATCGTCATATTGGGGGGTTTGTTAATGAGTCCAGCAAAGGGTATAACTTGTGGTTTACATCTCTGATTTGGCCAGTCGTCCTTAATAGGCTGTATATTTCGCATTACCATAATATAAGAAACCGCCACAAATAAGAGTATACACAAAATAATAAGCATGCATACAGAACCACCATATTGGTCAAAATAAGTCAATTTATCATACATACCTTTTATAGTTTTTGAGCTTTCTGAAATAGTATTCATATATAGTAACTATATATATATGAATAATAATTTCTCTCCATTACAATACTATTACATTTTAATGACATCGTCTTCCCAATCCCAAAATAAATAGTTTTCAATTTGAATTTTATGGTCATCTGTAATAAAAGAACAAAACCATGGTGCACATTCTTCTGTTTTAATAGCATCTGGATGATTCTTTACTTCTATAAATTTATTTTCTTTTTCATAAAAAATCATATGTGTTCCAGTAACAAGAATTTCTTGTCCATTTTCGGTAATTAATTTATAATATACTTCATAGAATTTATTATCTACTTTCATGATAACATCAATTCTGCTATTATTCTCCAAACAATCTCCTAAATTCAATTCGCTCATTTTTATACTTTTTCCATTGGATAATTTAACACGAGTATCAGGGTGAAAACACATTCCTCCCAATGCTTTCACCATTTGTCCGGGTGGTCCGTTCCATGTACTTTGCATTGTTTTTACACTGCCATCTATCATATACATAAGAGTTACCATAATTCCGATTATTTTTCCCACTAAATCTTTAATTCCAATTGTTATTTTTTGAAATTCAATGATTAAATTCAAGAAGACACCAAATATATTTTGAAAAACGCTCGTAACCATGGACCTCATACTACTTATCATGGTTCGCATTAAATTTAGTGAATCTGTAAATTCACCTCCCATGGAAGATAGAACATTCAAGATATAATTAATGGGTTGCAATAAGTATCCCATAAAATTTGTTTGCATAGATTGAATACAAAATGTAAAATCTTTTTGTATATTATCTGATAATGGCATAAATATCGGGTTGCATCTATATTTTGGCCAATCCTTTTTAATTTCAGATATTGCACTAAAATAAAACATGATGAATATTTGTGCAATAAATCCAATTTGTACATAGATAAAATTAAACCAATCAAGTCCCTTGGGCATAACTTATATTATTGTGATATAATTATTGCAATATTGTAATTTATTATGCTTCTATTAAAATATTTTAATTTAAATATTTTCTACTTAAATATTTTATACTTAAATATTAATATCTATGACTACAATCGTTACGGCTTTTCTATTTACAAACAATCAAAATAAGGGTCTTCACAGAAACATAGATTCATATATGGAACATGGTAAAAAACTATTATTATCAGACAAAAATATGGTTATTTTTATGGAAGAAGATATATATAATCAGTACTACAAGGATATTCAATTTGATGAAAATAAGAGATTTTATTTTATTAAAAGAGAAAACCTTTATCTATATGATTATTATGAACAACTTGAAAATTTTAATATTATAACAGACAATCCAGGAAAGGATACAATTGATTTTATTTTTGTACAATGCCACAAAACAGAATGGGTTAAAGAAGCGATTGAAAAGAATCCATTTAATAGTGAACAATTTGTCTGGGTTGACTTTTGTATTTATCACGTTATCCGCAATGATGAAATCTTTTATTCTTGTATTAATGAAATAACTGAGAAAAAACACGAGAATTGTATTAGAATTGCGACAGGTATTGCTAATGCAGGTATTGATATTTATAGACAAATTAAATGGTCATTTTTAGGAGGAATATTTGGCGGGGATAAAGATACATTATTATTTTTTGCTGAAAAAATGAAAGAAAAATGTATTTCTATTATTACTACACATAAAACTATTATGTGGGAAATAAATATTTGGTATCTACTTCACGAAGACAATCCAACTTTATTTTCAGGTTATATAGCTGGTCACAACGCGAGTATGATGCAACTATATTAGTTTCTTATTTCTTATTTTTTCTGCGAGATTTACCACCACTTAAACAAGGCCATCTAAGGAGTGTAGCTCCTCCGTATTTTTTTCGGTGAGTTACTTTTCTTTTGCTTCGTTTCATTTTGTTACTTTTAATTTTGTTGTGCTTTGTTTTTCTTTTTCCACCCTTTGGAATAGGAACTAATGTTACTTTACTATCAAGTGCACTTTGTGCCTGATTATTTAATGTTATTTTTGAAGTATTCGTTATTTGAGAACCTAAACCTTGTGATGTGCCTCCTGCAGGATCATGCAATCCATTCATTGGAACGGGTGGTACTTGTACCATATTTGTGGCACCTCCTTTTTTAGTGCGTCTTTGCCCTCCTTGCACTTTACCTAGCTTTGCTAGATTTTCATTATTTTGTTGCATAGATAACATAGCTGATTCACGCGGAGTTGCCGCAATTGTACCAGTTGCTTTAAATGGTGTTAAACCTGTCATATAAATTATATAAATATAATAAATAATAATAATAGTTTAAAAATAATAAAAATCTAATAGTATATTGACAGAATGGACCCAAACGCAAGACTTCAATTACAGAAAATGGTAAAAGCTAATAATGTAGAGGACCAGACAGAATTAATACGTGAGCTTAAACACAGTTATTTATTACAGGATGATATAAATAATTTGATAAAAATTAAAGCATCGCATAAAGGTGACACTGAAAAGATACATAAGCAGGGAATGGAAGAATGTTCTTTTCTATTTACTTACTACACAGATATTTATAATAAAGTGAGAAAGGATGAGATAAATTTATCTATTTTAAACAGATTTTTGAATGTATTGAGACAAATAGAAGATGGGCTTATTGACCAACATGACGGTTCTTATATGGTTGGGCAATTGTTAAAAGAGTTGTATGTAGATAGTGCATTAAAAAAAGCAGGAAAATTAGATGAACAATATAAAAAAGAAAAAGTTGAAGAAAAAAAATTGGGTATAAATATATCATGGAAGCAGTTCAAAAATGCATAAAATACATTAAATATATATAATATTAGTAATATAATATATCTTTATTTTTTTGAATAATCTATTTGGTAAAAATAAAATCCATTTTTTGTTGCATCTTCTTTACTCATTCTTTGTTCGCTTATTTTAAGTTTACTCTTATTACTTTTATATTTTTCTTTGTCACTGTCTAGCAAAATTTTATATTCTGGTTTATTAAATAATGCAGATAATACAATTTCTTCGGGAAAAACTGAAAAAAATGGCCATCCAAGTTCCACCATTTCGTAATATTCTTTAACTATATTTTTAATAACAGTAGAAGCAAAATTTAGACCAAATACAATAGTTTCAATATAATAAGTATCAAAATGCATAGCTACCCCCGTTACTTCATTTAGTAATTGTACTGTTTTATCAAATGCCATTACTTTATAGTTATTGTCTTCATTTATGGATGAGATTAATGTATCCTGTTCATATAGAATATCAAATAAAGGTTGTGGATTATTTGCTGCAATACAAACTGCGTCAACCCAAATAATCTTATCAAACCCTTTTTTATGAGCTTCTAACATCGTAAATATCTTAAAACAATATGGAACACCTGCATATTTTATCTCCACACCTGAAGGGTTTGGAAATCCACCAGTGATTAAATATACATAACCGTTGTATCCATTTTCAATAAGTGAACTCACTATTTTTTTCTGCGCCAAATGTCTACTATTATCTGTTTCGTTGCCTCTTTGATTTTGTGTTAATGCCGTACAAGAAACGATACAGTTTTTTCCATTTCCCCCGTTTCCAATTTTATATAAATTTTTAGTTGGTAATAAATTATTAGATACATCAATTATTTTTTGTTTAAATCCCCTACTTATTCTTCTTTGAAATTCGGATAAATCTATAAATCTATTATCGTGTGAATATAAAGACTCTACGATAGAATCTACATTTTTTTTCTCAAGTTCTTCTTGTATTTTTTGATATTCTTCAATTGAATACTCTTCTTTATCTTCAATATTAATAATAAATGGATTCTGTGTTATATTATTTGAAGATAATATGGGGTATTTTGAAAACATTCAATTAATATAAAAAATTGTTATATATGTTTATATTATTTTTCCGTAAAGAATATTTTTTAAACCAACGTAATTAGGCGCATTGATAAACTATTTAGATATAATTTATAATAGTAATTATATCTAAATAAATGTCAAACACACTAGTCATTGTTGAGTCGCCTGCCAAATGTAAAAAAATAGAATCATATCTGGGTCCTGGTTATAAGTGCATTGCTAGTTTTGGACACATACGACAACTATCTTCTTTGAAAAATATAGATATTCATAACAATTTTCAACCCACTTTTGAATTGATTGACGACAAGAAAAAAATAATGCATGTTGATTTTTTAAGAAAAGAAATTGCATTATCAGAGGATATTATTTTAGCTACTGATGATGACAGAGAAGGTGAAGCAATTGCATGGCATATTTGTGATTTATTTGGGCTTCCTATAGACTCAACAAAACGAATTGTTTTCCATGAAATAACAGAGAATGCAATACAGTCTGCAGTGCGATATCCAAGAAAAATTGATATGAACAAGGTTCATTCACAACAAGCAAGACAAATATTAGATTTGCTTGTCGGATTTACAGTTACACCTATGTTATGGAAATATATCTCTCAAACATCGGAACATAGTTTAAGTTCTGGTAGGTGTCAAACTCCAGCATTGCGCATAATTTATGATAACCAGGTAGAGATAAATAATGCACCTCAGCAAAAGGTATATAATACTATAGGTTATTTTACAACAAAATGCATACCATTTGAATTAAATAAACAGTTTGAAAATGAGATTGAAGTAACTGAATTCTTAGAAGAAAGTGCAAATTTTCAACATATATATACACGAAGCTCTGTTGAATGTGTACTAAAACAACCGCCCGAACCATTAACAACATCGCGAATACAACAAGTTGCTAGTAATGAAATGCATATATCACCTAAGGAAACAATGAAACTATGTCAAACATTATACGAAGCAGGATATATTACTTATATGAGAACAGATAGTAAAAAATATAGTGATGAATTCATAGAAACCGCAAAAAAATATATTACTCAACAGTATAATCACGATAAATACATTCATCCATATGTACACTTGTTATCTAATAAAGAAGCCAATAATATAGAGGAAAAAAAGGAAAAAAAGGAAATAAAGAAAAAAAATAATTTGGTTAGTCAAAATGCTCATGAAGCAATACGTCCCACTAATATTATAATGAAAACTATACCGGATAATATGAAACCAAGAGAGAAAAGATTATACCAAATTATTTGGCAAACAACAATAGAAAGTTGCATGGCACCAGCTGAATATCTTACATTTAAAAATAAAATTTCAACTTATATAAATAATGTTTACTATTCTTCTTCAAGCGAACTGCCTCATTTCTTAGGATGGAAGATTATTAATCATAAAAATAATTCAGAAAAGGAAAAAGAATATCATTATTTTCAACAACTTAAGTCTAATCGCGACGTTGAATATGTAAAGATAATATCAAAATGCATTTTAAAGAATCAGAAACAACATTATACAGAAGCAAAACTAGTTCAGCTATTAGAAGAATATGGAATTGGTAGACCTTCTACTTTTTCTTCATTGGTAGAAAAAGTACAAGAACGGGGTTATGTAAAAAAACAAGATATTGAAGGAAAATCAATCGCGTGTCTAGATTTTGAGTTAGACGAAGACACTATTACAAAAATAAATATAGTAAAAGATTTTGGAGCTGAAAAAAATAAACTAGTTATACAACCTCTTGGTATATTGGCGATTGAGTTTCTGAACACACATTTTGACTCTATTTTTAATTATGATTATACAAAAAATATGGAGAATGAATTGGATAAAGTTTGCAAAGATGAAGTAATATGGCATGAAGTTTGTCGTACATGTTTTTATGAAGTAAATCAACTATGCCAAACATTACAAGAGGGACAGCATGAGAAATATAGTGTCAAAATTGATAATGCGCATACTTATATGATGGGCAAATATGGACCAGTTATAAAGTATGTTGGCATGGATTCTAATAACACTAATAAGAATATTGTAACATTTTTACCGGCAAAGACTGATGGGGTTGACTTAAAAAAGTTAGAACAGGGATTATATACTGTGGATGAATTAATTTTGGAAAAAAGTATAAATCAAGTAGAATTGGGTCAATATAGGGGATTTCCTTTGCTATTAAAAAAAGGAAAATATGGATTATATGCTACGTGGGGAAATAATTCAAAATCGCTTCAAACCTTAGGTAATAGACCGCTCGTTAATATTACATTGGAGGAAGTACTAGATATTATAGAAACTTCATCTTCAACTAGTGTCATTTCAGCTCCTGGAATTATTCGCATTATATCCAATGATATTAGTATTAGACAAGGTAAATATGGTGATTATATTTTCTATAAAACAAAAAAAATGACAAAACCACTATTTCTAAAATTAGATGGATTTAAAGAAGACTATAAAATATGTAATAAAGAATGTTTTATTAGCTGGTTTTCAAAGGAACACATTGCTCTATGAATACTCGCCTGGAACCATAAGATTTGAAATTTTTCTATTTTGCTGAGGTCTAAATATTACAAATTCTAACATAATAGAATAATCAAACTTGTTAAATTGAACTAATAAACCATTATGATAACGTATTTTAATTTTTAATTTACTTATTCTCTCTGCAGGTGGGTTATAAACCTTCATAGGAGATGCATCATTATCAAACCACTGAGCAACAGGTGTTGTAGTTACAGCGATTTTTGCGAATGCAGATTTTACTACAGCTGCAGTTCCATTTGTAGTGGTTGTGAAATTATTTACAGCATACGGTAATGTTTCATCAATACTATTCATTCCATCAATTTCAATATAAAAATAGGCATACCCCATTAAGTTTATTTTATATGGTGCTTCCAAATAATACACTGGAATACTTGAACTTGTTCCAAGGTAAGCTTCGTCTGGCAAAAGCCAAAATCCATTATCACCAGGGGAAACATTTCCATAAAAGAATCTTGGATATGAACCATTAATAGAAGGCGTTGTTGTACCCGGACATCTTGTAAATCCTAAATACGCAGGTAATCCCCAATTTGTAAAACATGGATACTGTTGTCTAAAACAAATAGCATTCGTTAAAACAGAATTTAAATAGACGGATGAATCATTTGAAATAATAAAATCTGAACTTTTATTGCCAAACCACAACTTTTGACCGACTTCATTATATACTACAACAAATTGATTGTATCCAGTTTTAGAAAACTCTTCTACTAAATCGGGATGATTTTTTTGAAGATAATTTTGAACAATAATAGATACTGTATTGTTCATTCTATTTGTTAACTCTGTAGCAATTTGAAATGGATTATAAAATCCTTCTCCAATAATAGAAATAAAAGGATTGCCTATATATGCGAATAATGCATCCGAAACTGCTATCATGAGTGGGTCTGTTATATAATAATCAGTAGGATTGTATGGTTTTGTTATTTCAAATACAATAGAAATATTATTTTGTTCCAATGAAAATACATTATAATTTGCTGGAAATGTCCAGCTATCTAATCTTACTGCTTGTACATTGCAATAATCTTGCGGTAATTCTATCTCAAATTCAGATGAATTTGGATACTTTAGTATATTTCTATCCTCTGAATGAATTGATACAAATTGTCTATCATACATGTATTCATTTGCATTGGGTATTAATGGATGATTTGTTGAAGTATTAAATCTACTCATTTATAATATGTATATAATGTATAATAATATTTTTTTAACTATTGTTTCATTTAATTAAATAGTATTATTTAATTAAACAATAAGTAGATTTTATAAAATATAATTTAGATATAGAATATAAATTTATATAAATTTAAAGTATGCCAGATAGCACAGTCTTTGTTCTAGTAACAGATAAAAAATATTTTAATAAAGCCATCGTAACAATACAGGATTTAAAATATGTTGGAAAATGGAATGGTGATATTGTATTAATTACAATTGATTTTTATTTAGATATATCATTTAAAACAGAATTTAACATTATTGAGATGAAATTTCCTGAAATAGATAAAACAAATCTACTTGAAAAGATAGGACCGCAAGGATTTTCAAACAGCGATAAGAGAGAAATTCATAAATTAAATCAATGGGAAAAATTACACGTATTTGATGATGTATTTATGAAATGGGACCGCGTTGTATTTTTAGATGCAGGATTGCGTGTATTAGATAATGTTTCCTACTTATTGGAATTAAATTACAAAAACAAAATTTTAGCACCAAATGATGCAGCGCCTAATTTTGAACCAAATAAAATTTTTAAATATCAAATAAGTTATGATAATATGAATTTAGTGGAATTAGTAAAAGCAGATTTTGGAGAAAGTATATTTGATTCGCAGCATATGTTAAATTGTATGTGGGTTTATGACACAAATATTCTGCATACCTGCAATAAAAAACAACTTATTGATGCAATGAATACATATACTTTATGCCGGAATAATGAAATGACTCTTATGAATTTATTGTTTCATTTTAAATATCATTTGTGGGTACCATTTCCAGAAAAAACTTCCAATAATAAATATTTATTTGAATGGTGTGAATCAAATCATTCATTTCATACAACTTGGAAAGACTATTGTTTTATCAAATACTCCATTAGCTTAACACTTAATGAAACACCTTATGAGGTCTCTTGCATAGTTCCAGAAGGTCTGTAATAAGACAGATTGTTTTCTATATATACATGATTGATATTTGGTAAACCAAATACTCTATGACAAAAAACACAATCCTCTTTTCTTTTATAACATTCTTCTTCTGGAAATAATACTTGTTCAAATATTTCTCTCTTTACCGTTATTTGAGAATGATGAATTTTATTATCAGAGTTATTATGAAAATTAATATGTCTAATACAACCAGAAGAACATTGTGTCAGTGTGTTTACTTTCATATCAACGCTTTCATATAATTCTGTTATTTTTAATTTATTTATAGGGTCTTGCATAAAATAATTATGAAATACAATATCACTGCTATTTTCTTTTATAACCTTTTTTATAAATTCAATTCTTTGTTTATGCATAATATCATCTGCATCAATAAAATTAATATAATCCATATCTTTTAAATTAGCCACAGCAATATTTCTGTTTTGTGCTGCATTTTTTTTTTCGTGAGTTGTAATCACTTCTATTGGAAACCTGTAGTTTTTTTGCAAAGAAAAATCGCTTGTTGACGAACAACTCACAACTACTTTATCAGGTAATAGTGTTTGTGACTCTATAGAATCTAATAAATCATATAACATATCAACATGTCCTATGTAACATGGTACAGCTACACCGATTTTCATAATCAAGCAATAATATAAATATTGTTATTATTTTTAAATGATAACTATGAATATAATATTAAAATAACTATTAATAATATATATAAATGACAAGTAATTCAAATAATGCAAATTATGGAGGTAGGCAACCAAATACCTCAGCATATGTAAAATCTTTCAACTATGGACGAATTACCGATGCGTGGTACTATAGTAATACTACAAATACTACAAGTGATACTAATCTATTATTGTTACCAAGCAATTCAACTGCTACAGTTACTATCCCAGGCAATTTAGTTGTAGAAGGTTCCATTAATATTCCATCTGATGTACACTTGAAAAGAAACATTCAATTGTTATCGTTAGACTCTTGTGATAAAATACTTTCTCTTAACCCAGTGTCATATCGTTATATTGATGACCAAAAAGACAAATTGCATTTTGGGATGATTGCGCAAGAGGTTGAAACTCTATATCCTAATTTAGTAAATACTATTTCCACTGAAGTTAATAATACCACTGTTTCTATGAAAGCTATAAATTATATTGAAATAATACCAATTTTATTAGTGAAGATTAAAGACCTTCAGTCTCAAATTGATGTATTAAATACTAAGATTGTTGAGAAATAATTGTATATTGTATTTATAAGAGATATGGCGATACCATGGTATTCAACTATCTATAGTTCATTTCTATTTGCTGGTATTATTATTATTATTTGTACCATTGGAACTCCAAATTCTTCTAGTGTAATAGGAACTATTGTTGGTTATTCTTTCATTATAACAGGCATTTTATTACTTACAGGGTATTTAATGAATAATATGACTGCCTCTTCAATATTATCTAAAATTGTAACAGTGGGGCCATTTCTTGTACTCCTTGGAATTCTTATATACATGATTTATTTACTGAGTGTTTTTTTTAATCGCATTGTAAATGGTCAAGTGTCTGGTGGATATTACCATTTTATGAATATATTTGTAATCTTGCTCATGCTGATATTTTACATATTTTATAATGGAACCCAAGATACATTGTTTAAAAACTCTGGAGTATTAAGTAAAGTAACTGGAATGACTTTATATTTGCTAGAAGTAATTAATATTATTGTTATTATTACTTTAGCCATTATACTACAATATTTTTCTACAGATGGATAAATTAACTTTAGATGCAAGTGATAGTAGAAACTAATTTATCAAAATTCAAATTATTTATTATTAATCTTTACAAATTTATACGTTATTCCATAATAATAATCAGTTTCCCAAATACCTGATATTTTTAACATAAATAAATTATTTGTTTTATCTATTGTTTCAGAAAAAAATTTTATATTTCCACTTCTAAGTTGTTCAACTATTTTATATTGAGGAATCTTATTTTTAATGGTAACATTCTTCAGCAATGTTTCTTCTATATCTTTAATGTTATCAATCATAGATTTATGATTAACCGGATTATAAGTACATTTATATTTATTATAATACTTGTCAACAATAACATCATTAAATGATAAAAATAAGCTTATTCCACTCATTACAAATAAAGGTGTTGAGTAAAGTATTCTTATAAAATAACCTTCATTCATTACATTATTTTTTATTGGGTCACAAAAATATACAAAATTCTTGTTATATTTATCTATATATTCTACTATATTCATGAGGTATGTTAATGTTATTCATATAAGTATATATGTATTTAAGCTTTTCTGCATAAAAGAACAATGATACAAAATAGTTATAAGGTATATAAACAAATAAAGAATCTTACATTTGTTTATATAATGAAATTTTACGAAACTCATTTTGAAGATTACTTAATTGCAAATCAATCTATAGATTTACATCCAAAATTGAATAAAATATATAGTAAATTTCCAAAAAATATTCATAGTCTTAAAAATATTTTATTCTATGGTCCACCTGGAAGCGGAAAATATACACAAGTATTAAAATGTATAAAAAAATATAGTCCAAGCGAATTAAAATATGAAAAAAAAATAAGTATTACCTACAATAAACAACCATATTTTTTTAAAATAAGTGATATTCACTATGAAATTGATATGGCACTTTTGGGATGCAATTCTAAGTTATTGTGGCATGATATTTACTTACAATTAATTGACATTATTTCTGCGAAAACGGATAAATGTGGGATTATTTTATGTAAAAATTTTCATGAAATACACAGTGAATTGCTTGAAAACTTTTATAGTTATATGCAACAGAACCATTCCATCTCTATAGATTTAATATTTATGATTCTTACTGAGAAAATAAGTTTTATTCCAGATAATATATTACATTGCTGTGAAGTAATACCGATATCACGACCAACAAAAACGTTATATAATAAATGTGTTCGCAGTAAAATTCAAAATACAGTGTTATTAGAAAACATTACAAATATAAAAAGTATACATCAGTCATCTGATGCATTAATTATTCCACATAAAATTATTTGTGATAAAATAATTTATTCTATTATCACAATTGAAAATATACATTTTATATCCTTTCGCGACTTAATTTACGATTTATTTATATATAATTTAGATATTACAGAATGTATCTGGTATATTGTATCCACTCTTATCTCTCAAGGAAAAATTAAGGGGAACCATACCTCTAATTTATTTATAAAAATTTATAAATTTCTTCAGTATTATAATAATAATTACAGACCAATTTATCATGTTGAATATTTACTATTTTATATTGCGAGTATCATTCATAATTTTTGAAGTGCTAGTTCAATAATATTATAATAACTATTATAATAAATAATACGACCGTGCATTTACTTAGATAAATTATAAGTATTTGTTATAATAAATACTAGTATATGCAATTGTCAGAAGCTTTATTACTATTAGAAATAGATAATTTATCAAGCATATCGCATGCTTCTATTAAAAAGAAATACCATAAGTTAGCTCTTCGCAATCATCCAGATAAAAATGGTAATACACTTCAATCAAAGGAAACGTTTCAAAGAATCAGTGAAGCTTATCAAGTTATAACGAGAGAAATTAGTAAAACAGATTTACAAGAAGTAAGTGATATAAATTTGGATTCAACTACAAATTGTAGTAAAAATACAGATTATAGTGAGATACTAACCATGTTTATTGGTGAATTTGTTAAAGGAAAATATAATGATTATATTTCAACCATCATACAGGATATTGTGGGTGGTTGCAAAGAAATAACATTTACTCTATTTGAAAAGATGAACAAAGAACAGTCTTTATCTATTTACCAATTTATTATTAAGTATAAGTATATATTACATATTTCAGAAGAAACTATTGATAAGGTTAAAAATATTATTCTTGAAAAGTTTAAGGAAATGCAAATATATATTTTAAATCCAAGCATACATGATTTATTTCAAAACAATGTCTATAAATTGGATATTGAAGGGAAAATTTATTTTGTACCGTTATGGCATAGCGAACTCTACTTTGATTCAGATATTATAGTGAAATGTAATCCAGAATTACCAGAAAATATTACTATTGATGAAGATAATAATCTTATTGTTCAGATAAGGGTTTCATTTACTTCTTCTCTCTTGCAACAAAATGTGTATAGTGTAAAGGTAGATGAACTTACCTATGATATTCCATTGAACAAGTTACACATAGTACCCTTTCAGTCGTATATTTTTAAACATCAAGGTATTTCTAAAATTGTAGAACAAGATATCTACAATGTAGAAGAAAAGGCTGATGTCATTATAAATATTATCTTTGAATAATATAATTAACACATTGTTTATGACAACTGCAGGGGTGTTTAATAATATGCCTCCTAGAATATCTGAATTATTGAATACTTCAAATACATCAGCTGCACATGAAACTCGTGGGCTTCGTGAAGGGTTTGACAGGAGAATAAATGAACTATTTGGTTATTTTTTTCCAAGAATACCAGAACCTCAACGCGAGGTTCCTGCAACTAGTTCAGGATGTTGGGTAATACAAGGACATGGAGATGATCAAGATATCGGTTCAAGAAAAACAATATTAAGAGCCATGCTAGAAAATTATCCACATTTAACGGATAAAGAAGCTGGATTAGTAGATTACATTAATAATCACGTAAAAATGTGTATTGCAATGGGCCTTCCAGGACCCTCTGCACCTATGGAAGGGCAACAAGAAGGCGGAGAATGGGATGGTTATACTTCATCTGAGATAGATATTCAATTAGTAAGAAGATGTTTTGAATTATTTGAAGTATATGTTCAAGATAATGACATTACAGTAAACCTAACTGTATTAACTATTTTACATACGATTATAAGACATCAATTGCGCGCAAATTTTGAAGCAATATGGGGTGACTACAATGGAAGATCTAGACCTCCACTTTGGATGCGGCCTTTCTATGCTCTTATGGCAATAGATGAAATATGGGTTCAAAAAGTGTTTGTTGCCAAATCTACTTTCTTTACTCACGCATCAACAGACCGCCTTTTATATCTGAGAGACGACGACCCTGAATTAAGAGTTCACGAAGGTATACATTTAATAGATATGCGAAATAATATGGGCCAACTTTTGCTCGGGCTCATTAAAAATTCAGAAGGAAACAGAGGTCTAGATATAGATATAGATAATATAGCATTTCCAGAAGTAAGACAACGTTTAACTGATTATTTTCATCTTTTATATCCGGGTATAAAAAGGAGTGAAGAAGCCGACCACCCTGAGTTATTATCACTTAATGCCATTCTTGATAAGATACAACATAGATCAGAGCCATTTGTTATGTTAAGTGATATTATTTTATTAGCTTATATATTACAGATTGATTTTTTACAGTTATATGATCCAACATGCAGACCTATTGCTGATTATACAGAAGAGGTAAGACTGGAAACTCGCAGTGGTACAAATTATGGTAAAAGTATGACTCCTCAACAATGGTATTCTCTAGAAACATATCCAAGCGCGCCACCACCTGCGGGTGGTAGAAAAAAAAGTGTAAAAAGAAAAAATAAAAAAACATATACACGGAAGCGTAAAAATAAAGTATTTGTATAATATAATATAGATTCAATAATATGCCATCACAGTATGCAACTATTATAAATCAAAATAATATTAAACATTTTATTCTTAACGTAAATAGGCCATCTAATATTCCTGACACAATCGTTACAGATAGTGGTTTAGAAGTAGATATTCAACATTCAATCCATTCTATTCATAAAGAGGCGTTTGTCATGACAAGAAAATTCGCTGAAGAGTCAGGGTTGTTATACAGAGGGTTTCCTTCAGAGACAGAAAGAATATCAACTATACTTTTCTTGAAATATAGAAAAAACTGCAAATGGATTGAAAATTTAACTTATTATGCAATGACTTATGGAGAATATGTAGACAGTGGAGATGATATAGATACATCAGAGAGATTGCAACATGTTCGGGATAAAATTAGACATACTTTATTAGAATTTATCTGTTATAACAAACCGTCTCTTTGCGTAAGAAATAGTCAACACACCGCAACTACAATATCAACCAATGCATCTACTCCTCTGCCTAGAAGCATTGGTGGAGGCATAAAAAATAACAAAAAATACAAAACACGTAGAGTCAAAAAATCTAATAAGAAAAAAAGTTATAGAAAAATAGGAAAGAAATAAATAAAAAATTTTTTATATTTTTATTTATTTTAAATACTGAACTGTTTATTAATTTACAATTTATCTTTGTTTATATTGCTTTATGCTTCTCCAGCAACCTTCTTCTTGACAACCTTCTTGACAACCTTCTTCGGTTCTTCTGCAACTGCTACCGCTACCGGAGGAACCACAGCTGGGACTTCAACTTGGACTTGAGGAGCAGGAGCAACTTCCTCGTCGCCCTCCTCTTCATCTGAATCTGCGACTGTAGTATTCACAACTGCATCGTCCTCGTCCAAATCAACTGGGGGTTGAGATTTCAACTTTGCCTTATCGGATGGCTTCAACTTAATCAAGCACTCATCCAACAAGGATGGTTTGGGTCGCTGAACCACTGCCTGCGCCAACTTCCACGTAACACCAAACTTTCCATTAGCAAACCACAAACCTCCACATTGCATGATAACCGCAACATTGGTTCCCTTCTTAAGGAAATCAAGTGGCGTTACACCAGCTGCTCCAGGAAAGAGCTTTTCTCCATCCTCGTCGCAAACTAAGCACTTCCATACACCCTCCCAAATAGTTAACTTCACTCGCAAAGTTGGCGCACGAGTTGTATCTGGATTTCCAGTAAACTTATCCTTACCATACTTCAACATGGGTGTGAAGAGTGCCTCAATGACATCTGGGCTAGAATGAGTCTTCCCGAACCAATCCTTAGAGTATGTCAATGCGTCCGCCTTAATTTTTTCTTCAAACTCTTGCATATTCTTCAAAAATGCACTACAATCTTCAGTGGCATACTCACCACTAGGAAATTGCAATGCCATTTCAAATCGCCCATTTCCTTCATATTCCGAAGCACCCCATGTCAACATCAGTGGTGTACTAATTCTAACTCCTGACTTTGTCGCAGGATAAGTAATATTAATACTCTTTCCACCCGAGGCGTTTGCCTTGGGTGGAGCATATTGAATCAACTGTGCATTAAATTGGGTTCCATCAACGATTGTGTCGGCCATTCTGACTGTGATACAATACATTACTGTATTACCTTTAAATCAATTTTTTTTATAATGTAAAATTATTAATAAAATAATATATTTATTGCTTGGTACATGGTAACACAACTGATTTTTAATATTATTGGTGTAAAACGGTTCAAAAAGATTTCTATGGGATATATATAAACTTAGTACAATGAATAATGAATTATATAATAAAAAAATTCAAAAACCATTACCAAGTTCTTTTTACATAGATGAGTATATGAATCATATTTATGAAAGTTGTGAAAAAAATATGCCAACAAGTTCAAAAAAGGTGGATAAAATAACTAATGATGAATTATGCATTCCAACTATTGAGAATATAGCAGTTTTATTTAATAATAATTATAATGTGCAACAACTAAAATTATTTGCAAAACATTATAAATTAAAGGTATCTGGAAACAAGAGAGAATTAGTATGTCGTATTTATAATTATTTAACATTGTCAAACATTGCTATTAAAATTCAAAAAATATTTAGAGGATTTTTACAAAAAAAATGTAATCAATTACATGGCCCTGCTTTTTTTAACAGGTCATTGTGCACAAATGATTCAGATTTTTTAACAGGTGACTCTATGATATCTTTACATCATTCACAGTTTTTTAGTTATCAAGATGCCGACAATTTTATATATGGATTTGATATTATTTCTCTCTATAACTTGATAAAAAAATCAGACAAAACAGTCAAGAATCCATATAATAGAAATCAGATTTCAAAGCAAGTAATTAAAACCTTAAGGACTTTAATAAGAATTAGCAGAATCTTAAAAATAGATATAGATATTGATATTCAAGAAACAGTTGTATCTTATGAAAAAACACTAGAATTAAAAATCTTGGATATATTTCAACATATTAATGCTTTAGGGAATTATAGCGAACCTGTGTGGTTTACTTCCTTGTCAAGAAATCAAATGATTAAGTTTATGAGAGAACTAATAGATATTTGGTCCTATAGAGCGCAATTATCCAATGAAGTGAAAAGAAATATTTGTCCACCGAATGGTGACCCATTTAGAAATATTAATTTTGCTTATTTGCATAATGAAGAAAGTATAGATAATATTAAAAAATCAATTTTGGTAGTATTGGAGAAAATGGTAAATACTGGAGTTAATAATGACAGTAAAACTTTAGGTGCATATTATGTTCTTAGTGCATTAACTTTAGTAAATGATGCGGCAGCAACAGCTCTTCCTTGGTTGTTTCATTCAGTTTCTCATGCGTAAAATATTAAGATGACATACAATCACAAAATAATATATATTTTGCGTTAAATCACTTAAAAAGTAAGTGTCTAGGTATAGTATAATATGGCAAGAACCAGTAAAGCTTCCAAGTCTTCCGACGCTTCCGTTGTTGAGAATGTTGTTTCCGCCCCCGTGGCCGAGAAGGCTCCCAAGGTCAAGAAGACCAAGGAGCCTATTGTCCCCGTTATGGCTGCCGATACTCCTGTAGTAGATGCAGCTGCTGCTGCTCCTGCCGAGGGAGAGTCTCTTGAGGCTTCTATTATGGAGCAATCTACTGAATTTAATGCTAAGATTCAACAGCTTTGTTCGGTTGTTTCTTCCTTGAAGTCAGAGTTCAAGTCTCTTGAGAAGAAGTGGCAACGTGAGCTTCGCGCTGCGCAAAAGCAAAGCTCAAAGCGCAAGCGAAAGTCAGGAAACCGCGCCCCAAGTGGTTTTGTGAAGCCCACGCGCATCAGTGATGAGCTTGCGTCTTTTCTTGGAAAGGACAAGGGAACCGAGATGGCGCGCACTGCAGTTACTCGTGATATTAATACATACATTCGCACAAACAATCTCCAAGATAAGGAGAATGGTCGCAAGATTAATCCCGATGCCAAGCTTGCATCATTGTTGAAGCTTGAGAAGACGGATGTCCTCACCTACTTTAATCTTCAACGATTTATGAGCCCTCACTTTGCTAAGTCAGTCAAGGCTGAGGCTGTTGCAACTGCTTAAATAAATAATAACCTTTATTATTATATAAAAATCTAGAATAAAAATATATAAATTTTATATGATTTATATATTTTAAAAACTTTTCTTAACATCAAACATTGTATAAATATGTTGCAATTCTGATATATCGTAATAATTTTGTTTTTGTCTATCAAGCCATGTATAAAAATCTATTTTTGGTCTTGTTCTTTTATATTTTTTAAAAAGAGATATAGTGTGATATAAATCTTGACACGATGTAAGCCGTTCTTTTTTATTATAATCAGTGCCAGATAAAATACACACCTGACGAAATTCTTTTTGAGTCATTTGCAAATCCTGTAATATATGCGTCATTGTATACAAAACAACATTATGTTGATTTAGATTTAAATACCGCAATACTCTAGGACATCCATAAACAAACATATCCATATCTTCGCTCAAACACGCCCATGCCTTTTTTTCAACAGCTAGTAGTGCACAAAGCCCGTCCGCTTCTCCTGGCGCAACATAATAAGTAACTCCATAATTATTTAGCAATTCTTTAACATTTTCTACATTTTGTTTAGTAACATGAATAAATTTTTTTTGCAATTCATTCATTGCATTGTTTATTTCTTGCTTTTCAGCGTCATCAACAAAACCAGCCCCAAGACGAGCATGTAACATATGAAACTCGTTTTCTGCAATCTTTTTATCTTCTCTGCGTTGTTTTAATAGTTCTTTTTTTTCAGCAGGCGGTTTTCCGTCAAAGATGAAGATTGGAACAATATTGTACAGTTTAAACATAGACAACATAATATTCATATTTTCCATTAATTTACCTTCTTCTGAATACTTATATAAATATATACTTGCATCTATTACGATTGTCTTTCCATTTAATTTTGACAGTGAAACTGTTTGAATAGATGAAGAACAATTTTCCTTCAAAAACTTATTTAAACATCTTATTCCCATACTCTGTTTGTTCTATAGTTTAATAGTATACTATATTATTCATTAAGAGAATCAATTTTCTTTTTCATGTGTTAATTGTTGTATATAATTGGGATAAATATCCCAGAATATATGCCAAACCCATTCTAAAAATCTACCAATAAAATAATTTGAGTACTCCGTTATTATAATCCAGTTGTATAGTTTTATATAAAATTTTCTAGGTAAATTTCTTATTAAACTTTTATGTACTAAAAATTGCGCCGAACCATTATATCCATATATAAAATCATTATTATTCGGTACTTTAGAAATTGGAATATAATCCTCAATATATTCATTATACCATAACATAAATTTATTATATAATTCATCTCCTTCAATTGTTTTTATTAAATCTGGGATGTTCCAAAAATTACAATCATTAATATTATAATATAGTTTATTACTCAAACATGCTTCATTATATTTTTCAATAATTGAACCAGAATGATGCCAACTATATTCTTCATCATGAATAAAAAATGTAAAATCAGTCAAGTTATCATAATAATCTATAATATATTTTAGATATACAGATGCTTCATTACCTTTATTTAATGGAACATTTAATGGATTAGATGGTCGTTCTTTATCGTAAATCATTACATTTATATTTTTACCATTATTTATATTATATGCAAAATCTACATTTTTATTGTATCTTGATACAACAATATTAGTAATAGATGCTTCCATGTATAAAACTTATATAAATAAATAATCTAAATAACGTATTTCAAATATAATAACTCTTATATTTTAATTATGTGCAGATATAAAAGAAAATTGATGTAAAATTAATGTAATAAAACAGTAGTTATACTATAGTTATAATGAGGACACGAAGTATTACTCGTATGATGGAAGAAATGGACAAGGAATATAAATATCCTATAAACCATGTATATATTCATGGTTATGAGTATGAAGTAAATATAGATTTTGATGGTGCAAGTAGCGCTTGGCGAGCAAATAAACAATCTCTTGGGAATGGTTCATTTAAATATATATGTGAAGCGAAAACAAAACAGAATGAGAACTGTAAAAAACGCCCTATGAAAGGGTCATGTTTTTGTAATATTCACCAAGATAATTAACCACGTTATTACAATACAATACAATACAATACCAATTATAAATAAAATTGAAATAAAACGTTCTACCATATTTATAATATTTAATGGCATAGCATGTTAGATGAAGATTTAATTGATGAGATAGGTGAATATTTAGGCTTTGTAATGTGGAGTAAAAGGGATAAATCAAAACATTATGATTTTCCAAATGCAAGGGAAGAAGAAACATGCATTCCAGGCGATCAATTTGTAGAAGGTAGTATAGTTATATACAATACAATCGCATTATTAGTGTATAAAAATGTAGGCTGTTTCCATACATTTAAATCTTTGTATACATTAAATTTATCAACAATAAAACCTACAAAAAACTCAAAAAATCAAACACTATTATCACAGGAATTACTTATTAAAATTAAAATGAGTCTAAAATAACGAGTCCAAAATAATGACTCGTTGAACTGAAGGATATAGTTAATATTTTTTAATGTTATTATAATATATGAGCGGTCATGCGGGGTTTGGTGATATGCAAAGTCATTCATATATGTATCCTTCAGAGGAAGAAAAGGAAACCGATTTTGTTGATTTAGAAAGTGGTGAGAAAGAGGGAGCAAAACAACAAAGAAAACAAGAGGTTCGCGAAAAACAGGTTGCTATAGAAGAAGAGCACAAAAGATTGACAAACATATTTAATACAAATGCAGAAAATGATAAAAAAAGAAGAGAAGCATTTGTTCAGTATTTAAAAGATAACCAACCTCAGTCAGATGAACCGAGAGAATATACTGGTCGGAGACGAAATATTCAAACTGGATTTCCTCATCCATATAGAGAACCAAATAGCGAGCTCTCTGAACAACGTGTGTATTTATACCCTTCTAATGTTAATCCATTAATACCATTTGACACTACAACATTTCAAGCGCCCGATGCAGCGACAGTTCAAGGAATTGGTGCATTGGAGCCAGGCGAAGAAAATGACTGGGACCAGTTTGTTCCCCTGGATTCTGGAGGAAAAAGAAGAAAAAATAAAGGGATAAAGAAATCTAGAAAATCCAAGAAATCTAGAAAATCCAAGAAATCTAGAAAATCCAAGAAAACTAGAAAATCCAAGAAAACTAGAAAATCAAAAAAATCCAAGAAATAAAATGATACAAATATTTTCATTTAAAGTTTTAATTTACCCTAATTCACATATAGTCATTCGCATATTGTTTAATATATATTCTATCCTCTTATCCGGGGTTTTAGCTTTATTTTTTCCTTTTTTAAGAGAATGATAAAAGGATTGCATGCAGTCTACGGAGGTTAACATAGCTTTTGTTTTGTAATTTTTTTCTATGAATTTACAAAATGCTCCTATATTAGATGTTGTTTTTTTAAATTGTAATAATGATAAATTATTTTTGTCACACCAAGTCATAAATCCCTGTACATTATTCATCAAAATTGTCGTTATAATATAATATGCCAGAATATTGGAGTCTTCCTTATAAAGAGCTTCTCTCATCCATTGTGAGTGAGATGTAGTAGAATATAAATCTTTATAAGTTAATCCCATAAATTCCAAAGTTTTTATCATTTGAAAAAACTTGTACGTTCTCTCAAAATTTATAAAAAATTCCCAGTTAGATAAAAATTCGTCTAGTCCAGAATCCTTTTCTTTTCCAATTTTCAAAGAATAATAGCTACAAAAAACAGCATTCATAATTTCAGCCCAACATTCAGTATACGCTTCAAATAAATTTACTTTAGAATTTACTTTAAAGATAGACAACATATGTTGCGTACATTCTTGTATATTCATATCTGAAAAATCCAACGCAAAGTTATGAAAACTCTCATGCATTAGTACTTTAAGCCACTCTTCTTCTCTGAAGACAACAATTTCTGAATCTATTGGGCAAGTATAGGTAAAAGCGGTGTTTACATTATTCTGATTTAAAATATGAATATTACTTGAAGGTAACTGTTTTTTTAAAGATGTAAAATATAAGAATATCGCTAGTTTCTTGGAACATTTTTTAGATGCGTATTCATTGATGATATATAACCAAACTAATATCTTTTCAATATAATCATTGTACAATTCAATCTGATATTCTGGTTCGGGGTGTTCTACAATAAAATGAATGATAACCTCTCTATCAAAGAGAGAAAAAGTATACGATAATGCGTATAACATAGAAGTATTTATATGCTCTCTTATTTCCTTTGGAAAATCATCCTGATTAAATGAACTAGGCCTCGGTATTTGAGAGACTGTATGAATTTTTGTAATAGATAACTTGTAAAACCTGTCACCTAGTTTACTTTTCTGAGATGCAATAAACGCATCTGCTCTTTTAATATCAAAATATAGCTTCTTAAGAAGCTGGTCTGTTTTTTTAGTTTGTTCCGAATGATATATACATTTTTTTTCCAAGAAGAATGACATTAATAATTCACTTGTTTTAGTTAACTTCATTCGTATATAGTATATTTATACTTATTTATTTGATATTTTTATATTATAAATATATATAATAATGGAGTGGTCAACAATTTTTATTATCATACTTATCGTTATTTTAATTATTGTATTTTCAAGTCATATTGTTGTTGTAAATCGCAATCATTATACACCTAATCCAATCCCAGTACCTTATCCTGTTCCATATCCAACCCCAGTTACACCAGTTTATAAACCAATGGTTGGTGGATGTGCCGGAACGCAATTTGGATGTTGTCCCAATTCAAGTGATCCTAAAGTGAATGCTGCAGGTACAAATTGTTACCATTAATAGAAATAAATAACAATAATAAAGTAATTGTATATTTATTATTGTTCTAATATCATTCTATAATTTTGTCATTGTTTAGAGATTTCCTCTGCGTATCTTATCTCGCACTTGTAACAAATGTTCTGCCAACTCTGGTTCTTTAGCTTTTTCATAATGCAATAATTTAGCATTTCTTGTGTTCATCAAAACTTCTTTCATTTTATCAATTTGTGTAAACTTCGCGCAAATAGCATCATATAGTTCTTTTTCTTTTCGTTTTCCATAAAATGTCGGGTCTATTTTCACCTCAGCTGGGCGCACTAATTTACCTTTATATTTTCCGGAAGAACTTGCTGCTGCCTTTGCCATTTCGGGATTTTTAGATAATTCCGTACCAGACTCTACCGAAAAAGAGAGATAAAATTCAGGGTTTGTCTCTTTAAACTTAGAACCCTGATAATAATGTTCTACACTATTCCAGCGATGTCCATCCAAAATAAATGTCCTATCCGGCTCCACCCAAAAATCATCAAGTTTGCGTCGCCAATCCTTAATGGCATGTAAATCAGAAAATTGTCTAATCGCATCCTTCGTAATAGATTCCCCAGAGCCTTTTCCAGGTAATCTCTCATTAGATGATTTATCATAAAACTGAAGCACAACAGATTCCTCATAAAGCCCTCTTATTTTTGCTTCTGATAATTCTTCAAATTTACAAACGGTTGCTTTAAGACCATGTTGTTCTTTAAATCTTAAAAAATCAGGTATGATTATAAATGGTCCTGAATTTTTTTCCACACATTTATCTACAACCAATTCTTTTATACTAAATGGTAGTTCTGTAAATGTAAATAAATATTTCTTCTTATAAGTAATTAATTTATAATGATAACCAAGAAAGTCTACCATAATATAATAATCTGGTGTAAATTCTCTTCTTGATTCCAAGATTGCATCATTTAATTGTCCGCAATTAAGAACATTTCCAATATCATTTGCTTTAAATGCTTCACTTGATAATAATATAAATTTTATATTCAATAATCGCTCCATAGTAGAAACTGCCCATGTATCAGCCCAAAACTTGCATGTTTGAATAATAGCTTGTAATTTCGTAAGTGTATCCACATTCTTCATAAATCTATACTCTTCTAATATTACCTTACTGACTTCCTTTTCACGTAAAATACGGTCTCTTTGAGCTTTTAATTTTTTTGCAGCTTCAGTAAATTGCTTTTTTTGACTTCTATCTAATGTTTCATTATATAATGTTTTGTATTTATTATACTCAATTTCAAGTTCTTTTGCATCCTTTTCATCTTTTACAATTGCATTATGATACATATCATAATGTCCTTTGTAATTCATAAAAAGTTCTTGTGTTACCTCATTTGCCAACTTTTTACGTAATTTTGCAACAGTTGTTACCTGGCCTAGTTGTGAAAATGCATCTCTAATAGCCGCAAAAAAACAATCACCACCACCTTCATTATCAATAATATCATATTTTTTATTCTTCATAAACTTTTGAATCCATGGGTCGGAAGTTTCTTGTTTATATTTTCCTTTTAAATCTGCTGCATCTTTTTTTGTTTCTTCTTTTAACTCTGGTACAATTGGAATCACGCCTTCCGTCTGTGTAAATATATCTTGCCTTATTTTGGGTATTTTTGGTAATTCAAAAGCGTCTACTTCTTCCGTTGATGTCTTTTTTTTTCCCTTTTTATTTTTTTTATCCATTTCATCTGTTTTATCCTCCTCGCTTTCTTCATCCTCATCTTCATCCTCATCCTCTTCATTTTCCTCTTCCTCTTCATCTACATCTTTACCTTTTTCTTCGCTTTTTCCATCAGCTTCACTCTCAGGAACAAGCCTCATGTTTTCCAACATATGTTTTGTGACAAATCTATATATCAATGGGTCATCCAACTTTTCAACCTCCAAGTTCCCCTCTTCATCCATATAATTCAAGACATCTGTAGTAAATAACTCATATACACCAATTTGTATAACTTTATTATTTGTCTTTACTAAATAAACTGGAAAATATGTAATATTCTTATCTTCAAAGTTTCTTTTTGCGTGTCCCACTGCAATGATAATTGGGACTTCTTTCACGTCTATTTCATATAAATTTGCTTCCTTTTTAAAATCATCCGGGTCAACACTCTTTAATTCCGGATAACTAACTGCCTTATCTAATTTTGATAACACCATTCTCTTATAGTTTATACATATAAATAATTTACTATTTAATTATTTTTATCCCAAATAACAAATTTTTTCATTATTTTATCTCTTTTAAGTTCATTTATATAATACCATAGTTCTTTACGTTTCATACACGTTACTATATTTTTTTCATTATTTTCAAACAAAATAATTTCCTCTATGATTTCTTGTTTTTTCATTTTACTAACACAGAGCCCATAATATTCACATATTACTAATAACTGCTTTACACTATAATTATCTTCATAATCTTTCATCATAAAAAAAATAGTATCAACATCATTATTATTCGGCATAGATATAGACGTTTCTTCTAATTCATTTTGCAATGTCGCAAGATCAATATATTGTTCTCGTTGCAAATCACCCTCATCAACAAAGTATGTAATATTTTCTTTATTTTCCATAATATGTTATTACTATAATATACTATGTAATTAGTTTTATATAGAAAAATATATAATTTTTTTATTATTTATTCTTATTATTATTTAAATAGTATATAACTATATATATTAAAATGAGGATATATTATGGTAATACTAATCAATCAATTGAGATTACGAGTATTTGTATAGAATAATTAACAAATAATAATATTATTACAATTCCTCACGGAGATTTAAATCGGGCATATTATTTTACAGACCCATTCCTTGGTATAAAAAAACAAATTATTATTAAGCACAATGATATTATGACTGAATATGATGAGTTTCAACAAATAAAGATAAACGTATCAAATAATACAGTAACTACATTTATTGATACAAGTAATTCACTAACAAATGAAACTATTAATAATAAAATTAAAGATATACATTCTACATTAAAAATAAATTATGGTAGTTTAGATGAAGAACTCCCTGAACAAAAAATGGCAGTTAGATATTTAACTGGAAAAGAAAAAGTTTTAGAAATTGGTGGAAATATTGGACGAAGTTCCTTAGTAATTGCACGTATTTTAGATGATTGCAAAAATTTACTAACAATGGAATGTGATGAAATTATTGCAAAACAATTAACAGAAAATAGAGACTTAAATAATTTAAATTTTAATATAGAAAATTCTGCACTATCAAATAGAAAACTAATTCAAAAACAATGGTTAATAATACCAAGTGATATATTACTACCTGAACATAAATGGGTTAATACTATCACATTAGAAAATTTGATAAATAAATATGGTATTGTATTTGATACATTAATATTAGATTGTGAAGGCGCTTTTTATTATATTTTAATGGACATGCCTGAAATATTAAATAATATTAAATTAATCATTATGGAGAATGACTATTGTCATGTATCATACAAAATTTATATTGATACAGTATTAACCAAAAATAATTTTTATAGAGATTATTTTGAAAAATTAGGTTCTGGAGCTCCATGTGATAATAATTTTTTTGAAGTGTGGAAAAAAATATAATTTAAATACAATATAATAATTCTTTTATTAAGATTTAATATTTTAAAGTAAAGCTGGCAGCGTTACTACAATATTTCTTCTTTAGAACAACTATCATAATGTATAAAGTTATGTCTACCATTTAAAATTGATGACCATAAAATTGTATGTTCATAGTAACGGTTATCATCGGAAAGTTCAACCGTATCAGAGACTTTTCTTAATGATGTATGCAATTTTTTTACTAATTCTGGAGATATAACTTGTATACTGTTGGAAAATAATGTATATTTAATAAATGATTTGTCTTTATAAAATATAAAAACAAATTTAATGCGATTTATAGTATCTGAGATTTCATCCTGAAAAGTATCCATAAAACTACCCATCATTAAAATTAACTTGTCCTTTGTAATAAGCTCGTATGTCATATCTTATCTTCTTATTTAATATTTTGATTTAATTGCTGTTTAATAAATCAATTTTTTTACATTTCAATTAAATCCATAAATTTAAAGATTGATTTACTTGATAAACTGGGATATGTCTTTGCTTTACTATGAGCCAACATTCTTACAATATTGGAAAATGTCTCACCATTGAACAACCGTTCTTGACATTCATCAAACTTTTGCTTATTATATGAATATAATATAGATATATTTTCTGCAATCTCATCTACCTCATTCTTTCTATTTTCCTCCTTGATAAAAGAGAGTAGACTAGTAAGTAAATTAAAAACCATACCTTGCAGGGTTTCTTCACTAATTATCTTATTACTTGTAAGATTTACGAAAAACAAACTTAGAGCTTTTCTGCGTTCATTATTACTATTAATCTTGCAAAATGCATCATAATCCTTCTCAGGATCAACATATTCAATGCATGTAAACAATTCCATAAAGGTCTCCAAATTTTTATGAAAGACCACATTCATAATTTCAAACTGTTTAATAAGCATGCAATATAAATCAGCATACAGTCTTGAAAATAAACGGTTGTTTGATGCAACTTCAAAAATTGAATTACCTACACGCAACATATCTACTTCACTAGTCTCTTCTTGAATTAACTGATTTAATATATCCAATATTTGTCCACTTGCCTCTGAAAATGTTTTATCTGACATTTTATTCAACCAAAATCGGATAGTATCTATATGAGCATCAACACCCTCACGTTGCTCAATTTTAGTTGTTTGAAAAGTGCGTATTGTTTCCCAATCTGAATCATTAACAATCTCCGTAGCCTTATGTCTTCTTTTTTTCTTCATTTCCATACTATTATCATTCTCAGATACACTTCTTAAAGTATGTTCTCTTTTTTGAAAGGTTGGAGTCTTTACATAAGTTGGAGACCCCACTTGTTGAGATAATTCATTTATTATTTTGAGTGTAGCTTCGGGAAGGGCTATATCAAACCCCTTAAAAGTAATATCCACAAAATCGTTTAGACTATATCTCAATGACATGGTCATAATTACATATTACTTTGCGATTGCATTTATATCAATTTTTTTATATATCTTTATCAATTGATTTGATATCATAAAAAAATTGATATAATATTAAATTTGCTTAAATAGTTCAACAGTATATACAGTATTATGTCGCTTGAAAAAGAAGAAACTAACGCAATGAGTAACACCGAAGAGGAGGATACATATGACTCTTCTTATGAAATAACACAATGGGATGATTTGGACATTAAACCCGACCTGCTGAGAGGTATTTATTCATATGGGTTTGAAGCACCCAGTCCAATTCAGAAGAAAGCAATTAAACCCATTTTACTTAAAAAAGATATTATCGCGCAAGCGCAATCTGGTACAGGTAAGACTGCTACCTTTACTATTGGTGCTCTTTCTCATGTGAATACAGATGAACATACGACACAGGTCTTATGTTTATCTCCTACGCGTGAATTGAGCACACAAACTGCTAATGTTATGCGTGGAATTGGTTCCATGATGAAGAATCTTCAAGTGCAGGTTTTGGTAGGTGGTTCTTCTATTGATGAAGATATTGCTGCATTAAAGTCTAACGTTCCACACGTTATTGTTGGCTGCCCGGGTCGCGTATATGATATGATGCGCAGAAATCATATTATTTCAAAGAATATTAAGCTTGTCATTCTAGATGAAGCGGATGAAATGTTGTCTAGCGGGTTTAAAGAGCAGGTGTATAATATATTTCAACATTTCAATGCCAATATTCAAGTGGCTTTATTTAGTGCAACACTGCCGCCGCATATCAGCGCAATTACTAGTAAATTTATGAGGGACCCTGTAAAAATTCAAGTAAAGACGGAACAGTTAACATTAGAAGGTATCGCGCAGTATTTTGTAGCAGTGGAAGATGACCGTCAAAAATATGCAACATTGAAGGACTTGTATAGTTTTATGGCTGTATCTCAATGCATTATTTATGCAAATAGTGTGAAGCGCGTTACCGCTTTATACGATGCTATGTTGGAAGATGGCTTCCCAGTTTGTCGTATCCATAGTGGAATGGACAAGTCAGAACGTGACAAGGCTTTTTCGGAATTTAGGATTGGAGCATATCGGGTCCTTATTTCATCCAATGTGACTGCACGAGGTATTGATATTCAACAAGTAAGCGTTGTCATTAATTTTGATGTACCCAAGTGTGTTCACACGTATTTGCACCGAATTGGTCGTAGTGGTCGCTGGGGGAGAAAGGGTGTTGGAATCAATTTGATTACACGTCGGGACGTATCCAAGCTTAAGGAGATTGAAGGTCATTATTCTACACAAATTAACGAACTGCCTTCTGGTTTTGATAGTTTAGTGAAGTAAAAAATAGTATATTTATTTAGTCTTAGAATAATTTTTTTTAGTAGTTCTTTTACCACTTCTTTTAGTAGTTCTTTTACCACTTCCTTTAGTATTTCTTCTACCACTTCTTTTACCACTTCTTTTTTTATGCAACATTTTTTTAGGTAAGTTACCTTTACCACCAAACCCCCATTCTCCTTGCGATTCCATTTCTTTATTTACTACTGGATACCTTTCTGAAAATGAATCAGATTGTTGATCAGGAGGAGTAGTATTAAAAATTTGTATACAATAAGGATCTTGCGATGTGGAGGTAATCATCTCAAAACAAGTATCACCTAAACCGAGTCTTTTAATGTACATTTGTAACAAAGCATTTCCACCATTCTTATAATTACCTGTATATCTACCTAGATCTTTTGTGTCTTCTTCTATAAAATGCGACATATCTTCTACACCTAATTCTTGCATTAGTAATTCTTTTAGTTTTAATCCATTTCTAACCATTCTTTTATCTAAATCGTTCATTCCATCAACATCAACAAATTTATAACTTGATTCTCTAAGTTTATATATATAATCCGGACCTAAATATTTATTCTTTCTTTTCTCTCTATATGTTTCGCGAGTTAAAAACGGGTCATTCCAATTTCTTAAACCAACAATCTTTTTTCCCTTGTCGGGTATAGTTCGTTCTACACTATTATAACGAATTAGGCACTGGTCAAGATAATTATCATGTTCATCTCGCGAGGTTGGCCGTTTATAAACTTCATCTACTATTTTTAATTCGTTAAATTTTCTTTTTCTATCCTGTGTTGAGCATGTCATCCCCCCAGAAGTTTGATTTGCAAAATTTCCAAAATCTATTATGCATGCGCGCGGTATATTATTTTCATCTGTATAAGCTAACACATTCCCTGAATGCAAATCATTATGTCTTATTCCGGTTGAAGAACATTTGTCTATTTCTATAAGAGCATACGATTTATATTGTAAATAACTATCAAAATCCTCTTGACTTCCAAATCGGTCTTCCCTGACGTCTCTTTCACGCATACATGGAAATGTTGCAAATTCTCTTGAATCAGGAATAAATTCCATTAAAATACAACCAATCTTGTAATTCGTGTAAGATCTCGGGACTCGTCCTTTCGCTCCTTCATGATAGTCAATAAATAACTGAGTTAAAAACTTTTCCATAATAGCCTCACTTCTGTTGTCTGGTTCATAATGAAGAGTGTTCTTAAAAACATCTTTATTATCATAATTTACTAAAAATGATGAAATAATATTAGGAGTAACCGCTTTCATTTGAAAATCCATCATAAACGTTGATATAAACGCAATTTTTTGTAAAGTAATTTCTTGCTCCCAGTCATGAATATATGAAATAACCTTTTTGTCAAGACCAAAATTGTCCCTTCCAAATTCTAATTGATGATAACTATTATAATGAGTAACACCTTCCCTTGGAGCGACACTATCTAATGGGATAAGTTTTAATACCAATTCTGTAACTGGCACGACATCTATTCTATTTTCGCTTATATTATAATATATTTTTAGGTAAGGACAACCCCCAAAATATCCATTATATGTGAGTAAAAATACAACAGCATTTGAACTATTAGTTGATAATTTTTTTGCTATACTATGTTCAAAAAAGTATAATAATGCGTCTCTCTCGCTAAAAGTATCTCTTCTATACACTCCGCTCATTAATATATATATATATATATATTTAGATAATTTATATATAGATACTCGCGTATAATTAGAAAAAAATAAACTCTATATTTGATATAAATCATATGTCCATATCCAATATAGAAAAGATAAACAATACATTCAATCTTCCCATTTTTTATAATGAAGATAAAATGTCGTTGAGCAAAAATATTGTTCAAGATTTAGAACTCATTAAAACAATAGAACCATCGGAATGTATACCATTATATCATTATGCTTTTCAACCAAAAACGTTATTCGGAAAAAAAGTCATTGAGCAAGTTGCAAATTATTATACTACTGACAAGGAGTTTTTAAAAGATACCCAAACTCTCCTTACCAACTTTGTTCCTTTACCTTTAAAAAACGAATACCAATGCGATATTATGCAAATATGGGACGAAATTAAGAATGATACGGGATTTAGAGAGAAATACCACTACATAGACTGGCCTATGTGGGAATACCTGAACAAATCCGATATTTTTCTGCAATTAATGAGTGTTTATAACTTGGCTGCGCCCGTTGTTTCCTTATTTATTCCCGTCATTATTCTCATTATCCCATTTTTTGTTATCCAAATGAAAGGTTTGCACATTACATTTCATGATTATATTGAAGTCCTGAAAGAAATTGCTGCGAATCATGCCATTGGAAAACTGTTTACAAAATTTCATAGTGTAAAATTAGATGAAAAAATATATATACTATTGTCAGCAGCATTTTATCTATTTTCTATTTATCAAAATGTGTTAACATGCTTGCGATTTCATCAAAATATGGTAAAAATTCATCAGTATTTAGAGCAGATTAAAAACTATATCTCCAATACAGAGCAACAGATGCAAAATTTACTATGTTATACAAGCAAACTATCCTCATATAAACAATTTAACAATGTTCTGCAAGAAAAATTGCATGTATTGTATCAGTTTAAAAAGAAACTAGATATCATATCTGCTTATAAGTTTTCTTATAAAAAAGTGGGAGAATTCGGTCATGTGTTAAAACAATTCTACGACCTATATAATGACGAGCAGTATAATGAATCCTTCCTATATTCTTTTGGATTCCATGGTTACATTGATATAATAGAAGGACTGCATACAAATATTAAAGAAAACCATATTTGTTTAGCTAAATTTACAAGTGGTAAGAAAGCAAAACATGGAAAAAAGAAAGATATTACATCTTTTAAAAAGGCATATTATCCAACATTAATTCATAACCAGCCCATTAAAAACTCCATCACATTTGATAAAAATATGGTAGTAACTGGACCAAATGCTTCAGGCAAAACAACTACCTTAAAAACAACTCTCGTTAATATTATCATAACACAGCAATTTGGATGCGGGTTTTATAAAGATGCAACCATTGAACCATACAAACACATTCATTGCTATTTAAACATACCTGACACATCGGGTAGAGATAGCTTGTTTCAAGCAGAGGCTAGAAGATGCAAAGAAATAATAGATTGTATTGAAAAACATTCCCTTAAAGAGAGACATTTTTGTGTTTTTGATGAATTATATTCAGGAACAAATCCAGATGAAGCGGTTTCTAGCGCGCATGCATTCATGAAATATATCATGAAACATAAAAATGTAGACTGTTTTTTAACAACACATTTCTTTGATTTATGTGAAAAATTAGGCGAACGGCAAGATATTAAAAACTTCCATATGGAGACGATAAAACAGAATGATTCTTTTATATACACTTATTTATTGAAGGAAGGAATATCAAAAGTTAGAGGCGGAGTAAAGGTTCTTCTTGATATGAAATACCCTCAAGAAATTATTGATGATTCTATGAAAAAATAATTTTATATTTATAATAATTCGTTCCCTTAAAAATATAAATATATATACTGTTGTTAATAATGGCTCTATCAGATATCTTTACAATGCCCTTCTTTTTTTCCCTAGGAATTACTTTACTAATTGTTGGTCTTTTAGGTATGTATTTTATTCAAAAATTTCAAGAACAAAATCATAAAATTGCGTCCATGTTAGGTCTTGTCTCAACCATGGCAGAAGAACTAAATTTTATCCGAGGTCGTCTACAATATGGCGTGCAGCAAGGTGGAACTAATAACCCGATTACTGTTGTTGAAAATAATGCATCCATGGTAAATTTAATCCCTGTTTCAGATGGTGAAGATGATGATGAAGATGATGAAGATGATGACGAAGACGATGAAGATGACGACGATGATGACGATGATAATGAAGATGAACCAGAAAATACAATTATTGAACTTTCTAACCAAAGTGTGAAAGTAATTAATTTTGGCGAAGTGTTTGATTCTGCTTTAGAGAATCACAATATTGAATCTCTTAATGAAGAAGATGATGTTGAAGAGGACAATAATAATAATGAAGATGACGATAATGAAGACGCAGATGATGATGAAGACGAGGAGGATGATAATGATGAAGAAGATTATAATGATGAAGACGATGACGATGATATTGACAATACTAATATTCAACTACTTGAAATGGATGTTCTAGAAGAATTTCAAGAAGAAGAAGAACAAGAAAAATCTTTAGATGTATCCCAACCCGTAGTAAAAAGTATTAATATAGTTACTTTAGAAGAATCCATGATTGATTACAAGAAAATGTCCTTGCAAAAACTCAAAAGTATAGCAGTTAGTAAAGGACTTATCCAAGAATCATCCAAAGCAACTAAAAATGCTATTCTTAAATTGTTAGGAGTTGAATAATTTTATATAAGTATAATATAACTAACATGTCTTGGGCAACCTGTTATAGTGGTTCTAATAATATTCATTTTGATTTTCCTCCTATTATGGCGGATGGTAGAAACTATGCCAGCTGGCAACCTGAAGCGGTTGTCAACGACCGAATTCGCCAACAAGAAAACATTAAAACTAGTTGGCAATATAGACAATATTTAATCAACAATGCTAGCACTATTATGAAAATCAATAACCAAGAAGCTTGCACTGAACTTGGCTTACCCAGTCATTTTTCAACAAATGCAACCCCATCATCTAATGTACCATTTACATTCAGAACCACATATGATACTGAAAAGCCCGGTTTTGGTTACAATACTAGCAATTTAAAGCAACCCTATTTAACTAGAGAACAGTTACAGGCGCGAATGGTTGCACCAATTATTAATACTAACCAATAAACTGTAACGAATAAGCTATAACGAATAAACTTCAACAAATAAGCTATAATCAATAAATATAATAATACAATATATAGAATGTATTATTATATTTTGGGTTTAACCTTTCTTAAATCATTAAATCCTTATTTTCGCAAACATATTTTGAATATTTTAGAAAGCCATGAGTTACTCTTTATTAATACATTAATAATATCATTTATAGTATTAAGCATTTTTATTTATAAATGTCTTTTTGGTAATACATTTTATAAATCACTTGAAAAATATAAAAGGTTAACTTTTGGACATTATTCGTGTATATTAATGATTTGTATATTTACCGTATTATCCACATTATTTGTTTATGAACTTGATAAAAATTTTAATACACCCTTTTTAAATTCAATCTTTATCAAGGTTGCAACTATTTTGTTTGTATTCCTTGCTGGAGTTTTTTTATTTGAAGAGAAATATACAATGAAACAAATAATTGGGCTTTTCTTGACTATCTTTGGAGTATATCTAATTACACAAAATAAATAATATACGTATTTTTCAATAATATCCTATACTATGAAGATATTAAGTATAGATGTAGGGATAAAAAATCTGGCCTTTTGTTTATTTTCTTCAAACGACAATGAATACAATATTGTAAAATGGGATAGTATTAACCTTGCTCAACAAATTGAAACAAGGTGTTGCGAAAGGGAAAAGTTTAAGGATTGCAACAAACCAGCAAAATTTACAAAAAACGGCAAATGCTATTGTTTAAAGCATAGTAAAAAGCAGCCTTTTTTGGTACCATCATCTGATTTTAAAAGCAGCTTTATTAACAAACAAAAAATTAAAGGATTATATGATATTGCAGATAAATACAAAATACCATATGAAACACCTATTAAAAAGGTTGACTTAATAGAGTGCATCAATCATTATGTATTTAATACATGTTTTGAGCAAATTACACCTACAAATGCATCAGCTATTGATTTAATCACTATAGGTAAAAATATGAAAACAAAACTAGACACTATCCTTTATGACCACATTGATACAATTACACATGTTATTATAGAAAATCAGATAAGCCCTATAGCAAATCGTATGAAAACTGTCCAGGGTATGATTGCACAATATTTTATTATGAAAAATAGTGATGTATGCATTGAGTTTATATCTGCTGCCAATAAACTTAAAAATAGTGACACTGGGCCTAATTCCAATGTCAAGACAAGTTACAGCGAGAGAAAAAAGCAAGGAATACAGCAATGTTTAGAAATAATCAACACTAAACAACAATATTCTTCATGGGAAACATTTTTTAAAAGTCACTCAAAGAAGGACGATTTAGCTGATTCATTTTTACAGGGTATTTGGTTTATATCAAGTAAAGTTAAATAAATGTATTTTCTTGTGGTTCTTGCATTTTGTTATTTATATATTTGCAATTATATCAAAATATATAATTATAAATTCGTAATACTTAAAATTATTTGTTCTATTTAAATCATAATGGATAGTGAAATTATTGATATATCTACAATGAATTTCAGCGAATCATCGCCTGGGTTAATGAAATCTTCAAACTTCGGTTCAGGCATTGAGTTACTAATGAATGATAAAAAGAAAGAAGGAGGGAACTCATCCAACGAAAATATTCATTTAGATGATTTGAATAACCTAGAAAATGAGTTGAATGAATTAGTAGACGATTTTCCAAGTCGCAACTTATACGAAGGCAAATCGGATATGTTTAGCAAAAGTGCATCTTTTAGTTATGATGAAAAACCAAGCGTTAGATTTGATGACGCAGGGGGTCCCACTATAGGGCAAGCCACTGCGGCAGATGGTTCACAAGAATCAAAAACATGGGATGGGTTTGCAAAGTTCAATAATGTTCCAATCAATCCTGATAAACAAATGCCGTCACAACCACAAATGACAAAGGAAGAATTATTAAGAGAGAAGTTCAAGTATTTAAGAAAGTTGGAGACCTTAGAGAGCAAGGGCGTGAACCTTACCAAAAAATACACAATGGAGTCTCCTCTCGCGGAAATGCAAGGAGAATATGAAATGATAATGGAAGAAAAGACAAAACAAAACTCTGTCAAGTTTCAAGGAAATATGTTGATGGCTTGCATTAATGGTATTGAATTTTTAAACAATCGCTTTGACCCGTTTGACGTTAAATTAGATGGCTGGAGCGAGCAAGTGAATGAAAATATGACTGATTATGATGATGTATTTGGTGAATTATATGAAAAATATAAGAGCAAGGCATCCATGGCACCTGAATTAAAGTTGCTCTTTCAATTGGGTGGTAGTGCCATGATGGTTCACATGACAAATACCATGTTTAAATCAGCCATGCCAGGTATGGACGATATTTTACGTCAAAACCCTGACTTGATGCGTCAATTCCAAACGGCTGCAGTGAACTCCATGGGGCAAAGCAGTCCTGGTTTTTCAGGGTTTATGAATAATATGATGAACTCTGAACCTCAAGTTTCTATGAGTGGTCCACCTCCGCCTCCTATGGCCACGCAGGGTATGAATGCTCCTTCAAGCCGACCTGGAAATAATAATAGCTTCTCAAGTAGACCAGACCTTAGCAGTGGAATGGGACGCAATGATGGCATCAATATAAGGGAGTCATTTGCCGGAGCAACGGATGGAGATAGAAGCTCGCGAAGAACCCGCCCTGAAATGAAAGGGCCTGCTGATATTTCCGATATCTTATCTGGATTAAAAACTAAAACGATTAATATCCAAGAGTCAGCTGCGCCTCAAAAGGCGAATGCAAATGTGAATGTAGGTAATGATGACAGTAGCACAATTAGTATCTCTGAATTAAAGGAGTTGCAGGCGGAGGGAAATATGCCCAAACGCAGCAAACGACGACAAAAATCTGATAGAAATACGGTAAGTTTGGATATTTAATTAATAAAATAATTTTAATTACTGTATAAACTATATAAATAGTAGATGGAAATCTAACTAAAGTAATTATGTCACGCATTGCATTAATTACAGGTATTACTGGTCAAGACGGTTCTTATTTAGCAGAATTCTTATTAGAGAAGGGATATCATGTATGGGGTATTATCCGTAGGTCATCTAATATAAATACATCAAGAATTGAACATATATTTGATAAAATAATATTAAAATACGGAGATTTATCAGATGGTGTAAACTTATTGAATATTTTGAATGAAATAAAACAAACGTATCAAAATAATGATATTCAACAACTTGAAATCTACAATCTAGCAGCAATGAGTCATGTAAAAGTATCTTTTGATATGCCTGAATACACAGGCGACATAGATGGGTTAGGAGTATTACGATTATTAGAAGCAACGCGCAACTGCGGAATCCCTTTGGAAAAAATTCGTTTTTACCAAGCATCTACTTCTGAATTATATGGAAAGGTTCTTGAAATACCACAAAAAGAAACAACTCCCTTTTATCCAAGATCACCTTATGGAGTTGCAAAACTTTACGGGTATTGGATTGTAAAGAACTACAGAGAATCTTATGGAATGTTTGCATGTTCAGGTATTCTTTTTAACCATGAGAGCCCTAGACGTGGTCATAATTTTGTTACTAGAAAAATAACAATGGGTCTAAATAAAATTTTAAATGGTACATCTGATAAACTGGTTTTAGGTAATATTAATGCAATGCGAGACTGGGGGCATGCAAAGGACTATGTTGAAGGTATGTGGTTGATTCTTCAAAATAATACACCGGATGATTATGTATTATCCACTAATGAGTATCATAGTGTTAGAGAATTTATTGAAAAATCGTTTCTTATAAAAGGTATTGAAATAAAATGGAAAGGAAGTGGTATTGATGAGATTGGATATGATTCAAAAACAAATAAAGAACTTATTTTTATTTCCGAGAAATATTTTAGACCAGCTGAAGTAGATGAATTATTAGGCGATTCTACAAAAGCTCAAACCGAGCTAGGATGGATGCGCAAGTATTCGTTTGATGATTTGGTTAAAGAGATGGTAGATGCTGACTGTTTATAATAATTTTACACTAGAAATAGAATATTAATATTAAAAATAGAATATAAAAATAGAATATAGGTTAAATTTAATAAGAATAAAAATAAATAATATAAACTATAGGATTATATTATATATTTACATGTTACATGAAAATGGCCTTTTTATCTTTCGCAGAGATTTCCGGTTAGTAGATAACCATGGTTTGCATTATATGCATTCAAAATGCAAACATATATTTACTATCTTTATTTTTACCCCAGAACAGGTTTCAAAGGCCAATGACTATAAATCTAATAATGCTGTGCAGTTTATGATTGAAAGCTTGCAAGACCTTTCAACTGAAATTCACAAACATGGTGGTCAACTTCATTGTTTCTATGGTAAAAATCAAAAGGTTATTGCAGATTGTATTCATGCATGGAACATTGACTATATATGTTTCAATAAAGATTATACCCCTTATGCTATAGAAAGAGATACACATATACTTGATCTTTGCAAAAAGCAAATAATTTCTTGCGATATTATTCCAGATTATTATTTGCACGAGCCTGGAACCATTGTAAGTGGTGGGGGTACTCCTTATAAAAAATTTACCCCATTTTATCATGCATGTTTAACTAAAAAGATTCAACCGCCTACAACGATTGAACGAATAAAATTTAAGGCATCCTCTGCACATGTGCCAAATACTATTTCTCTTGCGAGTGCACTCACAAAATTTACCAAATCTAATTCAGAGATTCTTGTACATGGTGGAAGAACTAATGCAATTCGGGTTCTCAAAGAAGCAATGAAAACACAAAAACATTACTCCAAAACACATAATGAACTAGATAAACCCACGACACAGATGTCTGCATACATTAAATTCGGATGTATAAGCATTCGGGAAATGTATAAAGCATTTAGAAATAACCATGACCTTGTAAGACAATTGATATGGCGTGATTTTTATATGAATATCTTATATTCATTTCCATATGTTCTTGGAAAACCAATGAAACCGAGTTATTCCAAAATAAAATGGCATCATAATGCTTCTTGGTTTAAAGCATGGACTACTGGGTTAACCGGATTTCCAGTTGTAGATGCAGGTATGAGACAATTGAATCATACTGGATACATGCACAATAGAGCAAGACTGGTTGTTGCATCCTTCTTAACAAAAACTTTATTAATAGATTGGAGAGAAGGGGAGAAATATTTTGCTATAAAACTAACCGATTATGACCCAGCAAGCAACAATGGTAACTGGCAATGGATTGCTTCTAGTGGAGCTGATTCCCAACCCTATTTTCGCATATTTAATCCATGGGCGCAATCAAACGATTTAGACCCAGATGCAAGTTATATTAAACAATGGATACCAGAATTAAAAGATATTCCAGCAAAAAATATTCATTCATGGAATGAGACATGGAAAGAATATAAGGACGTTCATTACCCCAAACCTATTTGCGATTATCAAATACAAAAAGAAAAAGCACTAGCCATGTTTAGAAAAATATATTAATATAACCGTAATTATTTAATAATAATTTTATACTATTCTAATAATGGACTACGAATCAAATGAAGAAAAGTTATTATTTGATAAACATCATATAAAAATGGTAAAAACGGAAGATAAAAAATATAAAATAGAGTTTGAACTAATAAACCAATTAATATTACTTGAACCTATTATTGATTTCAATCTCATCAAACTTATATATGAAATTAACAAGGACGCTATTTTTACTGATATGAATATAGAATTACTTTCGGAAAATCATGCAACTATTTACATAAAAATGTTTCATTTTTTTGCAGACTTTGGAATCAAACAGAAATATATACATATAGATTCACATATCAGTAAATTTGAAAATACTATTACATTTCATGCAACCGGTATTAATTCCAAAAAAGTATCATGTGAGTTATTACCATTGTCTTCTATTACAGCGGTATGTAACATTATTAACCCTCATAAGGTTGGTTTCACAATTTCTTTTTGTTTTGACAATACGTTTGAGGTGTCCGAGGTCATTGAAAAAATGGTTATTACACTTTTTTGTAAAATTATACAAAGAACAAAGCAATGTATTGAAAAAATGACATTATATATAATATAAATACAAATAGATATAATATATAATGAAACATATCCTGGTTTTATCTTTCTTGTCAAACGTTTTTTTTATGGTAGATATATTTTTTTTGTTTCTATATGAATATCTATGTTTTTTAATGAGTCGGAAATATAGTCAATGTATTTATCATATTTCTCATGGTTTAGCTAAAAGAAATATTTTATATGTTAAACTATTTCAGGCAATTTCTTTAAATAATCAATTTATTGATGAAGAAATAAATAATCAATTACTGCAATATACGGATTCTGCACCTTATTCTGTTGATGATGTAAACTGTGAGTTAATTATTCAAGTTATGCAACAATATAACTTAAAAAGCAAGGAATTATTTTTAAAACCGATTAATTCTGGCATGATATCCTTGGTTTATAAAGTTTTAAATGATAAGAATGAGAACATTATCCTTAAGGTAAAAAGACATAATATTGATACTACATTAAACAACGCATTAGAAAGGTTACAATTCTTTGTTTATATTCTTTCATGTATACCCTATTTTAATACATTCAATATACCATCTACTATTAACAAAAATATTTTGCTCTTGAGAGAACAGTTGGACTTTACAAAAGAAGTTAAAAATACACTAGAGATTTCAAATTTATGCAAAGATATTCATTATATAAAGATTCCTCGTATTTATGAAGAAGTTACAAAAGAGTATCCCGATATTATTATGATGGAATATATAGATGGCCAACACATTTTACAAGTAAATAAAAAAGACTATGAGATATATGCCAAATTGGTTTTAAAGTACGGATTTGTTTCGTTGATGTATCATGGTGTAACTCACGGCGACTTACATTCAGGTAATATATTGTTCATTAAAAATGAAAAAAAAAATGATAGCGATACTACACTAGAGTATCAGATTGGACTAATTGATTTTGGAATTATTATTAAAATAAACAAACAAATGACAGAAATGTTTTTAGACGCAATATCGGACGTTTTTTCTGAATCAGGACGTGTTACTGGTATTAAATTATTACCCTATATGATTTCTAATTTTGATACTTTACCAAATCACAATAAACAGCATGTATATGATGAGATCGGAGAAATAATTGATAAAGTAATAACATCATCAAAAGAAGCAAATCAGCTTAAAATATATGAATTTTTTCATAAATTTAATACATATCTAAGCAATGAAGATTTTAAAAAATATGATATCAGTGTATCAGACGACTTTATAAAACTACAAATGGGCTTAGCGATGTCTCATGGAGTTAGTATGCATCTATGTAATGAAGATTATATGATTTTTGCAAATAAAGTTATTTGCGAATTGTTTCATATGGACCTACTATATTGTTTATAAAAATTCTTATTGTTGTAGAAAATAATTTAAACCTAATATTATAAAATATTTTATATGTTTACATTTTTAGAGAGAAAAAAAATAGATTTCTATGGATTTAATTTATCATGTCTACAAAAATCTAATGGCAAAGGATACATAGCCACTATTCGTCAATGTATCAACTCAGGAGATTGTGGAGTAAAGTTAATTGAACCTGCTAAAGATGCAGATAAAAGTGAATGGGATGCTTATAGAACTGCTACTAGTCTAGCTTATCCGCAGACTATTAATAAAACATTTTACTTAGATTTAAATAACAACTTTGATGTTATAATAGCGCGAGAATTATTTGAAACCAATATACCCGTCTATTCTTCTTTTTCCAAAGGCATTGAAGATTGTAGATTGATTGACGAAAAATCTTTACTATGTGTTTGTTTGTCTAGTAATCCTAATTGGAAATCTGAAATGTGTTATGCTGAATTTGAAGAGAATAAGATAAAACGTTTACAACAATTATATATAGAAGAAGAACAATACTCAAAAAATGAGAAAAATTGGTTATTTCTTAAAAAACAAGATGACAACCATATTATTTGTTTATATCATTACAATCCGTTAAAGGTTATTTCTGTAAATATTCACACAGGAAAATCAAAGGTTATAAAAGAATATACTATTAAAGATAAGAAATTAACTTCACATGGAGGAGCTTGCGTGTATTTGGATAAAATAAATAAATATTTAGTTACAATACGCAATGTTTCTTACGGAAAATTTTTTGGAAATCAATTTTTATTATTGAATGATTTATTTGAATTAGAGGGAATAAGTGAGGTATTTAATTTTCCGAACTGCGAAGGGTTATATCAAATGTGTATGTCTCTAATAATTAATAAGAATGATAAAAATCAAGAAGTTGTACATGCATTTGTTGGTGTAGATAATCGCACATGTTTTATTTATGAGGGCTTGTTAGATGATATTTTAACAAATTGTAGACATGTTACAATAGCATAACTTATTATTTGAAAAATATGTTTATATTTTTTCTTTATCAATTACCACCTCTTTTGCAACATTTCTAATAATTTTATTGTATTTTTTCAAATCTGATTCTGTAGATGAACCACCCATGGATTCATGAAGAATATGAACATAATCCATGTGTTTTTTTGTTTCAGTATCCTCTGATGTAGGATTTTCTTTCACCCATGTGGGAATCTGTTTGATATTTTTGTTTGCAATATAATTGATTGCTTGTTTTATTTTCATATTTTCACTATTTTCTTTTTCCCATGCATCTTTATCTTTAATATACAATGTCTCCCGCTTTAAATCGCTGCAATGAATAGGTCGTTTGAAAATATCAAGTTCTTTTAATCCACGTATGAAAATTTTACTGATTCCTTCAGTATAACCCAATTTACCCATCATATCCAAGTCGCTTAACTGCAATTTTATGGTATTTACAAATTCCATAATATTGAGTGCATCTTTACACTGTTCATTTAAAAAGAAATTCAAATTAAAGTTATTTGTAGTATTGTTTGTTGTATTATTTGTTACCTTGTCATCTCTTGCAATCTCTAATATTTTTTTGTTCTGGTCCATAATTAAATCTTTGAACTCCTGGTTCTGTTTAATCAATTCCATATTTTGGTTTAATAAAATTGATACAATATTATTGGAAGATGACGTATTATCGTGTAATAAATTTGTTTGCATTGAACATTTTTTTTTGTGATTGCATAAGCTGGACATGTGTTTATAACTTTTTCCACATGGACACTGGAAATTACTATCGGCGGCGTTTTTTGTTAGTCTGGCGTTAGGATTTGTTAGTATTTTATGTTTACGTGTCAATAAATGACGATTAAAATCACTTTCTTTGCAGCATCCAAAGTCACATTCTTTGCAAATAAATTTGAAGGCGTTTTCTGGCGTTTTTTTATTAGGATTCATTAGTATAATAGACTAATAGAAAAAACGCCTAAATTCTTTTTGCAAAAATAGTTAAAAATTATGCTAACAAAATTAGAATTATTTTTTCTGTGGCCCAAACCATGGAGACCATAAGGGACAAAATTTGATGCATTTGTCGTAAAATCCTCGCCCTATTGAAAAATGGACATTTATTTTTGTCCATTTTCATGATCCAGGGTACTTTGCCAACTTTTAAATTTCTTCCCCCGGAGGTTCTTTAAGTTACTTTTAATATATATTATTTATGGCATCTACACAGATTAGGACTCCTTCTGATTAGTTATATTCTTATCTGGTTGATATTAAAATTGAAATAATAATATATGATTGTTAATAAAGTAACAATTACTATGCAATCTTTTACGGAAACGATACAATCTGAAAATCCTGAATCTATTCTATTTATAGATGGAAGCTACTTTTGCTTTCATAGATATCATTCTATCTTACGATGGTGGAGAAGTGCTTACCCAGAGACAATTCTAGAAGACCCCTTTAAAAATGAGATGTTTGTACAAAAGTTTAAGAAGACGTTTATAGAAACAGTCAGCAAGTTGACTAAGCAACTACAATTGAAGAACCACAAACCGTTCATGATTGTGGGAAAAGATTGCAAGAGAGAGAATATTTGGAGAAATAGTTTATACCCTTCTTATAAAGGAACTCGTGTAAAAGATGATGATTTTATGGGAGGCCCTTTCTTTAAAATGGTATACGATGAAGGTTTGTTTCAATTGGGAGGAGTTAGAGCTATTTTAAAACATCCGCAGTTGGAAGCGGATGACTGCATAGCATTATCTGTGATGCATATTCTCAAGGCAATACCCGATACTAAGATTAATATTATCACAAGTGATAAGGACTATTTACAATTAGCTGGACCCAGGGTCAATATATTCAATTTGGCGTACAAAAATATCACGGAGAATACGTTGGGTGGAAGCGCCGCAGCAGACCTATTTTGTAAAATTGTAATGGGTGATACTAGTGATAATATTAGTTCAGTTTTACGTAAGTGTGGACCAAAGACTGCTTTAAAATGTTATCAAGATAGAGAATATTTTAAGGAACGAATGAAGGCTGAAAATGCATACGATAAATATGAATTAAACCAGAATATTATTGATTTTACACGTATACCATCAAATCTTGTGGATGAATTTATGCAAGATTACGCTTGTATAAATGCTTAGTAATAAATAAACGCTTAAAATTAATATAACCGTCTTGTTCGGTTATCATATTGATAAGGAGTTCTATAGTTTTTTCTAGTGTAGTCATTTTCTCTATCATACCGAGTTCTATCATCATACCGAGTTCTATCATCGTACCGGCTTCTATCATCATACCGATTTCTATCATCATAACGATTTCTATCATCATACCGGCTTCTATCATCATAACGATTTCTATCATCGTACCGACTCCTATCATCATATCTATGCACATCATAACGTTCATCTCCTTTTTTATCTTTATCTTTATCTTTATCATCGTATTTAACAGAAGAGGGTGCAATAATATTACTCTGGTTGAACTCCATGGGTTGATAAGCGAGACCAAACATATCAGCATATGCCTGGCGTATCTTTTCATATTGTAAATGACAAGCAATCACTGGTTGTTTATGTAACGGTATGGATTCGCCTGGATATAACTCAAGGTCAATAATTATATAATAACTTAATTTGGATTCTGCTTGTTGTAAAATAGGTCTTCTAGTATCCATATATCTATTTCTTCCAGAAAAACGAAGACCTTGACCACCAATTTGCTGTTGTTCCGTTGAAGAAAATGGAATCTTTGTTTCACTACCACTTGAAAGTGTATTGACAGAACCCAAATTTCCGAATGATGCTTTTTTAACTTTAAAATCCCCCTTTGATGGTTGTACTGATGACGATGTACTGGGTCTTGGAATTGAACCATTAGCTTGTGCATCCATTTGTTGAAAATATGCACGAAAGTTATCATTATGATAAAACCATGTTGCTTGTCTTGCCTGTGGTCTTATATATTTCCATTGAGTTTTATAGACCAAGTATTTCAAATAATCAGGTATTTCATCAAATGTATACATTATTTGTTCCAATGAGTTACAATACATAATCTCATAATGTTGTACACCTTCATCATTGCTAGTCAATAATATAAATGCAAAACGCTGATAGTCGTTTGCAAGTTGCATCTGAGGTTCATCATATATTGTTGAAAAAACCCGATATATTCCTGAAGTATCCATTATTACTTCATTACGAACCGCTTCCATTCCATTATACATAACATTGTCCAACCCCTTTATAGTATAAGTAATAGGTGACCCTTTATTGTTGATATAACTTATAACTATACCTTGCATTTGTTGTAGAGAAGATGACTCTGGTTTAAATGTTACGTGAAATCCAGCGGGAATACCTGCATTATTATCGGGTAATGTAGTATCAATTACAATAAATTTAACACCAAAAATACCTTCAAGAACTTTGAGGGAAGTCTCGTCACCCCAAAACCGATTATTTTGTCGTATAATGTTTCTTATTGCTGGTATATCAAATGGAATCAATTGATTTTTTTTTGGGTCAGTGTCAATTAAAAAACTATATAGACGTCTTACTGGGTCATCTGCCTGTTGATTAATAATATCAAAATTTACAGCGTTTTCGTACCATTGTGCTATAATACCATCTGAAATTCCATCAATCGGGTCGGCCACAGCTCTTCTTAGAGAAGGGTTTGAGTAAAATCCATTATTGGAAAATTTATTATCTGTAGTTTGGTTATGTAAAATTAAATACATGTTAAATATATCAGATATTGCATAAAATAAACAATCACCCCCACCAGCGTTATCAATGACTATCCAATCTTCAATGATATCGTTTACATTTGAAGGTACAATTACAGCATTATCGCGATTCCCGTCAATAAATAAATACTCAATATTAGATTGTAGATTTATTGTATTATCGTTATCATAATTATTTGATAGTTTATGTATAAATGCATCTTTAATTTGTTCTCCAACTGTTAAAGGTGGTTTTGTAGAGCCAGAACCATAGCTAGAGCTAGAGCCACTTGTAGAACTGGGTCCGCTTTTTTTTTGTTCACTACTATTCATAATCCAGCTGTCATCATCGTCATCTATGTCCGCAACAATATTTACACAGGTATGTTTTATTCCTAGACTAGAAATATGTGGAATCAAAATATCAACTGCTTGATTGTATTTTCTCCTAAGAGTGCTCATTGTACCTCTTAATTGTTGTAAATTATTATTATTTGTAGCATTTTGTGTTTCATTTAGACGTAAATTTTCTTCAGAATTTTCAGCCTCTCTCCTACCCCAAAATAAATAATTGGGTATATACTGAATAAAATTAGGAGGAGACTTGAGAATATCACGATAACAGTGTCGCAATCTAGTATATTTTTTCTTTGCAATATTAAATATATTTTGTTTTGTGGAAATAAGTGATATATGTCTGGAATATTTTATTGCGGAAATGCGAGAATATATGGTAATCAAATCATAGCATAATCCTAATGCATTTTGTAAGCGCAAATAATCGTTGTATTGTTTTTTATATGCGGTTGATTCCTTTGTATCAAACATAATAATGGTTTGCTTTTGCAAAGGTTTATTAAGTGTTGAAAGATTCGTTAAAAATGCTGTTCGCTGATTTTCACTGTAAGTTTGATTATATTGTTCTAATAAATTTCTTGCAATACCTATTTTACCATCACTCACCTTCTCTCCCTCAGTGTTACCTATAAGATATGATTTAATATTGTCCAAAAAAATACTGGTATTTCCATATAAAATTTTCCACATTTCCAAGTCTACTTCTTGGTTCAAACTTAATAAAACAAATATGTAAATATCAAATTGATATTTATCAATGCGCAATAACATTGGAAATTCATAGAATATTCTTAATAATTCTGCATAATTTTTTGGCTGTTCTTTGATTATTCTTATATGATTTTCCACCATGGGAACTAATTTTTTGAGATAATTAATCCGTATTGACATAGTTGAATTACTATCTAGTTCACTATCATTTAAGATTTTTTTATAACTTTGCATATCAAGTTTGATAATATTTAACGCTAATATATTTTGATGCTCTTTATCAGTATTGTGTGATTTATAATAAGCTTCTTTTACAGTATATAATTGAGAATAAAATGAATAAATAGCCCTTATATATTCCAACTGATAATGTATTTTATTTATCAATAGTTTTATAGCATATAACAGTGCATTCAGAAATTGTATTCTATATGTTTCAAATGATATAATAACTTGGGTTATAGTTTGTTTTTTAGCAGAATCTGCAATAAGTCTATCAAATGGCATATCTTTTTTATAAGTTGAAAGAAGCTCATTAATTTTATCAATCATACCGTCATATTTTAATTTATTTCTAAAAATATTAGCGGTTTGTCCAGCTGGCGTTGTTGATAAACTGGTTGCACTTGAACTCGCTGTGCTTGGACTCGCTCCACTTGAACTCGCTCCACTTGAACTCGCTGTACTTGGACTCGCTCCACTTGAACTCGCTGTATTAGGGCTAACAGATAAATTAGTAGTGTTACTACCAAAAATACCAATAGAAGTATCAAATTGTTCCTTTGATTTGTTATATAGTGTACCTTTTTTAACTATATTTTCATAAAGTGGAAGTAACACTTTGGAATTTAATTGAATATCTTTTGAATAATTCCTATCAATAGAATAAAGAATAGTCAATGAAACTGGGTCACTTGATAAATTCGCGTCGGTATCAAAATTAAGTATATTTTGCTCTACTATTTTTTTAGTCACTAAGTTGCGCGCAATTTTTGGTATTTCCTTTCCCCACGATTTAATTGAACTTTCTTCCCCAGGTATTTTTACACTATCCAATCCTCTAGCACTATCCGACCTATATGTATCAATAAATTTACTCATGTCAGTTGAGACAGCAAACCCTTTTACTGCACGGGAATGTTCCCGTTTAAATTTCTTTAATTCGTCGTTTGCAAGTTTTTGTTGAAATAAAATTGGTGATTGTGAATTATAAAGCCCCTGCCCATAAATTGTTCTTGAAATATGACGTTCAAAGTCTTTTGTATCTACTTGCCAATCTCCATTTACCCAATCATGTGAAAAAATAGTATACGGTTTTCCTTTTATATAAAATAAAGTACCTTTTTTGAATAACGTATTAAGCGTTACTTGAATATTACGATCAATGGTTCCATTCTCCGTGGCTTCTTCTAAAGTTTGCGGTTTTTGAGGAGAATTCACAATATTACGATTGATTAAACTAGTAAAATCTCCTTTACTAAAAAATTGTGTAAATATTTCGGATTTTGGATACTGTTGTGGTATATTATTAACTACGCTCTCGTTTAATTTGATAAGTGGATTAAAATAAACGGTATGCCCCCTTATATTTGGTACAGTCATATCGGGTTCATATTTAATTTTAGAGTATCCCCGAATTCTTGTGTTAATGAATATTGTTAATGAATTTGGAAATGACATTCTTATAATAAAGAAAGAATATTAAAATGGTATTATATTCTTACTTATAGTTTGTTTAGTTTGGTTTTTTATAGCTTTTCCTTAAAAGCCGAATAGAGTTGTTGTTGTTTTATCTTCTGTTTTTCCCTTTTTGATTTCTCCAAAATGGCTATTGCGGAATTCAACTCTTCATCGCTAACTTGTCCATCATTATTTGTATCTTCAGCCGTTTCCAATTTAGTTAAAACTCTATAATGATGAGGAACCACACAAAATGAACTTTCTTCATTAAATAAATGGTCAGATAGAATAACAAATATAGCAGTTAACCCAAGCGCAGCATATATATCACGAGTACCCATCCAGGCCATTGCGAATACTAGTATTTGTTTGCTGATAGACATTTTTAAGTATTCTTCAGTTGATTTGCTAAATTGAATAGTAATAAATTTAGACCCAATGTTAAGTAATATCATAACACAACCTGCAAAAAACTTGCTACTATTTAAATAAGAAATATGATTGTGTAAATAATTAAATATGTTCATAAATATAGTTGATTGTGGAAAACTATATTGTTTATTCATATCTTTTGCTGATGAATTCTTTGTCATATAATTAAATAATATTAAAACTTTTTGAATATTATTAAAGCGTCTACAAAAGACTATTCTTTTTTAGAATATACTGAATGTTATTATAAAGCATATTCCATTTTTTGGAAAAATAATTTTGAATATCTCTAACGCGAGGTTTATAGAATCTATTGATAATAGGAACAAATGATTCCTTCTTGTTATGTAGAGAAAGAACGACACACATCATTACACTTACAGATACAATTATAAAAATAGATAGCATTTGATGTTGCTTCATATACTAGTGTTACATAAGAATTATGATAAAGTAATTTGTTTTACAATTTATTTAATAAATCATTGTTCCACTCAATGTGTTATGCCTTAAATTCATAAACGGCTCCACTTTACTATTTTTAACAGGTGTATAGGGTATTGATTTGGAGCTTTTAGATGCAATTTGTTTTTGCGCATTCAACTTTAAATTAACCATATCTGCTTGTTTTTCTACCGGTTTTGTAGTAACCACTGGTTTTACAGCACTCGTTGCAGGTGCAGCAAATTTATTTGTTACTAAGGCTTTATCGCCAACTTGCGCAGGATTAGATTTCGTTGGTTTTCCAATATCAGTAGTGTCTGTTTTAGGACAATCAGTTCCAGAACAGGAGCTAGAGCTAGAACCAGAACCAGAAGATTCCTTTCCAGTAAATCCTTCGTTTCCAGTTTTGAATAAATCAATATACAATGCAAGAGTAACAATAGTTGCTGTTAATCCAAGAACAATATTATAATTTGTCAAAAGAATAACTATAATTAAAATAAATAATTTTCCTAAAACGGTATTGAATGGTTTTTTAAATATTTCAGGGTATTGTGCAATGAGAATAATTAAAAATACAAAAAAAAGTCCCAAAATATTATGACTTTTTACTTCATAAAATTTTTCAGGTATAATATTGTTAAATATATCGCTAGTATTTTTCATTTATTAATAGATAATATTTTATTTTTATGACTAGATGATTATACAAAATGCAATTAGAAAGAATTTCAGTGTGTTTCTTAAATTATTATCTTATTTTTTAATAAGAGAATGTCTTTAGCAATGTATGCTGCACCATTTGATAATGAAAATACTCAAATAAATGATAAAGATAATGATGGCCACATAGCAAGAAAAAGAATGGCAAATAATAGAACGCAAAAACGTGTTCCTAAAGAAAATCAATATTCAGAAAAAGTAAACTCGGTTCTACAAAGTATCAGTAATTTACCTGAACAATCTGATTCTGGTTTTAATTCTGATTCTACGGGACTAGCTGATTTTCATCCAATTCCACCACCCATGTCTGTTGGAGTTGAACAAACAAAATTAAGAGAAGGTCAATCTGCAACACCAACTGCAACACCAACTGCAATGTCAGAGAATAAAGAGGAAAATTATACCAGATTTATGCCAAATTATGACAAAATGTATAAGACTAGTGCAACCAATATGCCTTATTATTCGGGCTATAATTACCAACAAGGCATGAATAACTCAACTCCTGCTATGCAAATGCAAAGTGAGAATAGTGTTTTACTAGATAAATTGAACTATATGATACATCTTTTAGAAGAACAGCAGGATGAAAAGACAAACAATGTAACAGAAGAAGTTATATTATATTGTTTTTTAGGAATCTTTATTATTTTTGTAGCAGACTCATTTGTTCGTGTTGGAAAATATGTGCGATAAAATTTGTCTTCTATTCTTGTATCTTTTTCATTTCATTTCAAACATCAATTTGGAATGAAAGTTATTATAATGGAACCACAACCTTTTTCATTAGTGGTGAGCCTTCCATTCTATCTTTAGATGGAGCACCCATAGATTTAAAGAATTTCTTATAATTTTTTATAACATAGTCAACCGATTGGTCTTTCGCTTTTGGATATAAGTATATTTCATAAGAATCCTGAGATAAATTGCTTGATAATACTGCTGTTATATCAGAATTAGAATCAAACTCATTGAATAAAATTGTTGATTTTTCTGTATTTGGATTGGGTAAATTAACGTATTTATGTTTACCATTTTTGTATACAAGAACAACATAATCACCACTAGCTAAACCTCGCCAAAATTTTTCAAGAGGTTTATTTTTACCCCAAACAGAGTCGGTATCTTTCCACATTTCTAAAACTCTTTTAGATGGTTTATAATTCAGTTTTTTAGTTTTATTATTTCTTGTTTTATTATTTCTTGTTTTTATTGGCATGCTTCACTTTATAATAGACAAAGAAGAATAGATGCCGAAAATAAGTAAAATATAAAAATATTTAAATACAATATTATTAGAAGTATATACCAGAAATGGGTTCAAATGCTTTAGGTAAAGTCAGCCCAATGCCAGCTACTGCTATCGGGTCAAACGTATCTAGTCAAATTTGTCAATTACCAGGAAACGCGACAGCAATTGGGTCAAATGCTTCCGCACAAATCTGTCAATTTCCTAGAAATGCTACAGCCATTGGGTCAAATGCTTTGGGTCAAGTCTGTCAATTTCCAGAAAACGCGAGAGCTATTGGAAAAACAACAACATCTAATTTAAAATAAATGTTTTTTTGGGTGAAAATGTGGGATATGCAAAATTATAGAAAAAATAAGCAGTTGGGCTTTGAATGCACGGCTTTACACTTTTTAATAAACTGGTAACAATGATATCATTGTGTGATATATTCTCTATTATGGAAAATCCAAAATGTTCTTTTTCCGCAATCACCCACAATGCATTATTATACCCATATATAAAGAGGTCTTCATCAACATTACCACATATAGAAGCAATGCAGCTTACTGCTTCACAATCATTCTTGATAAATGTACATACTTTTCTAAAAAAATATGCACATCTAACTTCATTATCTTCTACCATCATAAAAACAAATATATTCTTAGTATTTATTAGTTCCAGTAGATTTGATAATTCAGGTTGAATACAAATATCAAAAGTTTTATTCAATTCATATTCTTTCATAAAATCAAATAATATATGTATATTTGATTTTCCACATTCAACTATAGAAGTCCCACCTTGCAAACTCGCCAGTTTTGTTATTCTATTCATAAAAAACCCATAGGTAGTGTAGACACATAATGGCACAATTCCAGTCAACTTATCTTCTCTCTTGAACAAGGAAACGCTAATGTTGCGGTTATGATGTCTTTGTTGGTAATGATGTGTTTGAATTATCTGGGGAGCAATCCCTTTTTGACGATACAATGTGTCCACACATAAATGGTCAACATAATATGTATCAAATAACATGGGAGAACTTCTATTATAGATGGCAACATGAAGGGGGCGCGAACTCATAATTCCCACCAACCGTTTTTCTGGTATCGTAGTGCCTTTTTTTAAGTCAATAAGGAGTTCATCTTCAAAATAAAAAGAGAGAAAGCTTAAATCGTTATGTCCTTCAAAGTAAGGCATGATATTATTCTTTTTGGGTGTATGACAGTTTTCATTATTTCGCAAGTAATGTTTGCAAAGAAATCTTACAAATTTTTTAATATATAATTCGCCAACTTTATCGTATTTTATGGTTTCAATATTATTCATGTTACAATACTTATTTTTTTCCGGAAGGTTGGGTTGAATAATTCCCGGAGGAAAGAAGTAGTATCCAATATCATAAACGTGAAATACTGGTTGAAGTGTCCAAAACCGAAAGGTAAGTTTGATATAAGCTGCAATACAGATAAAGATTATTACAATAAAGAATACTATATATAAAAGGAGTGTTGTATACATAGTATGAATCAATAATTTAAATCAACGGTTTAAAACGATTTATGCTAACCCAACTTCAATTTAGGCTGGTTTTTGAAAAATATACAAATATTGATATTCATAACCGACCTTTATTAAATCTACCTTTCCAAAAATGATAAATCCTGCATCCTTTGCTAGGTCTAATATATCTGCTTCTGATTCCATATACATCTGATGCTCTTGTTTTCTAAAAACCTTTCCAGTTTCTTTATTTTGAAACTTTTCAACAAATTTAGCTGTATTATTTGTATTGTCTAAATCAAAGTTGGCACTATATTTAAAATCTTCAAAGGTAACATTGCTTTTTGTAATGCGTTCTTTTGCATATCGTTGTGGAGTTAACATGAGCAAAGGATTTGCAGGAGGTAAAATAGGGTCAAATTGGTCTCGGTTCACAACATGAACAACTAAACTTCCACCTGGCATTAACCAATTCATACAATTATTAAAAAATTGCTTTTTATCTTTGATGTAATATAGTGTAAAATATAAACATAATATGTGTGTAAAGCTGCTAGGTTGAAACATCATTGCATTTAAAATATCTCCATGTTCAAAGTCGTAGTCTGGATAATTTTCCTTGGCCTTTTTAATCATTGGAAATGACGCATCAACACCTATGGCCTTATAACCTTTTTTATTTAGACTGTGAACATGATGGCCTGTACCCGAACCAATATCTAATATGATGCTTTCTTGTGTGGGTTTTGTTTTATTAATAATTTCACCTATTTCATAGTCATCTTTTAATGTACTAAATACTAATTGGTCATAAATATCACTATAAAAATCATCATATACCTCTGGGCCTGTTTTATACAAAAATTGTTCGTTTTGTTCAAACCCTTCTTTATGTTTGATATTAGCTGTTTTGAATATAGCAATAGCAATTAATAAAAGTATTACAAAAAACAAAACCTTTCCCCAGGTGGATGACTTTTTATATATAATAGAAACAGATTTCAATGGTTTTAAAATAGAAGCAAACATAAATTCTTTCTATATGTACTATTGTTATTTTTTTTGTTTCATTGTAGTTTATAAATGTCAGATATTGAAATCAATGATATGAGAGAACAGAAAGAATTCAAAGGAATAACCTTTTCTGGTTTCAAAAAATCGGATGCAAAAAAAGAATTACTAAATAATTTATCAAAATCAAAAATAGAGCCAGCGTGTTACTGGAGTGCCGAATTTATTTGTGCAGGGCATTATTCAGATTTGTGGGAAATTGTATTGTATTTTTATAGCAAGTATATTCATTTAGGGAATCCTAAACTCGCTATATATGTTGCTTTAAAGATTAAAAGCTTTAAGGAAATTATTACAACCGGTTATAGCGGACATGAAATAAAATTAAGAAATAATGAAAGAATAAGAAAACTGTTCTGCGAAATGATATGCATTTTATGTCGTGCAAAAAGAAAACATAGTTTTGATGAAATCAAAATTAAAAAAGAAGACTTTGATATGACCTTTATGACGGGTAAATTAAAAGCATCAAATGCACAATATGCTGCAAATGTTATTCTCTCGGGGGACCCCAAGGAACTTTATATCGCAATCAATGAATTTTGCTATTCTATTTCAAAAGACTGCAAAAATTGCATTGATGCGTGTTACTGGATAGAATGGATATCTGAGTTTGAATCTATTTGTAAATTGAAAAAAGAACCATGTAAGTGCGAGAGAAGATGCGATATTCCAGTTCACACTCGGGACCAATTAGACGTAGTTTGGATAGTATGGGATGCAATTTTAAAAGAATCTGAGAATCATCACGCATTGATTAAAAAGATAATTCAAAGCTTGCTAACCTTGTTTACATTAAAGTACACAAATACGTGTTTTAAAAAAAGAAAATTTGTATTGTATTATGCTGCTGCATTACTTACTGAAAGTGTTAATCTTGAAGAAGATTTATTGAAAGATAAAGATGATGTTATGGTTATCATTAGTAAAGTTGACACTATTTATAAACAGATTAAAAAGAATGAAAAATCACCTAATACAGATTACTTGTTTACAAATGCCAATAAAAGTAATTTAGATAAGACAATTGCAAAATTAGAAACTATGAATCATTTTGGCGAGACATTTATTCCTAGGCTATAAATATGGTATCTCTTGACTATAGGTATGCAAATATTATATCACACTATAATATATGCATACAACTAGACGACGAGTATCAAAGAACAGTAAAACACGCAAGCAAAAAAGCAAAGCTTCTCCTCTTAGCTCGTTTGAACAAGAAGTGGTTGTAAAATTTCTAGAAATGTTAAACACAATTAAGCTATATCATTGGAAAACGCATAGTTATGCTACACATAAAGCAACTGATAAATTGGGTTCAGAACTTCAGGATAATGTGGATTCCTTTGTAGAAGTATTATTGGGAAAACGCGGTGACAGAGTGAATCTTACAAAGATAAAACATATTACATTAAAAGATTTTGACTCAGTGGGAAAGTTTAAGAGAGAAATTATTAGATATAAAGAATATTTGGTTGGATTAGATAACTGCAAAGCCTTAAAGACTATGTCTAATAGCGATCTATATAACATTCGCGATGAAATGTTATCAAACTTGAATCAATTTTTGTATTTATTGACGTTCAAGTGAGAATAAGTAGAAAGGAGAAATTATATCTGTTTCACAGTTATAATAAAAATTTAATATATTTATTTTTATTATAATGGATAGACTATCAACATCTACACCAGCATTAACCCAAAGTCAAAGTTCCTTTTTACCAAGTTCCCTTTCATCAATAACCACTACGGGGGCAAGTACAACAACTGGTCCAACCTTTTTAAATCTTTCCTTGACAACCTGGATTATTATTATTTTAGTCCTTGCTATTTTAGGAATTAATATTTTTGCTTATTTGGCAAAAGGAACGCAAACATTTGCATCGTTCTTTTCGCCCATTTTTCAGAAAATAACATATTTGTTTGGAAATTCTTTAGGAAATGTTACAAAACAAGTAACAGATACAGCTGCGACTGGAACAACTGCTGGTGTGGATATTATAGCTGGCACGATTGACAGTGGTGTAGATGTAACATCACAAATTATTAGCGGAGCACCAGCTTCTTCGTCTATTGTTGGAAGCCAAAAAACAAGTACAAATAATACAATTCCAACAAATCAAAATGACTCGTTAACCCAAACACTGAATCAAGCACAAAAAATGAATCCAACAACCCAAGGAAACTCGGGTTCTAGTTCAAGTTCTAGTTCTAGTTCAACTTCTAATTTTTCAGCGGATGATGCAACCAGCGCGATTCAATCTAGCAAAACTTCTAGCAAATCAGGTTGGTGCTATATTGGAGAAGATAGAGGGTTTCGTAGTTGTATACAAGTAGGTGAAAATGACCATTGCATGTCAGGTGATATATTTCCAAGCCAAGACATTTGTGTGAATCCTACTTTAAGGCAATAGTGTAAATATTACGAGTCCATATTTATCATCAGATTGTGGAGAAGCATAAACGCATGAAAATACCTGGGCGTCGTCCATCCATGAATAATTTCCACTTGCACATGGGTCGGACCGGAACTTGCCAATATAGCGATGCTCTCCGAATCCTCTTTCTATCCAGGGAATTCGGTGTTCCTTGTATTCCGTGGGAAACATGGAATGAATATGCCATTCTCCTATGCTGCTCTTTAAATGACAAGTCTCGCACGATTTTACTAGTAATGACTGTAAGCGATTTGAATCTTTTATCCAAAAGTCTAGCATCACAGAGAATTCCGAATAATTGAAGAAATCAATTTCTTCTGTACAACGTGTTGCTGACATGGTTTATGAGTTTATCTTTGTTATTATAATTTACTTGGAATCAATTTTAAAATAAAGGTTTATAATGGATTGTAAATCCATATTTCATTGGGATACCAAACACCATCCGCATGTGTTATTCCCTCGCCAAGTTGAAGTTTTTTTAATATATCATTATTGACAACAGCTTCTTTATCTGGAAATCTTATAGCAAGTATATCTTTATTCGGATTATTTTGAATATCCTCAAGTAATGTAGTCATTTGTTTAGTTTCAGATAATCCTATTCCTAAAAATATCATTCTGCTATCATACTCATTCCATTGTGCAATATACTGTTGATACCCCTCATCAGATTTTTCAAAAAAATAACGAACAAGCATAATCATTTTTTATAAAATTATTACAGAAAATAACTTTATATTAGAGTTTTACTCGTTTTTTAACAGTTTTATTTTGTTTTTTTAATTTCATAGATTTTCCACCTTTTCTTCTGCGCATAAATCTATATCTGTTTTTATATAACATTCCAAGGAAAATGAAAATCGGAACTATTACTCCATAGAAATACATTTCTGATTCAGAAAGTGGCATTTCATTTTCTTTCAATCGTGCCTTTTCTAACTCTTTTTGTTGTTCTTGTTCTGCAATAAAAGTTGAGGCTGAAAAAGACGTTGGTTTATGCGTAACACCATAGACTTGATTGTTTGGAATGACTTTTTGTTGAACTTCTCTAAATTGCCTTTCATCTTCAGCCTTCTTTTTCTCGTAAGCCTTTTTTCTATTTTCAGCTCGTTTTTTATTTCTTTTTTGTGCCATTCTTCCCGATAGCATTCCCATACTCATAGAACCTCCAGCTTGTTTCAATTGCGGACGTGAATTTATTATATATATAAAATCATTTATTAAATTACTAATATGCCCTTGCTGTTTCTGTACAGTTCTTGCAACTTCATTGTAATACCTTATTATTTCAGATAATTCCTCAGGAGAAGATTCTGCTATCCAATCTACGGCATTCTCCATATCTTCAACTAAGTCATCAACCATTTCGTGCAGTTCTATAGTTGAATCTATACTTGAATCTGTTGTGTTACTGAAATTTGAAGCTAAAGCTAGTTCTGAAGTCATATATATATTTATTATATTATATTATATTTTTCATTTTACAATACTAATATCTAATAATTTAAATCGCAGGTTATACTATTTAATTTTGATTTACTATTTGATTTGCAAAGTTATTTGTGGGTACAATAGAGTTTCCTGAAAAAATAAGTTTTTCTCCTTGAGGCCATTTATTTCCTCCCGCTGAAAAGACACGTCTTACTCTGGGATAGTAAGTTGGTAATCCATCATTATAACATAAGAAGATTACAGGCCCCGGAACATCCGAATCAGTAGTAGGATAGCAAAACTGACTTGCAGTTTCACTATAAATCTCTCCGGTACAAATATTTTCACTAATATTGCATATGAGTGTACCACCGTCGGGAATAACTGTTGGTGCTGGTTCAACTGCTGGATTTACAAGAGGTAAGAGTGGTGCGGAACTTGAACCCGACGGTGGTACTGGAGGTGGAATAATGGGTGGTGACCCGGGACCGATATTACCGTTTGTATTGATTGGGGGTAGCACTGAATTTGGCGGAATAACTGGTGCAGTACAGGTTAATGGAAGACCTGTTGGTAAAAGCGTACTCGCATCTATTCTTGTATAGTTTGCGCGTCTTAAACTGTTTGTATTTGGATTCGTATAAATTTGACTTTGAGTAGCCCATGTAGTTGTGCGATTCACCCACGCACCTTTTGCAATCTGAGAATATCGTTGCATTTTTGTAATATTTGCACTATTTTTTTTGTATTGCAACACGTTTCCTTTTTTCAGAACTGCCAGTTTATAGGCTCCTGCAGCATTATTTGGTACATCCACGTTAGAATAAGCACAAGGATTTTCAAACCGACTCCATTCTCTCGGTGGTATAGGATTATAATTTGGTGATAAGCAAGACATGCTTTATTTTATATAGTTATATATAAATTATAATATAATCTTTGTTAATTTTTCGTACGAGTATTGTATGATTTTACACATTCTTATGATAGTAAGTAATTTACTAGCAAAAATAAACATATTACATTTTTCTTTATTCACTGTTTTCAATTGTTGTTTCATATTAGCAAAGTACTCTTGTACAGTCATAGTATCAGTAATGTCAAAAAAAATTCCTGAATTAAATGATTCTAATATACTCTCTAATTCAGATAAAGCAGCTGGGTCACTCACTATTTTTTCACGCTGCAAAATCAATGCACGCTGTTATAAATTCATTTGCATTTCTCGCAAGAATTTGAATATTTCTAACTTTTTCTGCTTCATAGTTTGTTGCATAATATCCTTTTGAATTGTACCAAGATTCTCCAGTAGCTAATATATCCAATAATGATAGTGGAATTGAAACAGCGCATGCTCTAATAGTGGAACCATCCTCTAAATTTATTTGCATTGCACCTAATTCATGTGCCAATAATTGTATCTTTTCTAATGTACTTGAACCCGTAATAATACATTTGGATAAAAGATGAATAGATATACTTTTTGGTATTCTTTTGTACTCTTCTGGCGAAATGGCCACATTAATAGAATTGTCTTTATATAATATTGTAAATGAAACACAAAGATTTTTATAATCGGTTTCACCTTTATTATACACATCAAATGATGTCATACTTGGTGTAAATGCGAGAGTGAACTTTTCTTCAGGAAAAATTTCTTTTATTTTTCTTTCTATAAATTCAGCATTTCCGCCTCTTTGCGTTTTACATCCTCTTTTATATTTATATTTACGGTGGCGTCGTTGAGTGAGCCTATTTAGACGCCTATACTTTATACTCTTTTTGTATTTTCTGCTTCTAAACATTGTTTATAATATAATAATACTAAAGATATTTTGAAAAAAGGTAATACATATATAATTTAACTTAAATATATTTAACTGCGTGTCCCCATAGGGTTAAATTGGTCCCCAGCTCCCGCAAAGAACCATCGTACAGACAAGTAATTTGGATTCTTCATACTCATAGCACTAGAACCAACCATCTTTGTATTCGGACCATTTTTTGCCAAGTTGTAAATAGCGGTTGTTCCTAAGGCATAATCATAATACCATAAATTGGAGATATACCCGGAAAATCCACCGTTCATGGCAACATACACATCGCCATAGTTTTGCTTTGGAACACCTGTCAATTGTAAACTCTTTGTAATCGTTCCATTAATATATACGTCCAATGTAGTATTTTTGCAACGAATAATAACATTCACCCATTTATTTAAAGGAATATCGCGAATAGTGACTTCTTCATTAATATTATTGTATGTATTCATAATAACTGTAAGTGCATTTGTATTGGGTTCAATATAGAGTCCAGGTGCATTGTTTGGAAAGTTGAGCCCAGTTTCAGGGACTGTGTCTGCATTTCCTTTGCTAAAAATGTGACGATATTGGGAAGAAGGCGTATCATCAATAAAGACCCAGACAGACCATGTAAATTCAATTCCGTCTGGCCCATTGACTGAGCGATTAATTGTCTTGGCTCCAGATGTAGTAGGGTCTTGAGGAATGATAATTGTTTGTTTTGCATCAACCATACCATTAATAAGCTTTGGTGAACTGGATGGGCCAAATAACCAAGCTAAAATAGAAATAGAGAATTGTAATATAATAACAAATGCAATGATAACAATGAGTAGAAAAGAGACTCTGGCAATAATACTACTTGAATTCATATAATCTTTGATGCCACTCCCTCTACCAGTGCTAACTCTTTGTGAAGTATTAATATCCATATATATATATTATTATAGATAAGAAAATATATATATTTTTGTTTATAATTTATTCAGTTTAAATAGTAAAGCTTCCTGTTTCCGTTCCATTATTAGAAAATTCAACTTTAACCTGATAATTTCCAAATAGATTAGATAACCAAGTAGTTCCATAACCCTTTTTATAGATATTCCATGCAGTTTGTGGGTCTGTGGAATTTGGATAATATTGGAATTTTGCTGTCCATCCGGAAAACCCACCCAAAGGTGTCACGTATACATCAGCATCTTGATTAATCTTTGCAACACCAGGCAAGACACAGGTTTTTACTAACTTTCCATCTAAATATAAATCTAATGTTCTTCCATACACACTTACTAACAAGTTTACCCATTTTTGTATAGGAACGTTGCTGACATTGCATGTATGGACTACTGAACCACTTTCATTTGTGGTGTCTTCACTTGTTAATGCTGAAGCAGTTCCAGGGTAACATGTCAATGCAACCGATAAATTGTTTTCAATTGCTCCTAAAACAACAGCTGGACAAGGATCGCTTTGGACAATGCTTTGAACGGTTGTTTTTGAACTATTACTTAATTGTCCAACGCGACCGTATAAAATTTTTGTTTCGCCGTATTTGTAATTCCAATCATTGATATAAAACCAGATGGAGTAAGTGAAGTTACTTGAATTTGCTACACTACCCTGAGCTAGACTACTGGCTGCAATTTTTTGCATAGTTGTTCCTGAACTCACGTTAGTTAATGTATTTATATCAGCAAATACATAACGGAGAAGATAATAAAGTAGAACAACAATGACAACTACAATAAGAATATTCTTAATATCCATGATATATATTATATTCATAGAAATTTTATTAATAATGGGTAATTATAATTCAATAGTACAAGACAGTAAATTTTATAACTCAGTATATCTTGTATTTTATAGTCCAGTATATTTTATAGTCCAGTATATTTTATAGTCCAGTATATTTTATAGTCCATTGTATTGGTCATTATTTGCAACAGCAAACCATTTAAAAGATAAATAATCGGTATAAGGTAAAGCATTAGGGTCTGATTTAATCGGTTGGTCTGGAGAAACTTCAAGACCTGCAGGTTCATCTGTGAAATCAATTTTGATTGGAATAATGGTAGTTTTGGGAGGTTTATAGTTACTCGTTGAAGCTTGCGAAATAGTTTTTATAATAGACTGCTTTGATGAGGTTGCAATAGGTGGATTTTTATCTTTTACTGTATTGTATAAATAATATATTTGTGACGCATTAACAGCAGTATTGAAATAATTTACATTACAAATGCCGCCATGAACACCATTCTTTGAGCCAATGGTTAGCGTATCTTTTGACATTTTGGAAACTATTTTATTGAAGGATTTGACCAATACTCCATTGTAAAAAATATCTACAGTGCCTCCGCTATAATTAATGATAATATTGTTCCATTTTTGCAACAAAACGTTCTTCATCTTGTAGACTATTTTATTTCCTTCCGTTGAATCATCGTTCACATTCATGGTAATCATTAATGTATTTTTGCTTGCATTATAGAGAATGTTTGGTTTGCCACCATAATTTAAAATAGATGTATACGTATCTAAGGAAGAACTAATATTTGGACTAAATGCATCCAAGAAAACCCAGCATGAAATAGCATATTGATAATCATAAAGATTATCTTCATCTGAATTTGTTCCATTTAATTCATCGTAACTTCCAATAATATTTTCTGAATCCGTATAAACCGGTGCATTTACTAGCAAAGTTCCGCCTTGTTTCGTAAAACTATTTTGTACTTTCGGTACAATTAAAAAATAAAGAAGATAGATTCCAATAATACTTGCCAGTAAAATATAATAAGTCCGAGGTGTTTCATTAAATTCTCCAATATCAATAATATTTACAAGAATACATGGAATATAGAACAAAGAGTTGATAATTAATTTAAAGAAAGCATTTTTCTTGTAGTATACACCCCCACTGATTAATTTGTAGACTAACCCTAATACAATGACAATTACGATTGCATTTAAAATGAAAGAGGTAATTCCTGACTGAGAAGAAAGGCTTTCTATTCCAGTGACAAGCCATGCTATTAATAAACCTGAAATTCCTAGACCGAACAATAACATGAATACATTTTTTGCAATATTTGTTATATTGGACATGGTTGAAGATGTAGAGCTAGAACTAGAGCTACCAGTTTGGTTTGTAAAAGATAAAATACCAAAAAAGAATATCCATAATATAAAGACTAGTGCGATTAAACCAAGGGCTAGACCAACTCGTAGACTTTCAACTCCACCCATGGAAAATACTTGAGGCTTTACTAGAAAAGCAACTACAACAAGAATAATAAAAATTATAAAGGCGATTCCACTAAATAATCCAACTTTACTGATTCCTTTGAAAAAATCACCTGGTTGAGAGTTAGACCCTGGTTTATTGAGAGAAGGCAATGTCATCAGTGTCATTAAATACAGAAAACCGAATATAACCAATAGAATAGTTATCAATAGCAACGGACCAAAATATTTTGAGATGTAACCACCAATATCAGTAGAGTAAAAGAACAATAGGAAGGAAATCAGTAAAAAATACAAAACTCCATATTTCATCCGTTCAAAATTCATGGGACCGGATTTCAATGCTAAATAAAACAAATATACGGCTATTGCAATTGTTAATGGTAAATAAACTGGAGAGATTGCATTAATATATGATTTTAAATTCACAAAAAGAGCAATCAATAGGATTAGGTAGATAAAAAGTATAAAAATGTAATTGAATTTACTAAAAAATTGCAGCAATGGTTTGAATACTGGCAAAAATAGAAATAGGCAAGCAAGAATTCCAATTATAGTAAACAAGGTTATAAATACTGGTTTTAATACTTCACTATCTGACTTTCCTCCTGCGCCTGGAATATAATAAAGAAGATAGAAAATTAAGACAAACACAATAATCATAAAGAGTATAAATGTCCCAAATATAGTACCATTCTTAAGTTTATTGATAAGTGATTCATCTATTTTAATATTTTCATTAATAGGAATAGCTATGGCTTTTGGAATATCCATAGTATACAATGATATAATACTTTTTCTCTTTCTATTTCATCTTCTCCCCCTAGAAAAGTTGTGCATTTTTTACATGTTTTCCATAGCAGTCTTTTTACCGTGACAGTCTCTGCACAAAGCTACTAAATTGGTAATTTCATTGGTTCCACCATGTTCCAAACGTTTGATGTGGTCAACTTCAAACCATGCATTTAATTGCGTTTTACAATCTCCACATTTCCATCCTTGCTGAGATGCTACATATTTCTTCTTGGTTTCACTTACGGAACGTTTCGTACTTTTTCCTCCGGATTGTAAGATACGTTTTTCTGCACTATCGGAACCATGTACTTCACTATTCAAGTCACCCATAAAAGAAGACCCGTCTACGCCAGAACTTGTATTCGTCGTAAAATCTATTAAAGGACTTAACATATCAAGAGATGATTTATCAATTGGCATATATTTGACAACATTGTTTGCATGTAATAGGATATTTTTGCACCTAGCCGGGTTTCGTTTTATTAAAAGATAAAATATAATACCTAAAAAGGCAAAAAACGCAATTTGAAAGTATTTTTTATGTTTCATAAAGAGTTTCACATATTTTCCATCGTAGTATGTATTGTAGATAAAAAATGCTGTCACGCCAAAAATTAATAATTCTAACTTCATCGTTACTATAAATATAGATTATTTTATTTAGATATAATTAGATATAATTAGATATAACTATATAAAATAATAATAAAATGGGTTATTTTATAACTAAAAAGAAATTCTTACTTTTTCTTCATAGTTCTTTTTTTTAAGTTCTTCTTATGTTTATTCTTTTTCATAATTTTTGTTGGTCGTTTTTTCTTTAATTTATGTTTTCTTCCACCATCTATTGGCATTGGTACTATTCTTATAAGTGCATCTCTATTTTTTTCTGTTAAATTGGCATTAGATGAGTTTGGAACTGCATTAGTACGTATAGCTTTTTGATATGCTTTTTCTGCCCGTATCATGGCTTGAGCCCTTGCTGTCGCCCCCTCTGCTTCTGCACGTTGTTGTACATCAGGGACGCTAACTGCTCTCGTTCCAGTTCTGTCTATTTCTCCACTACGTCTCGCACGCGCTTCGGCGGCATTTCTTATTGGCACTATTACTCTTTGCTCCGCTTGAAGTTTTGCTGCATCAAGTATTCGTTCTTTAACATCGTCATATTTTACATAATTAAAGATAGCTCTTCTCAAATCAGGATTTGTAGAACTAGAATTATCAACTATGAAATGACCGCCATCTACTTGATAAAGAATTGGTGTAGCATCCGTAAAATTCGTGGAACCTGGAGGAAAAATATAAAAAAATGGTTTTTTAGGAGGGTTATCAAAATTAAACTCACGTCCACCGTTTTCTAGAGGTAAAATAATTAGTCCGTCTGGTAGTAATCCGGTAAGATTTACTATTTCAAAAAAAATACCAGCATCTGGGTAGTCATCTTGTCCTTCACGTCCACTAGCAAGAATTCGTCTTCGTTCATCTAAGTAATCAACCATATCGGGCATACGTTCAGCTTGAGAATTCTCAGGTAATGATAATAAATCAATTAGTCTCTGATAAAAACTACATACGGTCATTCCTTGTCCTTCATTATTTCTTAAGATATGTGCACTTGATAAAATAAGACATCTATTAGAATAATTCTCACCATTAGGCATTCTAATTACATTTCCGTAATTGATTGCCTGAATAGTAATATTTTCTTTTCTTTCTTCTTCAGGAACATTTAAAAACGTAATTGTCTCTGAACGTGGAGCATCCCCTCCATAAGGAGGTAGACAATTTGCTTGAGCATCTCCGCCATCATCTCCACGAGGAGGAGGAGGAGGAGGAGGAGGAGGGGCAGTACCACGTGGCGGAAGAGAGAATTTATCTGTTTCATCCCCCCAATGAGAATTAGGATTATCGTCCGAATGAAATGAAAGTGATACGTTGGAGCTTGGACAGAATGCACCTTTAGGGTTATTCCTACATGAACATTGCATTAATTTTTTATAATAAGGGTCGTCTTCAAAAGACATAACGTAATTATATTATATATAGATTTAAATTATATTTATATAGATTTGCTACTTTTTTTGCGAGATACAGTTTTTGTTAAAGCCGTCTTGGAATGTTTTTTTGTTTTATATGTAGTAGAAAAGCCAGAGCTAGAGCTCCTTATTTTTTCCAAGAAATGAGTTGTAGATTTTTTCTTTGCTTGCAAGAATAATTCGTTAAGCTTATTCAACATTTCTAGAACTTTCCCTTGGTCAATGGGAACATAACTACATTCTATTGCGTATAATATCATTTTGCAAACCAAATGAAATATTTCTTTTTCACATTCACATAATTGTTTATAATATGGTTCTAAATATTCAATAATGGGTAAGTAAGTCATAATAAACCCCCATACATCTATGTTTTTCAAAAAGACGGTTTTAAAATACTCCATTTTCTGAAATACGCCATCATGTGTAAACTTAAACAAAACATACGAAATATATTCAAAAATGAAGTAAAATGTATAATCAAACTCTATTAGGTCTTCCTTAAATTTTTCTTCAATATTAATAAGACTTCGTTCAAACATTTTTGTAAACATAGAATTTAACGCTTTTAAATGACCAGGTCCACGTTTATTTACCCATGAGATAACATAATTCATGGTAAATGACCGAACTTCAAAAAATGTAGGTTCTTTATTCTTCTTTAAAAATTCAGAGTACATTTTTGTAAATGTTTCATTAAACAATACAATAGAAAATGGGACGTTGAACTGAAAGGGTCTATTTGTTAGCAACTTGGGTATTGTTTTTGCTGAACCTGAAAAGGTAGTACTTAAACCCCAATCTATAAGTCTGGTTCTAATCTCTTTATCCGTTTCTTCTTGCACTAACACATTAGAATCTTTTATATCGCAATGAAACACGCCTTTTTCATTCATGGGATGAATACCCTTTTGCAATAATTGAATCAATGACGTATTTAATTCATGCATTTTAGTATAGTTCATGCGCACGTCTTTTATATAGTGTTCAACATCAACACCACCGTATGGAATATTCAATGATAACAATCTGTCTAACGATGAATTTACATTCTCAGAAGTAATATCCATCTTTTTTAAAGATTTGCATTTCTTATCAAAGTTTTTTTTATCATCTTCGGATAAAGGTGCTGGTTCACATAAAGATATTTCGTTTAATAAAAAATAATTACTGTAATCTGGAATATCATGCAACAATTGTTTAAAGTGCTGTATTTCTTTATATTCTTCCTTGGCATACTTTATTTTCATTAATTTGCTAATAGTATTATTTTTTCCATTTGTTTTTGCAGTTTTATGTTTACAAGACAGTGCTGGATTAAATACGCATCCAAATCCACCGGAAGCAATCGCTTTCCCTCCTATAACATGTTTTCTATGGGATAAAGTTCTTTTTTTATGTTTAGTCATATGAATATATATACTATATTAACATGAGATAAGATTCTTCTCTCGCGACCGTTATAATCTTGTTATTACTTTTTAACATATTTATTAAAATAACTGGTCAATACTCCTTGTATCAAAGCGAATACGCACATTACTATTATTATTTTTATAAAATCTGTTTTACTTGGTAGTTCAAGCTTTGTTTCTTTATTACTAAATCTACCAATATTATAGTGAATCATATTCTCAAAAAAGTTGACAAATATATACACGAAAAAAGAGATAGCAATGATATGTAAGCTTGCGCCTGAAGTAATATACATTATATAAAAATACATAGATAATTATCTACTATAACTATATATGCCTACTTGGAAAAATGTTGCTGATGGTCTTTTAGATAATACATGGTCACTAGAAACAAAAACGTTCAAGAGTGCCGGCCCAGATGGTGCTGTTTTTATCTATGTATATGTATCCAATACAGGCGAAACATTTACTACAGATAATAATTTGGTGGGAACCAACTACTACTTAGAAAAGAAATACTCAAAAAAAATACTAGAACACTCATAAAATAAAGTTTCCATTAAGCGTACAATATACACTTAACATGAGAAAAGGTGTAAAAATAACAAAACTATTATTTATTTATTGTATAAATATAGAATACACCCTACAAATAGCAAAAGAATCACACAATAAATAATTTTTCCACGTAATTTAACGTATTGACGTATCTTGACATCATTTGGTTTGTATGCTTCATAGTATTGTTCATAAAATGTCCCTAATGAAATACTAGGTTTCTCTAAACGTTGATTTATTTTATTATGTATAAAATGCATCCAACGTATGAATGCATCGCGAGAATCTAAGTAGGGAGATACTGGATATTGATTTAATAGTTCACTAAAATAACTTGCAATAGTTTCAACTGGAATAAACAGTGGAATATTATGAATAAACTCATAATATTTTTTTTTTGTAATAGTATTGGGTCTATGTGGATAGCACATAGCAATTGTATGTAAAAAAAACCAATAATGCGGGCCCCATACTTTTGGTTCAAAACCCATTTTTATAAATAAATATTAAACTTTAAAGGTTTAAACATATTTTAAAATAATTTTATAACGATTCAACTAATATGAATAAGATTAATACATGTAATAATTGTGGAAAACATGGACATATATTTCATCAGTGTAAATTACCTATAACAAGCTATGGAATTATACTATTTAGGTCAAGTGACGTAGGTATACAATATTTAATGATACGAAGAAAGGATAGTTTTGGGTATATTGATTTTGTTCGTGGTAAATATTCTTCTTATAATATTGAGCAAATTCAAACATGTGTAGATGAGATGTCTTTACAAGAAAAAGAACGTGTCAAGAAAGAGTCATTTGATATTTTATGGAAAGAATTATGGGGAGATAATAATGGTGGTATTCAATATCGCAGTGAAGAAATTGCATCTTCTAAAAAATTTGACATAATTAAAAACGGAATTGATATTAGTAATGAAAAGATAACGTTGGATAGTATTATAGAAAACAGTAAAACTGAATGGAGTGAAACCGAATGGGAGTTCCCAAAAGGTCGCCGAAATTATCAAGAAAAGGATTTAGATTGTGCTCTTAGAGAATTTGAAGAGGAAACCGGATATTCAAGTAAAGATATATCAGTTATTGAAAATTTATTACCGTTTGAAGAAATTTTTATAGGTTCCAACCAAAAATCTTATAAACATAAATATTTTTTAGCGTATATGAACAATACAAATGATAATATTCATAATTTTCAAAAAAGTGAAGTAAGCAAATTGGAATGGAAAACTGTGGATGAATGTTTATCATCCATTCGTCCTTATCATTTAGAGAAAAAGCAAATTATCTTAAAGATAAATAATATCTTACAAGAATATAGATTATATTCATAATATATAGTACATGCTATTAAAACCAACAACAACAACAACAACAAAAATAAAAATGAAACCAACGATTCCAAAGAAAGGTTCAACTAATACAATAGAGGACTTGAAAACCGAGTTTGACATGAATGAATGTGGTGCATCCAAGAATGCATATCAAAAGAAGTGTAATACCTTTCTTCTTAAAAAGGAGTTATTAGAGAGAAATGATTTGGCTGCAGACCCAGAAAAGGACGCATTTTTATATCCAAACCTAAATGACCCAAATTTTGTAGTCAAAATTGCAGAGAAAAAGGAATTTCAGGACACCAGATATGATGGTACAATTTATGATATTAAAAAACAAGCTGATTTACTTGCAAAGGCAGAATTTGAATTGGCTCCTCAACAGGCATTTGTGAGAAACTTTCTCTCATTTCAAACTCCTTACAATAGTCTTTTACTGTATCATGGTTTAGGATCTGGAAAAACATGTACATCCATTGGTGTTTGTGAAGAGCAGCGAGATTATTTGAAACAAATTGGAATTAATAAAAAAATAATTATTGTTGCATCGCCCAATGTTCAAGATAATTTTAAGTTGCAGTTATTTGATGAGAGAAAATTAAAATTAGTAGAAGGGTTGTGGAATATTCGCGGTTGTACTGGAAATAAGTTATTAAAAGAAATTAATCCAATGAATATGAAGGGGCTTACAAAGGAAAAAGTTATAAGTCAAATCAAAGGTATTATCAACTCATCTTATTTATTTTTAGGATACATTGAATTTGCTAATTATATTGCCAAGGTAAAGGAAGTGAAGGGTTCTTTTAGAGATGAACAAGATAGACAAGTAAAAATGATTCGTAATTTAAAATATGAGTTTGATAATAGATTGATTGTTATTGATGAGATACATAATATTCGTATTGCTGAGGAAAATAAAAATAAGAAGATTGCATTACAGTTGTTAGATTTGGTAAAATCTGCTGCTAATTTGAGGTTATTGTTATTATCAGCGACTCCAATGTACAATAGCTATAAAGAAGTAATTTGGTTATTAAATTTGATGAATATTAATGATAGACGAGCAACAATTGAAACAAAGGATGTTTTTGATAAAGATGGAAATTTTAAGAAAAATGAAAAGGGCGAAGAAGAAGGTAAAGAGTTACTTATTAGAAAAGCAACGGGATATGTTTCTTTTGTAAGAGGTGAAAATCCTTATACATTTCCATTTCGCATTTATCCTTCTATTTTCTCTCCTGGGTCAACTTTAGAAGCTATTCCTTACCCGAAGTATCAAATGAATGGGAAACCAATAAAAGATGAAGACGTAATAAATGTGTTAAAACCTACCCTTTATTTAACCTCTATTGGAAAATATCAATCTATGGGATACAGGTATATTCTTCATAATTTGCGAAATAAAAAAATAAGCATAACGACATCAAAGGGTGTCATCAGAGACATGCCTAGTTTTGATAATATGGATTCATTTGGGTATACATTGTTGCAATTACCATTGGAGTCATTAAATATTGTCTATCCAATGGAAGGGTTGGAAGAAGCACTAGACCATGTAAAAGAAGATGAAGAGGCAGAAGAGGAAGAAGAGGAGGAAGAAGGAGAGGAGGAAGAAGGAAAGGAGGAAGAGGAACAAGAGGGACAAGAGGTCGCAGTTCAAAAACCAAAACCAAAACAACAAAAAATACCAACACAAACAAAACCAAAACCCAAGGTTGTCTTGCAAGAATATAAAGGTGAACAACTGGAAGATTCAGTAGAACCTCATTTGGAACTTCAACTAACTTCAAAACCATCTAGTAAAGAATCAATTTCTTCCTATTCCGAAGGGGGTGCAAAAAAGAATGGTGATGAAGATGGTCATGAACATGGAGAGGATTCTACTTCATCAAGACAATTGTTTATTAATTCAAATGAATTAACCGGAAAACGTGGATTAGAACGTACAATGGAATTTATAGATAGCAAGAATCCGCCTCAAAAAGGTGCATTTGAGTATAAAAAGTGGTTAACTGACAAAAATGAACGAATCTTTTCCCCCGATAAAATTGGTAACTACAGTTCAAAGATAAATTCAATTTGTAAACATATTATTTCTGAGGATGGTGTCGTAGCAGAAGGCATAATTCTTATTTATTCGCAATATATTGATGGTGGATTAATACCGATTGCTCTCGCTTTGGAAGAAATGGGATTTACACGCTACGGTGAGGGTACATCTTCATTGTTTAAAACACCTCCAACTGAACCGGTCAATTCAAAAACATTGCAGCCTCGCAAAAGTAAGCAAGAACCTTTTACTCCAGCAAAATATATTATGATTACAGGTGACCCTAGATTGTCACCAAATAATGACTATGAAATTAAAGCAGTAACAAATGATGACAATAAAGATGGATATAAAATAAAGGTTGTTCTTATTTCTCAAGCAGGTTCTGAAGGTGTTGATTTCAAATTCTTGAGACAAGTTCACATCATAGACCCATGGTATAATATGAATCGTATTGAACAGATTATAGGAAGAGGTGTTCGTAATTTTAGCCACAAAGATTTGCCTTTTGAAAAACGAAATGTTGAATTATTTATTTATGGAACAATTCTAGAAGATAATAAAGAAGAGGCTGCTGATTTATACGTATATAGAGTAGCAGAATATAAGGCAATGCAAATGGGAAGAGTTAGTCGTGTATTAAAAGAAACAGCTGTGGATTGTTATATCAATCACGACCAGACAAATTTTACTCAAGAAAATATTGAAGAACATACAACAAAAAAAATAAAACAAATATTATCAGATGGCACAGTATTGGATGACTTTAAAGTAGGTGATATACCGTATTCAGCTGCATGTGATTATATGTCTGACTGTCAATATAAATGTTATCCCGATAAACAAATAGAAGAGAGTGATATAAGAGAAGATACATACAATGAATCTTTTATTATGATGAATTCTGAAAAAATATTTCAAAAGATTAGAAATCTCTTCAGTAATAAAGTTGATGGAAAGTTTTTCTTTAAAAAATCGGAATTAATACGTCAAATAAATATTGTAAAACAGTATCCTCTCGTTCAAATTTACGCTGCATTAACCCAACTTATTGAAGACATGAATGAATTTATTATAGATAAATATGGAAGAACTGGGAGACTTATTAATATAGGAGAATACTATTTGTTCCAACCAAGTGAATTGGATAATGAACATATTACAATATACGAAAGGTCTGTCCCATTGGATTTTAAACACAAAGAAGTACGTTTTGAATTAAAACCGAATGTTTTACACAAAGAAGGAAAAGAAGCTGCTGTATATTTAAAACAACCAGGTCAAAATAAAAGTAAAAATAAAAAGGGTTTGGAAGATGTAGAAGGACAAGAAGAAGAAAAAGGTAAGAAGGAGAAGAAAGGACCAGCAGAAAAGAGAAAAAAAGAACAAAAGGAAGAAAAGGAAGAAAGAGAAGAAAAGGAAGAAAGGGAAGAAAAGGAAGAAAAAAAAAAAAGAGAAGAACAAGAGGAAAGAGAAGAAAAAGAAGAACCTTCTGTAATAAAGAATATGAGAGACGATTTTCAGCTAGCTATGTCATTTGCTAGAACAAATAATAAAGTCACGCGCGGCGATGATAATTGGTATAAACATTGTGGTGTTACTATGAAGAAAGTTGTTCAAAATAAAATAATGACAATAACAGATGCATTTGCCTTTTTAATTGAACATATAGTTGACATGTTATTGTATCATGAGAAAATTCAGTTATTAAATTATATTTATTTATTTGATACTTTTGAGGAGAATACATTCGAATATTATATTAAAAAATACTTAGATTCAAAAATAATAAGAACAAAGCGTTTAACTAGCTTTATATTATTTTCAGGTGAGAAAATTCATGTTATGGTTTTTAAAAATAGAAGGTGGATTGAGGCCGAACCAGAAGATGAGAGAGAGGTTGCGTTTGAAACGGTTTCAAAAATGGACTATGTAAAGTATGATGTAAATCGCATTATAGGATTTATTGGTCAAAGTACAAAAAGAGATATGGTATTTAAGGTAAAAGATATGGAAGCAAAAAGAAACACTGGTGCAAGATGCGACGAAGCGAGTAAGGTTAAGCGAGTTCAAATATTAACCGAACTAATGGGGGAGGAATTATTCAGTACATATACAGATGGAACAACAAAGGGGCTCGTTGAACCAGAATTATGTTCATTACAGGAGCTATTATTTAGATATTATAATAAAATTAAAAAGAATAATAAAGTGTGGTTCTTTGATTATGAAAGCGCCATGTTGTCAAAGAAAGAACTTAAAATTTAACGCGTTATCAAATCAATAATCTTCTTCTCTTGTTTCTTTTATTCTTTTGTTTTATTTTGTAAAGATAGATTTAAAATTGAAACATAAATAAAAAGATAATATCTATATATATACCATGTCCACCCTTCAAAAACCTAGATTCAAAAAAAAACAACAAGTTGAAAATAGTATAATATTTAATAGGTCCCTCATTACTCGTAGTATAGCTTTGCCAATTGTTGTCATTGGTAAAAATATTCAGGAAACTATAGAAAAATTTATTATTGAAAACTATGAAGGAAAATGTGTTGTAGAAGGACTGATTAAACGCGGTTCTTGTAAAATTATCACATATTCAAGTGGACTAGTAAAAGGTACAAATATTGGGTTTGAAGTTGTCTTTGAATGTCAAATATGTTGTCCGGTGGAAGGCATGTTGATTCAATGCATTGCAAAAAATATTACAAAGGCTGGTATTAGAGCAGAAAGTTCAGACGAAACACCGTCACCAATTGTTGTATTTATTTCGCGAGACCATTATTACATGGCCAAATATTTCTCCAAGATACAAGAAGGGGAAAAATTCACAGCACGCGTTATTGGGCAGAGGTTTGAATTAAATGATACATATGTTTCTATTATTGCTGAACTGGTAGAACCCAAGAAAGATTACACTCAAATTAAGCCTAAGTTGCTTATTGAGGAGTAAAAAAACAAATACTACTATAAATACCATTACAACTACCATTACAAATACCAGTACTAATACAAATATAACTGATATTTTTACTTATATAGACCAATTAATCTGATATCCGATTTTTTCTTCCACCTGTTTAAAGATGTTAGAGTAGAAGAAACCGCGACTCGCAGATAATGGTGAAGGATGTATTCCTTCAATAACTCTATCTGAGTTAAAAATTAACTGTTTTTTTGATTTTGCAAAATTTCCCAAGAGTAGATATACGCATTCTGGATTATTCTTGCTTACATATTGTATTACATCATTTGTAAAATTGTTCCATATTTTCATATGACTAGCCGGTTTATTTTTGATAACAGTCAATGATGCGTTTAAAAGAAAGATGTTTTCTTCTTGAAACCATCTTTCCAGGTTTCCGGAATAAAATGTGTACCCCCTTTCAGGAAACTCATTCTGGAGTTCCTTGAATATATTTCTGAGAGAAGGAGGTGTTTTAACCCCATGTGGAACCGAAAAGCTAAGCCCGTGGGCCTGTCCTTCATTGTGATAAGGGTCCTGTCCAAGAATTAATAATCTGATTTCGCAAACATCCATACTAAACACTTTAAAAATATCGTTTCTTGGAGGATAAATGACAGTGGAATCGTTATACAATTCATCTAAATTAATTTCATGTGTTTTGAATAAAGGATACCATGATTTATGAATACTTTCCATTGTTATAAATATAATTTGTAAAATATAACAATTATATGTTTCAATTTTTTATAAAATGCAGTATTAAGACTTAAAAACTACAGCATATAATTATAAAAATAATGACAGAAACAGATGCAATAGATTATGCAGAATTAAATAGTATTCGTGAAAAGATTGAATCTATGCCAAAGTTTAATCAGGTTGAGATTCTCCGCATTTTGCATAAGGATAACCAAGTCACATTAAATGAGAATAAATATGGAACATTCATTAATCTTACGGATTTATCGCAAAATATGATAGAATTGTTAAAAACATATATTAATTATGTAAATACTCAAGAGTATAATTTAAATACATTAGAAAAGCAAAAGGAGGAGTTCAAAAATATATATTTTACAAAAGATAATAAAGATACAACAGGAAATTTGAATAAGATATATGCTTAGTTTAGAAAAAATACAACAACAACAACAACAACAAACACAAACACAACAGCAAATAAAACAAAATTATAATCATGTATTAGACTTGTTACAAGATTATATGTTAGATAAAAAAGTGTTATCAATTACTTCGTGCAATAAGCAATATACTGTGGTTCATGAAAAAAATAAGCAACAGAAGGAAGAAAAAGAAGGAGAGAAAATGAAAAAAGAAGAGGAGAAGAAGGAAGTTGAAAGGTTTTTTATCCCAAAAGAAAAAGACCAACTATTTTGGTGTTATTTTATTATTCATCACGGGTTTATTAAATATGAATATCCAGGTACAACAAGTTTTGTTAATGAAAAGACTGAAAAGTTTAAATGCATAGATTTGCTGCGGTTGAATAAGCAACAGTTAAAAATAAAGAAAATAAAAAATATTAAAGAAGATGTTGAGGATGAATTGGCTAATAAGCAATCAATTGGTATGAAAACATTTATTGCATTGTGTGTCGCAAGTAATATAAATATTATGTACATACACAAATATAAACGATTTGAAATTATTTTTGATGAAACTCAACCGATTCATGTGGTTCATTGCATCCCGAATAAAGATTTATCATATTTTAATTATAAATATGAAATGAATCCTACAAAGGAACAAATTGAAGAGTATCGTAATACCTTATTTTCATGGGAAAATGTAGATAAACCTCTAAAAGCTATGAGTGCATATAAATTGAATGAGTTGCAAGATTTATGTGAAAAATTTAAGTTTGACAAGGACACCTTAAAACAAAAAACAAAAAAAGAATTATATGAATATTTAATAATGAACATTTAATAATGAATCTATAAAAAATTGATTATAATATAAAAATATGTCACTATATATTATATAATTTATGTTTACCCAAAAAGAACAAACCCATTTAGAATCATCTCAACATAAACACCGAGATAAGGATAAACAAAAGCAATTTACTCCAAGGGAACCCCCACAAGAGCAATTTACAAACCTAATTCAACTGTTTTATGCAAATAATCCTTTTATCAAGGATGTTAAAAAGAATGACGAGTTGGAAGTTCGTTTTGGAACAAAGGGTATTAAACCCCTCACTAAAATTGATTTTGATAATGTCATACGCAAACTAAAGTCATTAGGATTTTCATCCCCAAATGAACAAGGGGCTTATATGATGAGAATTCAAAATGAATTTCTAGATTCAGAATCAGGTGTATTTAGAGTTTCACCTATTCGTGCGGAAATAAATGGGTTTCATGCAATACAAGAGTACTGTAAACACAATAATATTTCAAAAATGATTGGAACGCATAGTGTTGAATTTTATAACAAGAGCGCTTTTAAAAAAGGCGCTGGTAAAGATGCTGAACGAGTGTGGCCAGTAAATTTTAACGATTTTAATTTTAGAGTTTCTTATAGCGTTGAGAATAAAATGAGAACGAATACTGGAATTGTGCAAAATATTATAGAAAAATGGGAAAAGTCCAAAAAGATGTTCCGTTATATTAATCGTGTAACTTTTCAACATCCTGATTTGCCTATTAAAGTGGATATGAGTATTGTCAAAAGCACCCCTTTTGAAAATGGGCAGCCCGTGTTAGAATATACCACAAGTGAATCAAATATATTTCATCGTGAAGAAACGTATGAAATAGAGTTAGAAGTAGATAATTCTGCTATAGGACCTGGAACGCAAACAGACACACCCGAGCTTTTATTAGCATCCCTTCGCAAGGCAATCAAATATGTTCTCATGGGGCTGCAGGGCACAAACTACCCAATTTCTTACCCTGAACAATCCAGTATTTTGCAAGAATATATGAGATTAGTTCATGGTGATAAATATGACCCAGAAAAACATAAACGAGTATTTTCAACAAATTTCATTGGCCCGTCTTCAAATACTTTACAGATTCATAATATTGTTCCGGTCAATGAAAATACAAATTTGCCAAATATTAGAAATCAATATACAGTTACTGAGAAGGCAGACGGTGAAAGGCATCTTCTATTTATCTCATCAAAGGGTAGAATCTATTTATTAAATACAAATATGAATGTATTGTTTACAGGAGCAGAAACAGATAAAAAAGAAATATATAATACATTAATTGATGGAGAATTAATTCTTCATGATAAGCATGGAGCTTATATTAATTTATATGCGGGATTTGATATTTATTTTATAGAAAAGAAGGATGTTAGAGCGCTTGGTTTTATTCCAAAAACAAAAGATGAATTAAAATCAAAGTTTAGATTGCCATTGTTGAAGCATATTATAAAGTTAATTGAGCCCAAGTCTGTTATAAAACAAGATGCTATGAGCCCAATTAAGATTGAATCAAAACAGTTTTATCCATTACAACAAGGCGATAATATATTTGATGCGTGCAATCTCATTCTCACTAGAGATAAACAAGGGCTTTTTGATTACAATACAGATGGACTCATCTTTACGCCTGCAAATATGGGTGTAGGTGCAGATGAAATTGGAAAAGCTGGTAGATTATCAAAGGCTACATGGGATTACTCGTTTAAATGGAAGCCTGCTTACTATAATACTGTTGATTTCTTGGTAACTACAAAAAAGGCGAAAAATGGATTAGATGAAGTGACGCCTATTTTCCAGGACGGATTACAAGCAGGTTCTATTGCTCAAATCAATGAATATAAAACGATTGTTTTAAGATGCGGTTTTAATGAAGCTCAACATGGATATTTAAATCCATGTCAGGATGTGATTGATGATAATCTTCCAGCATTTGACTCGGGTGAGGAACGAAGAAAAGGGCAGTATTATCCTATGCAATTCTATCCAACTGACCCATATGATGCCACTGCAGGTATTTGTAATATTATGTTAAAACGTGATAATACGGGTGTATTACAAATGTATACAGAAGAAAATGAAGTATTTGAAGACAATACTATTGTAGAGTTTCGTTATCAATTAGATAATGAAAACGGTTGGAGATGGATTCCTTTGCGAGTTCGTTACGATAAAACAGCTGAACTTAGAAATGGTGGCACCAATTATGGAAACGCTTACCACGTTGCCAATAGTAACTGGCATTCTATTCATAATCCGATTACTGAAGAAATGATTTGCACAGGTAATAATATTCCAGATGAGATGGCAGATGACGATATATATTATAACAAATTTTCTGGAAATAGTAAAACCAGAGGATTGCGTGATTTTCATAATTTATTTGTGAAGAAAATATTGATTACAAGTGTTTCGCGAAGAAATGATATTTTGATTGATTATGCGTGTGGAAAAGGAGGAGACTTTTCAAAATGGATTCTTGCAAAACTGTCCTTTGTATTTGGAATTGATGTTTCAAAAGATAACTTGGAGAATAGATTGGATGGAGCTTGTGCTAGGTTCTTGAATTATAAGAAAAAATTTAAACATGTACCTTATGCTTTATTTGTCCATGGAAATAGTAGTTTAAATATTAGAAGTGGAATGGCCATGATGAACGATAAGGCAGTTCAAATAACAAAAGCGATATTTAGTGCTGGTGATGGTACCAAAGATGCCGACAAGTTAGGAAAAGGAGTAGCAAAACAATACGGAAAAGGCGAGGAGGGATTCCAAGTATCTTCATGTCAATTTGCGTTTCACTATTTCTTTGAAAACCAGACAACTTTTCAAAACTTTATGAGAAATGTTGCCGAATGTACACGTCTTGGTGGATATTTTATTGGTACTTGCTACGATGGAAAGCAAATATTTAACCTTCTTAGAAAAAAGAAATTTGGAGAAAGTATTGAATTGCACGAAGGTTCTAAAAAAATATGGGAAATTAGTAAAGAATATGAAGAAGAAACATTTGAGGATGACGTAACGAGTCTTGGATATAAGATTAATGTGTTCCAGGAGACAATTAATAAGATGTTTTCGGAATACTTGGTGAATTTTGATTACGTGGAAAGAATCATGGAAAATTACGGGTTTAAACTAATTTCTAGAGAAGATGCAAAGATTCTTGGGTTACCAGAGGGGTCGGGTTTATTCGGTGAATTATTCAATAAAATGGAAGATGAAGTTAAAAAGAATTCTTTCAAGAAAGAAGAATATGGAGATGCTTTGAATATGACGCCTAATGAAAAGAAGATTTCGTTTTTAAATAGATATTTTGTGTTTAAGAAGATTAGTAATGTAAATGCGGAAAAAATATCTATGGAGTTGTTGGATGAAACATTAGATGAGAAGAAAAGCGCGCCAACTGGCTTAAAGCCTGTTGCACTAAGGAAACCAAAAGCAAGTACTTTAGAACGTAAAAAGGCGAAACCATTGAATAAAAAGATTGTCTTGGTTGCTGCAACAGATGCTTTTGATTCATCACAGAGTCCACCACCAGTTTTAGAAGAAGAGGAAGAACCGGAAGAAAAACAAGAAAAGGAAGAAGAAAAAGAAAAAGAAGAAGAAAAAGAAGAAGAAAAAGAAGAAAAAAAACCAAAAGCAAAAAAGGTTCGGGCGAAAAAAATAGCTAACTTTGTCATTGAGTCATAATAAGAAACATATTCAAAACATCTTCAAGAATATAATAAAAATAATAAAAATAATAATAACTCCAATAATTATACTATTTTGCTTAACACTTAAACAAAATAGTATATAGTATACTAGTTTACTCACACTTATGAGTTATTATATATTACCAAAAAAGCAGACGATTAGTAAAATTATGCCAGAACTATCTAATCAATTATCAGAACCAATTATTTCTTTTAGTCTAATTCACTATTTACACATTTCACAAAACTATGTAAATAAGATGAAACAATATGAAAATAATGTAGATTTTTTTTGCAGAATGATTCATCCTTACGAGTTTATTCATAATAAGGTTCCAGGCTCAAAGTTTTCTGTTAGTAAGATAAAATCATGTTCTCCTATTTTTTATATGTTTATGGAAATTATTCACACGTTTACTATTTTTGATTCATTTCAAAATAAGAATATAATATCGTTGCATTGCAGTGCAAATAATGATGCGACAATTGAATGTATTAATATATTCAGAGAAAACAATGATGATATCAATTATGAGAATAAAATAGAAAATGAAATGTCGTATATAATACCATTAAAAGGAATTAGTCCTAGTTCAATTGACTTTTTATATTATGAATTATGTTGTGATACTACAAATATTTGTTCGTATATTTTGCATTTTATCGGGGTTGTATGTAATTTAATAACGTATCAATCTTGCAATGGCGTATCTATTATTAAGATTGATACCTTACTACATAAACCAATCCTAGATATTATTTATTTACTTACTTGTATGTATGATAAAGTATATATTATTAAGCCAAACGTATCATCGTCATTTAATAATGAACGATTTATTGTTTGCAAACAATTTATTGGAACTGCGAAGCAACCGGAACTATATGACTACGCAACTATTTTAAGCAAAACTATGTTAGAATGTATTTATCACAATAAATGTGTTCATTCCTTACTGGAAGAGGAACTACCATTTTATTTTTTGAATAAAATAGAAGATTCAAATATTATTATTGGTCATTTGCAGTTGGAACAATATACCCAATTAATAAATCTTATAAAAAATAAGAATAGAGATGATAAAATAGAAGTATTGAAGAAAAATAATATTCAGAAATGTATACAATGGTGCGAAAAATATAAAATCCCGTATAATAAATTTGTTGAAAAATTAAATATATTTTTACCAATTGTATTCATTGAAGAAGAGAAAAAACTTGAAATACGTGGAGATGAAGAACAACTTGAACTGAATAATTATAATGCAGATGAAGAAGAAAGAATCTATAGTAATGAATAGATATTTTAACGGATAGGTTGCCCTCCGGGATTGGAAGCACTAACTCCATTATTTGCAACTGTTGGACCTGCGCTTAAATTTCCGTTATATTGAAAATCGGCTGACTGTGCATCATCCGTGTTTTTAAAGCAAGTTTTGGGGTTATAACTTACTTGTCTAAAAATAATAGGATACACTGGACTGCATTTTTGTACTTTGGATTTATAAATAAATGGTATAAATGGTTGTTGTCCAGGATTAATTGTACTAGGAGAACCACGATAAGCATTGCTATTGTTGACATTGGTTTCAATAGTTGTTACACCCAATTTTAAGGTTCTGGCGCTACTGGAAACAGCACCTTGCACCGCAAACTGAGGATTATTTGGTTTATAAGAAACCAATTTGCATCCATTTGGATTACTTGGCCCGGATAATGACATACCATAATAAGGGTTGTTAATAAAATTGCTAAAATAAAAAGCAGCTTCTTTTTCATTGCCAGATTTAAGAGCGGAGATAAATGCAACAAATTCTCCTATTGTTGTTATTTTCAAATTATAAAAATTAGTAATATCATCATTAGAAAAAACTCCTTCATTATTTAGTAATTGGAAAGCTAATGCAACTAATTCTACTTGTGTATAAGTACTCAACCCTGTATTTGGGTAACAGTTGCCAACATATGTATTAAATGTTGTCAGAGGTGAACCAGGTTTTGCAGCAGCTAGCATTTGGGGTGTAATATTAGGGTTATTCTTAAGCAATGCAGCATCAGTGAATGCGTCGCTCTCTGTCTTAAAGTTAAAGACACGTTGTTCATATGTTTGACAACGATTTTGTCTATATTGTTGAAGTGTTGTAAAATAATTCTTTTTCAAATTAGTACTTGCTGGTCTAACCCGAAGTAGAGCTTTTCTTGGTTCATTGCAACACAACGGTGGGTTGGTGCAAACTGGTTGGGGGTTGTTTGTTAAATAATCGCTTGGATAAAAATTTGTAACTACACTAATTCCATCGCATGTTTTACAATCTACAATAGATTGTGTAGTTTCATTTATTTCATCCGTTGGATTGTGTTTAACTGAATAAGAGCCTGGACGGTCCATGAGTTGTCCCAACAATCCTCCGGATTTATTCTCTAAACCAGCCGTAGACTTGTTCATTCTATTCGCGTCAATGGTAATGTATTGAGATGGGTCATTTGGATTTATAATGGTGTAAGGAACTTGGGTAACGGTTCCTTTTCTGGCTTGCCATTTTTGAGGTCTTGTGGAACCTTGTTTGTAGACTGCAATATTAAAATAGTCCTTGTTTGTTAAAGGTCTAATAGTTCCTGCAGTAATCCCCACGGGATTGCTATATTTTCCATCTCCTTTCCAAGTTTTATATGCTGCGGTAAATGGAGCTGTCCGTGAATTGTTATAAGATTCCATGCCTTGTGGAAAAAATGCTGTTGACATTATTATATATAAAGGAAGAAGAAAATAAAGTCTTGATATATATTAATGTTAGTAAAGCTATTGATTTTATTTTTTATTTGTTTATTGATATATCAAATTATTTTAGCTTGGTTTCCAACAATGGAAGGGATGGAATCTGATTCAACGAATACATCTACATCTACCTATCAAGACTATGACACAAAGAGCGACCCACTCATACTAGCTCAACAAAATGCCGGAAATATAGAATACTTGAAGCAGCAAATTACTACATTATTAAAATTAGATAAACAGGTACAAGATATTAGTGGAAATGTAACTGTATTAAATGACCAAGTGGCGGGTTTAGCAAAAGCTCAAGCTGATGCTTCTCAACAGTTAGTGGGCTCTACTCCTTTAACTGTAAGTGGCACTCAGCCAACAGCTTAGATGTAAAAGTAATAAAATAAAATATATATATTTAATATACATATATTCTATATTCTATGTCAAATATATTTGAAGAAGTTAAAACAAATGCAGTAGGGATAGAGCAAAAGTTGCTTGGTCCTGATTATCCGTACTGGGAAAATATTAAAGACCCCAAAGCTCTAGGCATGTCCGACGAAGGCTCTTTGCAAACTATGGCAAAGGATATAGATGGTCTCATTCAATATGTGGAAGTGTTGGTAACAGGGAAAGGTGCTTCCAAAACCGGAGGTCCTTTAGGTAATAAATTTTTCTTGCAAACTGGAGGCAAATGTAAGGATGTTAAAACTGGTCAAGAAGTGGACCGATATGTTTATATCAATAATGTTCCCATGGGTAATATTCCTTTTATTTCTTCTGGACTTGGTACTAATTTTTCTGATTTCAAAGGACTCATTCCCGGAACTATGGGAAATCTAAATGTGTTGAATCCCTTTACTATTTTAAGCTCTTTTACATCAGGTGCTACACCAGATTGCCAGGAAATTACTATGCAAGTGGTAGGGCCAACTCCTCCTGGTTCTGGACAAGCCTTGGGACCCAACGCTACTGGAACAGAAACTCATTTTGTTACGACGGTAGATATAGGAAATATGGACCCGTGCAATTGGGTCAATGGTAAACAGAACCCTGTGACCGGAAAGTCTTGTCAAGAAATGTTTGGAACTATGTATTCAAATAATTCTGCACTTGATTTTGATTTTGATTTTCCGAGAGACCCCATTATTCAACTGTATCTCGCTTCTCTCGGAATCCTTGGAATTTATATATTGTATTGCTTGATGATGAAACATCGTAGAAGGTAAATATAAAATAAAATGGTATGATTTTATTCTATATTTCATACTTTTTCTTATTTAAAGAAACGCAATAGAAGACCCAATGCTAATTAAAAAATGAAAAATAGAGTGACAAATTAAATGCATACTGGAACACCAATTTTTTTTTGAATTGATGTTGCTATAATAAAACATAACTAATGATACGAATAATATCATTAAAAATGCAAGTTTAATTTTGTAGTTAATATCTTTTATAAATAGAATGTAAATAGGAAACAATATATATGAAATTTTAGCGAAAACGCCATCATAAAAATGAATTAAAGATTTTTCTTTTGGGTTTAACCAAAATAAAAATGATAGAATAATATTTGTTACTAATAACAATGCTAAAATAATTTCCCAAATTGTTTGGTTATTATTGTATAAAAAAATAATGATTGGAAACAATAAAAATAAAGTTGTTATGGATAAATAAAAACCATTCATGATATTTATATTATTTATATACTTTTATAACTTTTATATTTAATATGTTTTTAAAATGGTCCAGCTTAAATGAGAAAAGGTGTAATTAAAATGTAGGCCAACCTGGCATAAGAGTGCTGCCCCCTCCTTTTCGCTTTCGTCTGCGACCTCCTACAGCAGGTCCATATTCTCTCCAATCTCCATCAAATCCAACGACTTGTCCACCTCGGCGTTTTCTGCTGTGTCTTCCACCCATAGTAGAAGAAGGAGCCGTTTGATATGTATTCATGGCAGATTGCTTTACAGAATTGAGTCCATTTCCCAATTTTGTTCCAAGAGATGATACACCAGAAGAAAGTCTTGACCATAAACTTTCACCAGTTGACGCGGGTTGTTGCATTTGCATTTGTTCTTGACCTCCCTTACGCATTCTTCTTCTGCGCGAACCTCCCAAGGAGATAACAACACCATGACCTGGAGGTGCAGGTAAAGGTCCGTTAAACTGCCCTCCTTTGCGCATTCTTCTTGTTGAAGTTTTTCGCTTCATATGTCTCTTTGTTCTAGCCATACTTATAATATAACAAAAGAAATTATACTATAAGATAAAAATTTTATTATGATTGCGTCAAGGGGGAATCGGACCCCCAGTTCAACCTTGGAAGGGTTGCGTGTTACCACTACACTATTAACGCGATTTGGTATAATCTTTTACACCAATGAATAACAGTAAGTAATATTTAAATACTTTTTTGCCTAAATACTATTTTCTTAAATAAATTTTTATAATGTGGCTTATTGCATCTTCATCATCTTGTATAATTGGAATGCCGCTAATGCTCCTGCAATTTGCACGACGATATATGGGATAACATCATTAGATGCTATTTTTCCTGCAGCTAAAGCTCCGATGGTGACTGCTGGATTAAAGCAGCCTCCGGAAATTGCACCTCCAAGTAAAACTGCTAAAGCGAGTGCGGCTCCAATGGCTAAATAGTTTCCTGTAGATAAGATAACAAACATCAAAAGCATCGTTCCTAAAAATTCAACAATATATTTGTGCATTATATATACTACTTAGAAAATTAGAAAATTCTAAAAAGAAAAATAATTAATATTAGTATTAGTATGTTTGCGAAACCAAAGAACCTATCGCACATACTCGTCCATTGCACAAGGAAGTATTGAAGATGGAACCCTTTTTGGCTGGCGCAGTACATCCTCCGCTTCGCACAAATTTTAAAGACGTCTTCACATCATTTCTATCGTAACATTTATAGCTTAGTGGGGCATTGGCCGGTAAACCTTGTTTCAACGAACTCTGACCGATAGCAGCACTTTTCTTGGCAGAAAGATAGAGAGAAGAACTAGCTGGTGCATTATATTTGGTAGATTGAGATACCAAAAAACTCTTTTGTAAATCGGCTGAATATTGTGTTGTAGGTTTGATAAATGAGAATGTCTTGGTTCCTCTTTGAAAGTTATCCTGTGTGGTTCTAGTTCTTCTATATTGTGCGCGACCTTGCGCAAATGTACTCGCACCATCGGATGGATAAAATTGTGGTGGATTTGGATGTATTCCTTCTAATACACCTAATTCACTGTGAAATGTTGTATTAGGAGTTCTATTTGTACTTAATGGTCCTATAACTGGTGCGCTGGCATATCCACCGCTCATATAAGGAATATTTGTATATTGATGATAAGCAATCGTTGTCATAATATACTATAACTGTAGAAATTAAAATCGTCTACTTAGTTTTTTTCTCACTTTTTCTGTTTTCTTGCTTTTTTTGTTTTTCTTACTTTATTTGTTTTTCTTACTTTCTTTGTTTTTCTTACTTTTCTACCTTTTCTCATTTTTCTTTTATAACCTCTAGTTCGGGTTTTCCTTGTTTTACCACCACTTTCAATTTCCATTTCCATAGAATCATTCATCGCGTCTTCTCTTTGGGCTTCTCTTTGGGCTTCTCTCTCTTCTTCTTCAGCTTGTCTTCTTCTTTCAGTAATTTGGGCTTCGGTTTCTCTTCTAATTCGTTGGTTTTCCTGGTAATTCAAAGGGCTATGAAAGAATTCAATAGCTTCAAGTCGCGCAGCATTTTGCTGTTCTGCTGTAATAGGTGGATTAACTGGGAGGCCCGCACGAATAGCCGATTCCACTCTAATCCTACGGTCTTCCGCACGATTATTTGGGTTAGTACTCATTTTATAATATAATATTATAATAAATATTATATTATATTATAAAATATTTTTCTATGCAAGAAATACTTTAATATCGTCTAATAGCTCTAATAGCTGATTGAGCACCAGAGTAATTGTTTCCTCCATAAGATGCATCATTATAATTCTTATTTACAGCTTTCTGTTTGGAATAACGAATATAATCAGAGCTATCATAAACGTATTTAATATTGCAGGAAGATGGTTCAACACCTGTTCCGTCGCAATGATTTTGAATAGCTCCAAAACGTTGGCTTAATCCAAACATACCAGGACGACTTTGAAATGTTTGGCATGGACCACCACATGAATAATATTTACGACTTAATAAATCACCTGCATTATTAATCGCGCGAAAGGGTGTACAAATTGCCTTATTCTTATTGACAGCTCGCGCATATCGTGTATTCCATGCATTCTTTAATGTAAAACGAGTTTCAACAAATTCGTTATTATTGTTAGTCGTGTAGACTGCTTGAGGAATAAATCCTGGAATACCTCCTCCTAGGCCAAATTGACCAGGACTGTAAAAACTCATTCCACCTGAGCCACTAATAGGATTTTCATAACCAATACCAATAGAACCTGACATTTACTATATATATAGGAAATATATTAAAATATTAAATAATTAATTATTTTTGTAATTTTTATTATTTTTTGTTATTTAATATTAGATAAGAGTTATATTGATTTTTGCTTATTATTTTACTAGTTTGTGGCTAAATCTTTCCTTACTATAATTATAACATGGTTTCTTAAAAATATATTTTATTATTGGTAAACTCTACTAAATCAGTAATAACGAGTGTAATTAATTCGTAAGTTTGAGTTAGTATTTAAAATAACCGCCAACTGGTTCATTATCTGTATTGTCTTTTTTAACAATAATTTTAAATTTTTTTAAATAATCATGTTCATAGTTCTCCAAAAAATGTACATTATATTTTATATTATAAAAATAATGATTCATAAAATAACGTGTATTTGTAATAATAGTTTCTTCATCTTCTACGTGATATGCACGATAGATTATATAATTAATATCTATTGAATGATTATCATATTCAATCACAATTGAAATAATATTATTAGATACATTCACATAATCTATTAATTTATCAACATCCAATGAGGTAAATTTATTTTCGTTTATAATAATTTGATTTGTATTTTTTCCAATTAAATTAGTTATATATTGTTTACCGTTTTTATTTATAATTGTACCGATATCTTCCATTACATATCTAATGATTGGAAAGGTATCATTTATAAGCGATGTAACTACTATCTTATCATCCTTATTCTCTAAATAACAAAATTGGTTAAATACTTCAAATGTATTTTTATCACCCTTGACCTGATGTGCGATTTCACCAAATTCTACTGCACCATATGTATTTTCAATATTTGAATAAATAAATGTATTTTTGCAAAAATACAAGCTACAATTTAATAAAAATTCGCCCGATAAATTTATATTTTTTGGAAAATGTGTTATTTTTATATTATATTTATTTATATTGATACATAATTGAAGTAATACAAATGGAAAAATAACTAATAAATCTGGGCAATTTTTATTAAGTGAATCAACAAATTCTATTGTTTTTTCTTTATCAATTTGATTGAATGATAAAAAATATACATTCATAAATAATAAATAATAATTACTTTTTTCATACTCATTCGTAAAATAAGAATTAGATGGATAAAATACCATTATTTTATCACCATAACTGTAGCCGTTTTGTTTAAATGATGTCATAAATGTGTATATATATATGTATGCATTGTATTTATTCATCCAAACAAATGTACTTTTTCCACTTGTTCCACCAGTAGATTGACCAATAGAACAGTTCGTGTCATACCATAATGGGTCTTTAATGCAACCATTCGCGCATGTAAGGTTACATTTTTTATAAGGAGGTGTAATAATATCATTATTAAATTCAATCAATTCTTCCTTTGTTAAATAAGGTAGTTCTGAAAAATTTGTATTATCACAATGTTTATATTTACTAAAAAATGATTTATATTTATGATTATAAAATTTATTTATTTTATATGTATTGTTTATAAATTCAAACATATCTTGTTTTACAAAAAAATCGTTAAATAGTAAATATGTAATTATTTTCTTGTAAAAAAGTAAAATAATAATTAATACAATAATTAATAAACTGTATTTTACACTATATTTCATACTATATAATTATATATTTATTATACAAAATATATCCTATTTTAATATTCGGTCATGATGCGTGGAGCAATATTCATTGTAATCAGCTCTTGAAATAACAGTTTGCAAGCATAAGGAATTTCTACATAGGAAAAGTCTGCCCGATTGTCACACGTTCTACAATGATGAATATGCATTTTGTCATTGTATGACGCGATAAGACCACATTTCTTGCACACATACACCTGATATTTGTCAGATGCGTCGTATAAACGTCCGCGAGTAAATCGTGCAGCTCCATTGGAAATCATGGCATCTCTTTCCATCTCACCAAACCGGAGTCCACCATCCCGCGACCTACCTTCGGCTGGTTGTCTCGTCAAGTTTACCATGGGACCAATAGAACGACTATGTTGTTTGTCCGCCACCATATGTTTCAACCTCTGATAAAATACTGGTCCCATAAAGATTGAACACTCCATCTGTTCACCCGTAAGCGGGTCATACATGATTTCATTTCCATTGGATTCGTATCCAACATCTTGAAGTTTTTTGCAAATGGTCTTGACATCCAATTCACCAAAGCTAGTTCCATCTCCAAATAAACCAAGTTGTATCAATGTTTTTCCTAGAATCGTCTCTTTCAATTGTGCAATTGTCATACGAGATGGAATTGCATGCGGATTTAAAATGAGGTCTGGTTTAATTCCATTGCGGGTGAACGGCATATCTTGTTCTGGAATAATGTTTCCAATAGTACCTTTTTGACCACTTCTAGATGAAAACTTGTCACCAATCACTGGTTTTCTCACGGCTCTTAGACGAATTTTTGCAAAATTATAACCATCACCATTCCGGTCAATATAATTCTTATCAATATACGTTTCTTCATCCGTTCTATACGTGCGACTTTGGTCTTCATATTTAATTATTTTTGTATGATCATTTCTATTCTCTTTAATGGGAGTAATTTTGGAAATAATGATATCCCGATTCTCTACAAGCATATTTTCTGGAATTACACCGCGATGGTTTACCTTATTGTAATTTGCAAACTTCATTCCCTTTGTCTTGGAGGCATCCGGCTTGCATCTAATCTCTTCGTCTCCATTTATCTTCTGTTTGTCTTCATCCTTTTCTGTATGATAGACGGTAGCCTGAAACAAACCACGGTCAATAGAACCCTTATTAAATAACAACGAATCTTCCTGATTATATCCAGTGTGCGTCATAATAGCTACAATTGCATTAAACCCTGAAGGAATCTTATTGATATGAATCATATCCATAATTCGCGTATCTACAAGAGGTCTTGCTGGATTACTCAATACATAAGCAGTTTTATCCATTCTGCTATCAAAATTAGTAACATACATTCCCATAGCTTGTTTTGCCTGTGCACACTGATACGTATTACGTGGTGATTGGTTGTGTTCTGGAAAAGGAATACATGACGCAAGAATACCGAATATTGTACTAGGATGGATTTCACAATGAGTGTATTTTTGTGCCGACTCTGCGGATGTAACATCCGATGGTTTCATTGCAATCATAGACCATGCTTGTTCTTCTGGATCAATATATTCAATAATGGCATCATCTATCTTGCAATTTGTTAGCAAATCATCCCACGTTAAAGCATTCGTATTTAGTTGATGAATCATTTCTTTTGTAAAAAGGAGATTTTTATCTTTGACTCGCAATACTGGGCGTGTCAATCTGCCACCGTCATTGCAAACGCGAATCTCATTCATTTTATAATCAAACACAATAGATGTGTAGATATTAATAATTCCCTGATGTTTTCTATCTTTTAACATATGAAATAACTCAACAGGATTTTCTGAAATACCAATCCATGCGCCATTGACAAACACTTTTGTCTTGTCGTACATATCTTCCGGTTGCAAAGTCTGAATATCCAGGATGTGTGGCTGAATGTATTCATAGATAGGCATACTATTGGAATGTATGGTAGCATGTGTCATATAACTCAAGTTTTTAACAACACCAACAGATTGCCCTTCTGGTGTTTCTGCTGGACACAAGAAACCCCAAGTCGTATTGTGCAATTTTCTGGGTGGAATCAACTTTCCGCTTTTATCAGTGGGCGTAGAAATTCTTCGCGCATGACTTAAACTACTTACATAAGTCAACCGATTGAGCACTTGAGCAACACCCACCTTATTACTATTAATATGCTTTATACCAAAATCACCAGTAGATAATGCACGTTTGATACCGTTTTCAATAGTAGTTGATTTAATAATTTTATAGATATTGGTCTGATTGATAATGTTCTGGTAATCATCCGTTGACTTCCATGAACCTGTATTAATCTCTTTAATAATTTGCTTCTCCATATCTTTTACAAGCTTGTTGAAATAGTTTCTGAACAAATTGTTGAGAAGAACACCAGTTAAATCAACACGTTTATTCAAGTAAGAATCGCGGTCATCCTGTTTCACCCATTTCAAGCTCGCTTGCAACAACTTATTTGTCATATAACCAAGGAAATATACTTTGTGTTTGGCATTATTACAATGAGGGAACAAATCATTGTTAAGAATATCCAATGTAAATTCGTGCTTTTTTCTGATTCCCATTTCCTTGTCCATATTAATTGGAGTATACATGACAAATGATGTGATATATTTTATACATTCTTCTTGAGTCATCAACATATTCGCATCAATAATGGACGCTTGTAATCCCTGTGTCATTTCCTTGTGTTTATCACTATTAAGGTCAAGAATAATTTTTTCACAAATATCTTTATCTGAAAGAATACCGAGAGCGCGAAATACAATAAAGAGTGGAATCGGTTGCTTTACTCTTGGTAATTGCAGCAAAATAGGAAATCCAAACCCATTATTCTTTGATGAAACCATCATATTAATCTGCTTGGGTGAAATACATTTATAATCCGGAACAGATTTGATTTCTGCCTGCCATGTATATTTTGTACTATTCTTGCTTACATTGAAACAATATACCTTATTTTCAGCGGCACGCTCTTGTCCCAACACAGTTTTTTCCGAACCATTGATAATAAAATATCCACCTGCATCAAATTTGCATTCACCTGTATTTCCATGTTCCACATGCTTATATTGTGTTAATACACAGATATTGGAATTCAACATAATAGGCAACTTGCCGATGTGAATTTGTGGAAGAGACTTATAAAAGGTCTGAATATTTTCTAATTGTTCACCATTTCTTACGACAAACTTAATATTCATATCTACTGTCATTGCAGATGCATAGGTAAAGTTGCGAAGTCTTGCTTCTTGAGGAAACATCAACTTTGTAGCTCCATTGTTTTCTTGGATTTGTGGACGATAGATATGAAAGTTTTCAAACGTGATGAAAATCTCCAACGCATGTTTTCCAGATTTTGCATCAAAATCCTGTTCTGATGCAACGTGAACTGGATTGAACATTTCTATTGTTTTATTAATTTGGTAACCCACAAAGTTATTGTAAGACTCCAATTGATGTCTTACTAACCTTTGTAAGTGTTGACCTTTAAAATAAGAATCAATCATACTCCATGGTGTCTCAATATAAGGGTCCTCTTCTTTTACTGGAACTTGATTTTCCTTAGACATGGGTTGTATTTTGATACTCATTTTGTTGAGTAATTTATATTTCAATTTGTTTTTAAATAGTTTCAATAACGGAATAAGAAAATTATATATCCATATAATATAATGCATAAGATACATACTGTAATTGCAAAACTTATGAAAAAAATAACGAAACAAAGTTCCAAACAAAAAAACTCAACAAGAAGGAGGAAGCGAAGATTAAGGGGTGGTCAAGATTCTGAACCAACTTCTTTATCAGAATTGGACAAAAGTGTATTAAATTTATTCATTCATATTATATTTATTACGTATCAAGCAGGCGTTGATATAAAATTATTTCCTAATATTGGAACATCGCAATTAGCCAAGTTATTATACGGTTATTTTAACTACGCAAAGAAAAATGGTGGAGAAAAAGCTGCTTATTATGGCATGTTACAGCTGGATTTCTTATCATATTTTGAAGATAAGGAAAATATTAAAAGAGTCTTGGATGAAATGGAAGGAGGTCAAGGAAAATTTGAACCCACATTAGCTCCTATAGAGGAAGAGGAAGAAGATGAAGATATGGATGATGAAGACAAGGATGAAGAAGAAGGTGAGGAAATAGAAGAAGTGTACTCAAAACAAGTCCTTGGAGGGCCACAGTTTTCTAAAAATTTCAAAGTAATATTCTTGGGAACACTTGCTGCCGTTTTTCCAAGAGCAGGTGCAGTAGGAAGTTTTGTAGAATATGATAGAAATGAAAATCCAGCTGCTCCTTTATTTAGATTAATGAATCTTGTCATGGGTAAGGAATTCAGTTTTGAGGAGGCATTAAGTTACTTTTTTAATCCAAAAACTTATTGCGGAATAAATTCAGCATACGTAACTGGTTGCATACCAGATGTTAAAACAATCAAACAAATGAAGGATATTCATGACGTTGTTGCATCTGATTATACTGTTTCGGGTAATGCAACTAGTAAAGAAATTGCTACTATAAACCAATATAAAGGGAACTGGAAACATACAGGTAGTCCATTTGGCGTTTCTTATTTTTCAGGAAAATCTGTCACTGGTGTAGATATTGCGGTTTTACCAAATGAAGCATCAGTTCGTCAAGGATTAGATGATATTCATCAATCTTTATTTGAACAAAGGCAACTTTTTATAGATGAATTAATGTCTCAAGGAAAACCAATAGAATTAGCAAAGTATGGAATCATTAGTTCAATGTTTGCAAGAATTGGTCATGCATTAAGCATATATTTATTACCAAATAATGGACTATTACTGTTAGATTCAGAACACGGTCCTTTGTATAGTAAATTGCTTATAAGAGACCCGGAAGGTATGGCTTTTCGTGCTAAACCATTTTTCTATAAAGCCCCATTACCGGGTATGAAAGTTAGTGACCCATCTTTTAAAGATTATGAAGAACAAATGCTTAAACAATTACAAGAGTTTATGCCACCAAGTAATCCACAATTGAATAGTACTACAGATGAAATAACACCTAAACTAGCAAATAGTGTTTTAACTGAATTAATTAAAAATTCTAAACCGTTTAATTTTCCAATGAGCAAGATAGAGCGCATTCCAACTTCTTTAGGAATTTATTCAGTTGGAAATTTGCCATTTACACAAAAAAGTGACCCTAATAAACATGAAGTATTAACCTTTACTAACTCATCAACTGGAAAAATGGCAACTAAAGTTGGTTTAGAAAATACTATATTTGCATTTGAGCGCGCTGTAAATAAAACTCTTACTCATGGATATACATTGGAAGGTGCAAAATCGTCGCAATCAGGTATAACACAATGGCGCATTGCACCTCCCGGACAACAATTCAACCGAGAAAGTTATCAAGATACTACTGTTAAACTACCAAATAGCGAAACTGGTAAAGGGCTTTCCAGAAGTTATCTTCCTGGAATAAATACTACATTACCTGCCAATAATAAAGCTAATACTATAGAATCTCATGTAAAAATGTTCGGAAATGACCCGGCTGTGGGGGTCAATCTTGATGAAAAATCATTGGACGACTCTTGGAGACAAGTAGCTGTAGCACCGGTGCCTAGTAATAGTAGTACTGTTGCAGTATCTAGCAATAGCACTAGCAATAGCACTAGCAATAGCACTAGCAATAGCACTAGCAATAGCAGTACTAGTTCTTCATTATTTGGAAGAATAGCTGCAGCATCGGTGCCTAGTAATAGTAGTACTGTTGCAGTATCTAGCAATAGCAGTAGCAGTTCTTCATTATTTGAAAGAATAGCTGCAGCATGTCAAAATATTTATAATGGAACTGCTGAATATTTGGCTCAACCAGAAAACAGTGATGCCATAGATATGTGCACAACTATGGCTGCAGGATTAGTGTTTTCTACGGTTTTACAAAAAAGTGGGCTTATGTTGGACGGAAATAGTTCAGTGCCTTCTATTGGCTTTGGTGGTAAAAAATCAAAAAGAAGAATTAAAAAGCAGCGCAAAACAACTAGAAAGAATAAAAGAAAAGTAAACTATAAACTATAAACTATAAACTATAAACTATAAACTATAAACTATAAACTATAAACTATAAACTATAAAATACTGTAAATAAATTATATATATTTATATATAATGTATAAGATACATGCTGTAATTACTAAACTTATGAAAAAAATAACGAAACAAACTTCAAGAAAAAACACAACAAAAAGGAGAAAGCGAAGATTAAGGGGTGGTCAAGATTCGGAATCGGCTTTTTTATCAGACTTGGATAAAAGTGTATTAAACTTGTTTATTCATATTATATTTATTACGTATCAAGCAGGCGTTGATATAAAATTATTTCCTAATATTGATAGTTCACGTTTGGCAAAACTATTGTACGGTTATTTTAACTATGCAAAGAAAAACAGTGGAGAAAAAACTGCATTTTATGGTATGTTAAATTTGGACTTTTTATCTTATTTTGAAGATAAAGAAAATATTAAAAAGGTATTGGATGAAATGGAAGGAGGCCAAGGAAAAATAGAACCTTTTAAACCCATATTACCTACTATAGAAGAGGATGAAGATGAAGACAACGACGAAGACGAAGATGAGGAAATAGAGGAGGTGCATTCAACCCAAGTCCTTGGAGGACCCACATTTTCTAAAAATTTCAAAACATTATTTGTAGGAACATTGTTGGCAATGTTTCCAAAAAATGTTGGTGGAGTTGGAAATTTTGTAGAATATTCAGAATCTGAGAATCCTGCAAGTTCTGTTTTTAGTTTATTAAATTTGCTTATGGGGAAAGACGTGCCATTTAATATCGCTTTGCTTAGATTTTTTAATCCAAGAGGTTATTGCAGTATTAATTCAGCAGTAACAACTGGTCAAATTACTTCAGCTCAGCAAACGCTTATGAAAGATTATCAAGATGCAATTTATCCGCCTTCATATTTTACTGTTTCACCAAATGCAGCTTCTTATGAAAAAGCAATGATTCAACAATATAAAAACGAATGGGAACATGTTGGAAATATAATGGGAGTTTCTCATTTTTCGGGAGAGGTTGTCACTGGTATTACTTTAGAAACCTACCCAGATACTGCATCAGTCGGTAAAAAGGTTGAACTTATTCATAGATATTTATTTGAACAAAGACAATTTTTTATAGATCAATTAGCTTCAGAAGGAAGGTCAACAGACTTGGCAAAATATGGTCCAATTGCATCAACGTTTTTTAGGGCTGGACACGCATTGAGTGTAATTTTATTACCAAATAATGGACTATTGTTAGTTGATTCTGAAAATACACCTTTGTATGGTAAAACTTTTGAAGATGCTAGAGTTAATCGCAATGGAACTCATGATTATCAAACTATATTTTATAAGGCACCCGCATCACATATGGTAGATTTATCTTTACAGCCATTTGAAGAAGTGATGCTATCACAATTACAAGAATTTATGCCACAAAATTCTCCTATATTAAATAGCACAACAGACCAAGTTACACCCAGACTATCAGAATCACTTGTAAAGTATTTAACTGAATCTTATCCACGGTTAAAGGGAAAGGTATATTCTCAAAAATCTGAAATAGGAATATATGCTGCGGGAGATACTCCATTTTTACATGACAGCAATGTTGCTGAAAGAGAGATAATTACATTTAAAGGTTCAATAAGTTCATTGGGTGCAAATAAACCAACCAGATTAAGGCGTGAACTGTGGCAGATTGATGATGCGTATGACCCTACTATAACAAATGGCTATACGTTAAAAGGAGAACCCTCAGGGAAAGTTCCCGCTATAAATCAATGGAAGCTTATACCACCAAATAAAGGAAGTGGTTCACAGTTTAAAATGCCCGTTACTAGATTGCCAGGTCTAAATAATGGAACAGAATTTGATAGACCTTTTTTAAGAGGAATAGATATTAAAAAACCAGCAGGTTTAAAGGTGAATACTGCAGATGATATTGTTAAAATTCTTGGTAAAGATGCCGCTGTAGGAGTTGACATAGACGAAGATGCATTAAACAACGCGTGGGAACAAGTACATCCAAAACCAGTTGTTCAAATGAAACCTGTACCACATGCACAACCTGCCACTTCTTTTCAACAAGGTAATAATAGTAACCCCACATTTTTTCAGAAAATAAATGCTACATGTCAAAGTTTTATAGATGGAACTTCGGAATTTTTTGCGAACAACCAAACTGATATAAATGAGTTCATGACTATTGGTGCAGGTATGGCTTTTTCGTTAGCTTTAAATGGACTTGTTCAGAATCAAACTACGATTGGTAGTCCCGGTGGAAATAGCTCAGTGCCTTCTATTGGATATGGAGGTAATAAAATAAACAAAAAATTAAGCAACAAAACAAACAAAAAATCAAGCAACAAAACAAACAAAAAACAAGCAAAATATATAAAGAAAGGAAAAAAGGCTACCAGAAAAAAGTAAACTGTAAGAAATACAAATTATAAACTATTCTATATAAATGTAACATAGAATAGTTAATATATACCATACTAATTATAGATGAAAAAAAGACCAAGACAAGAGTACTCTTTATTTATACAAACTCTTGATTCTTCTTGTCAACCACCATTAGAATTAGGCCAACCAGTTATCATGAATACATTGGAAAGTATTTTAAACCGAATTGATAAAGAATGGCCAAAAATTGAACGTTTTAATAAATATTCTGCTATATCGGAAGAGTTTGAACAAGAGCACTTAAATTCCAATCCAAGCTCTTCTTTAAATCCAAAAATACCTATACCAATATCTGTACCCAAGATAAAAGTGGATAATAGCAACGAAGAAATTCAAGACCTGAAGAGTCTGATTTGTTTTATTGAGAGATATCCAGCCGATGTTACAAAGGAATATCTTGTTCCCATGGAAAGATTTTATAAAATCCATAGTTCTTTAATAGACCTTGATAATATGATTGGTATGAAAGAAATAAAAGAAAATATAGTGGACCAAGTATTATATTTTATTCAAGACCTTCATAGACACTCTCCAACTGTGGATAGTAGTTCACAATCGGCAAGTATTGATTTTATGCATACTGTTATTTATGGTCCACCTGGCACTGGAAAAACTGAGATTGCCAAAATTATTGGACAAATTTTTTGCAAACTGGGTATATTGAAGAAGGGTACTTTTAGAAAAGCAACGCGTAGCGACCTAATTGCTGGATACTTGGGTCAAAGTGCAATTAAAACTCGCGATGTAATTCAGGACTGTCTTGGCGGGGTTCTTTTTATAGATGAGGCTTATTCTCTCGGGTCCATTGATAAGAAAGATAGTTTTTCTAAGGAATGTATTGACACTTTATGTGAAGCATTGAGTCATTATAAGGAAGAACTTATGGTGATTATTGCTGGCTATGAAACGGAATTAAAGCATTGTTTTTTTCAACAAAATCAGGGATTAGAATCTAGATTTACATGGCGATTTAAAACAGACAACTACAAATCAAATGAATTATATCAAATTTTCTTAAAAAAGGTGAAAGATTGTAATTGGCAAATAGACCCAGACTCTAATTCAAAAATTACACCCGAATGGTTTGAGAAAAACAAGGATTATTTTACATTTTTTGGAAGGGATATGGAAACATTATTGGCAAAAATAAAAATTGTACATGGACGTCGCGTTTTTTGCAAACCAGTTGAAGAAAAAAGAAGAATAACCTTTGTAGATTTAGAAAAAGGATTTGAATATTACCTAAAAAATGATGAGGTGAATAATAGGAAAGAGAAAAATAATTTTTATCATTCCATGTTTGTTTAATTTTCCATCTTGTTTAATTTTCCATGTGTTTAATTTTCCATATATTTCATTTTTTATTACATTTAATTTATTGGTATAATTTACAATATATTTTTCAGTATCCTTTATAATGACAACACTTAAAAAAACTATTCAAATAAATCCTGAATTATTTAAGATAAATCAAAAAACAAAGAATAACAGACCAAAACGAGTTAGTGGTTCAATGCCTATTATAAAACCAAACTCGTTAAAGAAACACCTGATAAATAGAATTAAAGAACACAAATCCGGGGAGAGAGAACGAGAGAAGGAGAAGAAAAAGGAAATGGAGAAAGAAAATAATAACACAGGTAACCAATTTACAGATGAATTATATGATTCATTTCAATACTTGTCAAGTTTATCAAAAAAACATAAAGAAGAGAATGAACATAAAAAAACAATGAAGCAATATGCAAGCAAACCAACTATTAGTCCTTATGTAAATTTGGAGTTACCTGAAGAATTACGTGAGACATTTACACCTATATTACTGCAACCATCTATTACTAATCCATCGCCATCATTATCATCATCAATAATAAATCAAAGCAACCCGGATGTTCCGTATGGTTGTTTAAAGGGTGGTGTAAAACCAACTTACAGAACATGGAATACAACCAAAAAAATGGCTCCAACATTTCAAGAACTCCCCATGCAACCCCCTATGCAAATGCAACCCCCTATGCAAATGCAACCCCCTATGCAAATGCAACCCCTTATTGAAGAACAAATTAAAATACCATCAGATTTTTTATTATCTATGAATGGAAAAAGTGAAAGAGAAAATAAATTGGAATTATTAAAAACAAGAATGAAAATGAAAGAAGAGACTATGGGACAACAAATGCAAAATTATGGGAAAAAATATCATGACCATGACCAGGAACAAACTGATTACAATAAGCCAGTGGATACGACTAGTTTAAATAAAAACATAGCAGCATCAAAGGAATTGATTGTTGAAATAGAAAAAAATAAAAGAGTTCCTGAGAAAAAATTTATAAAGAAGACAATCAGTAAAAAATATACTTTGGGCAAATCAAAGAAGACAAATTCGGTTGGCGTATTACTGAAAGATAATCAAACAAGAAAAAATGTAATCAATGCACAAAAAGAGTTAAAACGAGTTGCCATAAATGATGTTAAGAATTACTTAAAAACGCATGGTCTTATTAAATCGGGTAGTACTGCGCCAAATGATGTATTGCGAAAAACTTATGAGTCTGCTATGCTTACTGGAGAAGTTTTGAATAATAATAAAGATACCTTATTACATAACTTTATGCACGATACTCAATTATAACCAGAATAAAATAACCAGAATAAAAATAATATTATATCTATGTTATATAATTACTAGTCTATAATGGAAACAACAAGAAATAAATTACCAGATAGAGTGCAAGAATTTTTTAATAAATTAAGCCAATATTTGGACACACGATTACTATTCTATGGAAGTGTTCAACGTAGTGATTATTTCCCTGGGTCCAGTGATATAGATGTTGATATTTTTACAGATAATGTTGATAGCACGATTGCAAAAATGCAACATTTCTTGCATGTGAAAAGAACTTCATTTAAAAAAATAGTATGGAAACTGAGTAATAATGCTAAGATGGTATATGGCAACAAAATTATGTATACAGATGAGGAATCACAGTTTAATGCTGAATTTTCTATTTATGATAATAAATTTAAAGATGACGTTTTACAGATGCATTTGAAAAAAACTGTTTTACCTTTTTACGTATCATTTATGTTGTTTTTTATTAAAAAGTTATATTATGATTTACACTTGATACAGCCTGAATATTATAGATATTTAAAGAGAAAGATACTATCACTTGGATTAGGAATGCCGGAAGACCAGTTTATTGTGTTGAATGTTAAAAATTAATATAGTTTAAATATGTAAAAACTATTATGAAAGAGTATTAGATAGAAATAAATACAATTATATATTATACAAAGATAGAAAATGGCACTAGTGAAAGATTACCTTGATAAAACAAAACAATACATTGAAGAATATGGTAAGAATACACTCGTTTTAATGCAGGTTGGAGCTTTTTTTGAAGTATATGGTCTTCAAAATAAGAATACAGGAGAAGTAGTTGGTAGCGAAATTCAGCAGTTTTCAACATTATGTGATTTAAATATTGCGGATAAGAAAATATGTGTCGGAAAAGACAATGTTATTATGGCAGGTTTCTCTCATTATATGATTGACAAATATCTTAAACGGTTACAAGAGTGTGGGTTTACTGTCATCGTATTTACACAAGATGAGCAGCACAAAAATTCTACACAAACTACCCGCAGTTTAAACGGGATTTACTCCCCGGGGACTTATTTCTCTCTTGAATCCACGACAAGCATTACCAATAATACAACATGTATATGGATACATGTGACAAATGAGCTTATTCAGCGCGAAAAACAGATGTATATGGGAATCGCAAACATAGATATTTATACAGGAAAAACTACCATCTTTGAATACAAAGAGCAATATATGATGAATCCAACAACATTTGACGACCTAGAGAGATTTATATCCATTCATCAACCCAGTGAAGTCATCTTTATAGGAAATATCTTAGAGAAGGATATGGATACGATTCTTCATTACGGAAATATACAATGTAAATGTATCCATAAAATAAGTACTTTTGATGGAACCTCTGAAAATTCAAAGCGTGTATCTAACTGTGAAAAACAGACCTTTCAAAAAACAATCCTGGAGACTTTCTATACTGTCCATGACTTTAACATATTCTATGAGCAATTTTATGAAAATACAATTGCAACACAGGCATTTTGTTATTTATTAGATTTTATTTATCAACATAATCCAAATTTAGTTAAAAAGGTGGAAGAACCGATTTTTGATAATCATGGAGAACGACTCATTCTAGCAAATCACTCATTGAAACAATTGAATATTATTGAGGATGGCACGTATTCCGGAAAATATTCTTCAGTAGAAAAAATGTTAAATATGTGTTCTACACCCATGGGAAAAAGAAAATTTACGCGGAATTTATTACACCCAACTACAAACTGTGATTATTTGAATGAAGAATATAATATAACCGAGCATATTTTAACTAACTTTTCTACTGCACAAACCCAAATTAAACAAAGGTTGACTTTTATGAAAGATTTGTCAAAAATTAGTAGGCAATTAATGATGAAGAAGATTTCACCCAAAACGCTATACCAATTTTACAACAATGTGAAGTTGAATCAAGAACTATATGATACTCTTATGAAAGACCGTACAATTCTTTCTTATATAGAAAAACGGTTGGGAAAAGACGCATCCAGTAAAATACAAGAACAATGTGATGAAATCATACAGTTTATGGATGAAAGATTGCTATTACCATTATGTGAGGACATTGACGTAATACAAAACTTTGAAACCAATTTTATAAAGCATGGGGTAGATGATGAATTAGACAATAAAAAACAGTTATATTTGGAAGCATGTAATAAACTTGAAACCATTCGCCAGTATCTCAGTAAAATTATAGCATCTCAAGAAAAAAAGAGTAAAAATGGAACAGACCATGTCAAATTGCATGAAACAGAGAAGAATAGTTTTAGTCTACTTGCAACAAAACGTCGTTGTAAATATCTTTTAGATATTATTCAAAAAACATACACAAATGATGAAAAGCAAAATGGTATACAACTAGAGTATATTGCAAGTGAAGATGGCACAGAAAAGAAGATATTTACTATTAAATTATTTGATAATCTATTTTTCTCCAATCAAACCGCTTCCAATGATTCTATTTATAATCAAGATATTACAGAATTATGTAAACTTATTTCATCCATTAAAATTCAAATGAAAGACCTTATTACTTCAGCATTTCATAAAGTTGTTATAGAAATGGAACAATTTCAAGTATCCATAAATAACATTATTGAGTTTATTACTGCGGTAGATATGATATTTACAAAAGCTCATATTGCAAGAACATATCATTACTGCAAGCCCAGTATACAAGGTTCTTCTGATAAGTCATTTGTTGATGCGAAAAATTTAAGGCATTGCCTAATAGAGCATTTGCAACAAAATGAATTATATGTTTCAAATGATATTCATTTAGGAAATGAAGAGGTAGACGGTATATTATTATATGGTACAAATGCAGTTGGGAAAACTAGCTTTATTCGTGCACTCGGAATTGCAGTTATCATGGCTCAGGCGGGGCTTTACGTGCCTTGTTCTGCCTTTACTTTTTTCCCCTATCAAACAATCTTTACCCGTATTCTTGGAAATGATAATATGTTTAAGAATCTCTCATCATTTGCAGTAGAAATGTATGAATTGAGGACCATCCTTCGTTTGGCAAATGAGAACAGTATGGTTCTAGGAGACGAACTTTGTTCTGGAACAGAAAGTATTTCTGCCACAAGTATTTTTGTTGCAGGTATTCAACAACTGCACGCTAAAAAGAGTAGTTTTATTTTTGCAACACATCTTCATGAAATCATTCACTATGAGGAATTGACTGCATTGAATACAGTTCAATTAAAACATATGGCCGTTGTATATGATAGAGAACGTGATTTATTGTTGTACGATAGAAAGATAAAATCTGGACCCGGGAATAATATGTATGGTTTAGAGGTTTGTAAATCATTGCACTTGCCAAGTGACTTTATTGAAGCTGCTCATCAAATTAGGATGAAGTATCATCCTGTTTCCGAAAGCCTTCTTTCTCTCAAACCTTCTCATTTTAATTCACAAAAAATTGTGGGTCTTTGTGAGATGTGTGGAAATGAACGCGGGAAAGAAACACATCATTTGCAACATCAAATGATTGCTGGTGAAGATGGATATATTCAGACGAATAACACACCTTTTCACAAAGACCACGCTGCTAATCTTCTCTCTTTGTGTGAAAAATGCCACGAATCCATGCATAAGGAAAAGAAAAGTATGCACAAAAAAGTGAAAACAACCAAGGGAACAATCGTGATGAATATAAATATATAAATTAATATTTAACTATATATATTATATATTGTTCTTATTTCTATGAAAAAAAATATTTCTAATATTTATATTATTACTCTTATTTGCATAGCTTTATGGCTGTTGTTGCGACTATGTTTATCATTTACATTTTATAAAAGAATGGAAGGATTTGAAACAAGTATAAATCCAAAGCCAGATTACGCATACAGTTTTTGCAAACAATATGAAGGGAAAAGTAATGAACTAGAACAAGCTTGTAGCAAATTAACAAAAAAGAATTGTACATCTAGTCCTTGTTGCGTATTTAAAAATAATGAGAGTTGTGTTGCAGGTAATCAAAGTGGTCCAATTTATAAAACTGACTCGGACGGAAATAATGTAAAAATACAACAATATATTTTCCAAAATACGTGTTATGGGCAAGACTGTATTAAAAATAAAGAATAAAAAATTGATGTTAAAAAAGAAAACAAGTTAAATAAATATAGCAGAATAATATAAGACATGATCATTCCAATCAAATGCTTTACATGTGGTACAGTGATTGCAGATAAATACCGATATTATCTTGAAGAAGTAAGAAAGAGAAAATTAGCAAGAGATATGGATATTGACAAGGTAGTTTATCTCACAAAAGAATTTAGTGAAAAGACACCCGAAGGAGAAGTATTGGATGATTTGGGTTTGAATAAGATGTGTTGCCGAAGACATATGTTAACTCATGTAGACATTGAATAATTTCTTTGGTTATATATATGAGAAGACATACACAAAAACTATGGAAGATGAAAGGTTGTTCCAAGAAAAAATCAAACACACGGTCAAAGGTAAAGACAATCTATAGGAAAAAGCATAGTATAACAAGAAAAAGAATGATTAAAAAACAAAAAGGAGGTTGCAACACTTGTTTGCAAAGCGGAGGTGGAATGGGAAATGGTTCCAATGGTGCGTTAGTTGGTTCGCCGTGGACTGGAAGTGTCTCAGACTGGCCTGGTGTTGCTGGAAAAGATGGACAAACAAATTATTTTTCGTTGAATACATATCCTGTAGACCCACAAACACAAACTATATCAGAACGTTCTGATTTGTATTATATGAAAGGTGGAAAACGAATGAAACATAGAGGAGGCGGAATTATTCCCGATGATTTAGTTAATTTAGGAAGAAGTATTGTTAATGGGGTTGGTACCACTTATAACGCATTGAATGGATATGCAGCTCCGGTAAACCCACTTCCTTATAAAGACCAACTTGTAAAATATTAGCAAGGGTTTCTTTTCTCTTTTCTATATTATTTTTTTACTAGTATAATATATAAATAATGGCATTTCCTAAAAAACTTAAAGAACTCTGCACACCTGCTTATGTTTATTTTATTCTCTCAGTGATTGGAATTATATTTTCTATTATTCAAAACTTTGGCAGCAAGAATACATATAAATTGGGTATGTTTATGACACGAGTTCCTAGCACAATTCTTGTCTTTGCTGTGAAAATTATTTACATTCTATTCTGGACATGGATTTTGAATTTGATTTGTAAAGATGGCCACACTGGCATCGCATGGTTCTTGGTATTAATTCCATTTATTTTATTATTTGTTATTGTGGGTTTGGTTATGGTAAATCCATCTGCTTTAGAAGGGATGACCACCAAGATGACGAGGCATATGAGAAAAAAATAATGTGACTTAAATACAAAGATTATAATAGAAAAATACAAAAAAATAAAATAAAATAGAAGAAATACAATAATAATAAATTTATTATTATATTTAAATTAGAGTATTTTTATTATAGTATTATGATAATATAACGATACATATGCATATAAAAAATGGAATATCTTATGAAAAAAATGGTTGGCTTTATATTTCGGTGAAAGGAAAACCGAGAGAAAGAGGATATGCTTACGGGTATCTTTGTGCAGAACAATTCAAAAAAATACAAGAAATGTTGCAATTTATGTGTTACAATGAATATGGTGAAAGTTGGGATTTTTTTATTCAATCCACCAAGGATTATTTTGAAGAAAAAGCTAAAAAACATTTTCCAGAATTTTACGAAGAAATAGAAGGAATCGCAGAAGGATGTAATGCAGGTGGAACAAAAACATCTACTTTAGAAATTTTAACATGGAACAATTATTTTACCATGTTGGATTCGTGGTATTCAAATGTTTCCGGAGGAGCGAATAGCAAAGAAGGTGGTGGACAGAAAGATAGATGCAGAGCATTTATGGCAGTCGGAGATTATACAGAAGATGGAAAGATTGTAGTCGGACACAATAGTTTTTCCAATTTTATTGACGGTCAATACATGAATGTTATATTAGATATTCAACCAGAAAATGGTCATCGTATCATTATGCAATCATGTCCATGTTGGATATGGAGTGGAACAGACTTTTTTGTTACAAGTGCTGGTATTGTTGGAACAGAAACAACCATTGGTGGATTTAACGTCTATGAAAATAATTTTCCTATTGGACTACGAATCAGAAAAGCTATGCAATATGGAAATACGTTGGATGATTATACACATACTTTATTGGAAGGAAATTCCGGTGATTACGCAAATTCATGGTTGTTTGGCAGTATTCATACCAATGAAATATTACGCATTGAATTAGGTCTTCAGTATCACAATATTGAGAGAACAAAGAATGGATATTTTATAGGATTTAACTCAGTCTATGATGCTAGAATTCGTAACAAGGAATGCATTAATTCTGGTTTTTATGATACAAGACGTCACCAAGGAGCTAGAAGAGTAAGACTCACGGATTTAATGGAAGAAAACAAGGGGAAATTAAATGTTGATATTGCATTGCGTATTATTGCAGACCATTATGATGTTTATTTGGAAAAAGAGAACAAATGTTCTAGAACAGTGTGTGGACATTATGAGTTGGATGCTCGTGAATACATGTCGGATCCTAGTCGTCCCAAACCCTTTCAACCTAGAGGTGCAATGGATGGAACTGTTGCAGATTCAAAATTAATAAGAGACATGTCTTTTATGGCAAGATTTGGTAGTTCTTGTGGTACCCCTTTTAATGCAAAAGAATTCTGTGAAAAGAGAAGACAATGGATTGATTTACTACCTTATTTACATGATAGACCATCACAACCATGGACCTTATTTACTACTACAAAATCTCTTAAAAAAAGAAAAACTATGAAAAAACGGGAGAAGCGAAATAACCAAATTACTTCCTTAAAAAGACAATAGAATTAGAAGAATCATTGTTATAAAGTATTTTAACTACAATTTAAAAAATATGCTTATGTATATAATATGGAATCAGTATCATGGAAAATTATTGATAAATATTTTAAAGATAATCCATACAATTTAGTAGCTCATCATTTAGAATCTTATAATGATTTTTTTGATAATGGTATTCATCGTGTATTTAATGAAAATAATCCTATACGATTTTTAGAGAGGGAAGAAGAAGGACAGAAAACGCATAATGAGTGTTTGCTTTATTTAGGTGGTAAAGATGGTAAAAAAATATATTTTGGCAAGCCAATTATTTATGATGACCAGCATTCACATTATATGTATCCAAATGATGCAAGACTGCGTAATATGACATATGGAATCACAATTCATTACGATGTTGATGTTGATTATATTTACTATGAAGGTGATGAGAGAAAAGAAGTATCAAAAACACTTGAGAAAATTTACCTAGGAAAATTTCCAATTATGCTTCAATCTAACTTGTGTATTTTAAAGTCACTTGCCAGAGATGTACGATTTAATATGGGGGAATGTAAAAATGACTATGGTGGATATTTTATTATTGATGGAAAAGAAAAGTCTATTATTTGTCAAGAAAAATTTGCTGATAATATGCTTTATATTCGTGAAAATAAATCAGATAATCTGTATAGTCATTCAGCTGAAATTCGCTCTGTGTCAGAAGATGCATCTAAACCGGTTCGCACATCTGCAGTTAAAATAGTGGCTCCTGGAGTTAAATATACAAATAATCAAATTGTTGTTATGATTCCCAATGTTAGAAAACCAGTACCACTCTTTATTCTAATGCGTGCATTAGGTGTTGTTTCAGATAAAAGCATCATTGAAACTTGTTTACTGGACCTAGAAAAAAATGAATCTTACATAGATTTATTTATACCGTCCATTCATGATGCAAATAAAATATTCAATCAAGAAACTGCGTTACGTTTTATTGCATCCTTTACAAAACGTAGAACTATAACCGGTACATTAGATATTTTAATGAATTATTTTTTACCACATATTGGAGAGCAAAATTTTTTGCAAAAAGCTTATTTTGTTGGATATATGGTATCTCGGATGTTGCGGGTATTTACAAAGGAAGATAAACCAACAGACCGTGACAATTTTCGGTTTAAACGAATAGAACTTTCCGGCTCTCTTATATATGACCTTTTCAGAGAATATTTTTTATTACAAAAAAGAAATATTTCATTAAAAATAGATAACGAGCATTATTATCATAAAGGAAAATATACTGGAGAAAAGTTTGTTTCTCTCATAGAAAATAATGTGGGAGATTTTTTCAAAGAAAGACTCGTTGAGTCTGGCTTTAAAAAAGCTTTCAAAGGTAATTGGGGGTCTGAGGCTCATACAAAGCGAATAGGCGTAGTTCAGGATTTGAACAGGTTATCCTGGAATACCTTTATCTCTCAATTAAGAAAATTCAATTTACCACTAGATGCGAGCGCAAAGGTAGTTGGACCTCGTTTGTTACATCCAAGTCAATGGGGATATATTGACCCAGTAGATACACCCGATGGTGGAAACATTGGATTACACAAGCACATGGCTATAAGTACGTTTGTTACAAGTGGTTCTTCTGCAGTTCCTATGATAAAATGGTTGCGCGCAATTGCAAACATGCGGCTTTTAAAAGAATGTAGTCCGAGTATGTTAGGCGATTTAACAAAAATATTTGTCAATGGAATATGGGTTGGTGCAATTGATAATCCAATGGAAATGATTGCTACCTTTAAAATGTTCAGAAGAAATGGTATTCTCCCAGCATTTACGAGCATTTTTTTCCATTACGAAATGAATGAAATTAGTATTTATACTGATTCAGGTCGTTTGAGCCGTCCAATTTACTATATTGATAAGGGAAATAACAAGGTCAGTTATGATAGAAAAGATATTCTTGAAAAAATAAATTCAAATGATTTTACATGGGAAGAGGCAGTAAGTGGATTTCAAAAAAAAACAGGAGACCCAAATTTTAATATTAAAAGCAACAGAATTTATAGCATAGATGAATTATATCCCGAATTAAAGACTCTAGAAAAGATTGAAGATGTGTTAGAAAAGAATAAATCTATCTTAGAATATATTGATACCTCAGAAGAAGAGAGCTTGCTGATTGCAACAAAATTGGATGACCTAAAAAAGAATAAATATTACACACACATAGAGATTGACCCTTCTCTAATATTAGGTGTTATGGGAAACATGATTATTTATCCTGAAAATAATCCATTGGCGCGAAATTCATTTTCATGTGGACAGAGTAAACAAGCAGTTTCGGTATATCATACAAATTTTCAATCACGTATTGATAAGATGGGGGTTATTTTAAACAATGGTCAAATACCCTTATTAAAATCCAAGTATTTGGACTATGTAAATAAAGAAGAAATGCCTTATGGAGTCAATGCGATTGTTGCAATTATGTCTTATACTGGTTATAATGTTGAAGACGCAATTTTAATAAACGCAGGTGCTGTTGCCCGCGGCATATTTAGAACAACTTATTATTCCAGTTATGAAACGAGAGAAGAATCATCTACTATTTCTGGAAACACTACAAATTCATACTTTGCAGATGTTCAAACAAAAAATGTATCTGGTCTGAAACCCGGATACGATTATAGTAAACTAGATAAATCAGGAATGATTCAAGAAAATACTCCATTAGATGATAAGACGGTATTAATAGGTAAAGTAACAAGCAATACAATTGATTCAGATATTGTGTTAGATTCCTCGGTGTTCCCAAAAAAAGGGCAACTCGGATATGTGGACAAATCTTTTATTACAGAGGGTGAAGAAGGAACACGTGTAGCAAAGATACGTATTCGTGAAGAACGCATTCCCGCCATTGGAGATAAAATGGCAAGTCGTGCAGGTCAAAAAGGAACTTTGGGTTTAATTATTCCAGAACAAGATATGCCATTTACAAGTGATGGGATTAGACCTGACCTAATTATTAATCCACATGCATTGCCATCACGTATGACAATTGGTCAATTAATTGAGTCGTTATTTGGAAAAGCCTGTACTATGTATGGTGGATTTGGAGACTGCACTGCGTTTGAAAATAAAGGACCTCACGTTGGAGTGTATGGTTCTATGTTAGTAAACGCTGGATTTCATTCCAGTGGAAATCAAATATTATACAATGGAATGACAGGCGACCAAATTTATTCCGATATCTATATTGGACCAACTTATTACATGAGATTAAAACACATGGTAAAAGATAAAATAAATTATCGTGCATTAGGTCCAAGAACCATGCTTACCAGGCAAACTGTTCAAGGAAGAGCCAATGATGGTGGTCTACGCATTGGAGAGATGGAACGTGATGGTATATTGGCTCATGGTGCTTCTGCATTTTTAAATGAGTCCTTTATGATTCGCGGCGATGAATATTATATGGCAGTTTGCAATAAAACCGGTGGAATCGCCGTATATAATACTTCATTGAATCTTTTTTTGAGTCCATTTGCAGATGGTCCAATTAAGTTTCATACAACATTAGATGGGAAAACTAGTATTGAAAATATTAGTAGATTTGGCAGGTCATTCAGTATTGTTCGTATTCCTTATGCATTGAAGTTACTCATACAGGAATTACAAGGTTTAAATGTACAAATGAGAATTATAACAGAAGATAATATTGACCAATTAGTATCCATGTCTTTTTCTAATAATATAAATACGTTATTGAAAGATGATACAGAGAATATTGAAACCTTGTTTACAAGTTATAATAAACAGTTATCATCCGTATTAAATCAACCAGCTACAAGAGAGCGTATTGCGACACCAACCCCAGTGAGTGAACCTGAATTTGAAGAAAGTCCTGCTTATGTTCCATTACCTGGGGAACTTCCATCCAACGATTCGGATGAAAATACGTATAATCCAAATTCACCCGAAGAATATAAACCATACAGTCCAGATGAAGAACGACCTGAAACCCCTCCTCTTTCTTTCACACCATCAAGTCCTGATGAACCACCCCCTATTGGCGGAATTGCAATCAAAAATCAAGATGTTAAACGACAGTTTGATTCGCTTCCAGAGAGAGAGAAATTGACTCTAATGAAAATGGTTGCAGAAAAAGCTGCAAAGGACGGAAAGGAAAAAGAAGAAAAAGATGAAGAAGAAGAAGAAGAGCCTAACTTTATCATGAAAAAAACTCAAACTCCCGAACCCACTTTCAATGAAGCCACGTCTATTTTAAAAATTCCCGAAGAAAAGAAAGAGGGAGATAAAGAGGGGGGGGAAGGACAAGAAACATCTGGTCAAAACGACAATAATGAAACAAGAAGTGTGACATTAAATATTGATTCAAATTCTTCTTCGTCAAATAATAATGAAACAAAACAAATAAAAATATCAGAGTAAAAATTTGCTAATTCAATTTAATTAATAAATAAAAATTGAATTAAAATGAAAATGATAATGTCTAGTATAATTATAATGACAACACAGAACTCAAGCGGTTTAGTATCATTAGTTTATAAATCAAGGAAAACTGTGATTGAACTTATGAAGAAACAAGATTATTCAGTTAGTGAATATGAGAACTTTAGTGTAAATGAGGTCAATTCCATGTTGCAACATAAACAATTGGATATGTTACTAGAAAAGAAAGAGGAAGACCCTGAGACAAAGCGTAAAAATAAAATATATATTAGATATTATCTAGGTAAAACATTGCGTCCACAAAATATCCAAGAAATCTTGGACGACTTATTTCATTTGGAAGAAATTCTAACAAAAGAAGATACATTGATGGTTATTATTAAAGAGGATATGAATGAGACAATGACAAACTTACTTAAACATATATGGGAGCAAGATGGTATTTTAATTATTCTTCAAAATATTAAACGTTTGCAATTTAATATCCTTGAACATACATTGGTTCCTTCCCATCGTATTTTGTCAAAGAGCGAGGTTGCAGTTATTAAGAACAAGTATAATATTACAGATAACACGGAGTTTCCTGATATTTCAAGATTTGACCCAGTTGCACAGGTTATTGGCATAAGACCGGGTCAGATATGTGAGATTATTCGTCCTAGTAAAACAGCAATTACAAGCTTATATTATAGAATATGTGTTTAGAGTAAATTTAAAAGTCTCTCCATAGTATAATGGACCCACCCGAAAAAATAAAAGAAAAATTACTTATTTATAAAGAAAAATTTCATTCCATAAAGGATGATTTTTTAAATTCATATATTAATTATAAATTATATCCAGGATATAGTGAAAATGAAAATATTTATTCAAATAATAAAGCAAATATAGACTCTATACAAGCTAGCCTTTTTACTACATCAAACGATATTCAAAAAAATATGGAATCTTTAAATCAACAAATTTCATTGTTGAATGATAAATTAACAAAAGAAAAAATAACGCAAGACCAATTAAAAAAAAAATTATCGCAGCATCATTCTACAAATGACGGTTCTGATTTATTAATAAATGAGTCTAGTGAACTATATAAGATGCAAAGAGTTACCAATATTGGCATGGTATTGGGTATATTTTTTAGCATGTTTATAGTATTTAGAGTGTATTCAAAACCTAGTATTGTAAAATAGATTAATATAATACATTAAAATAATACATTTAAATAGTTAATTCATTTTCCATTCACTTATTATATATCATGGATATGGTAACTATGTATAAAAAAGTACATAATTCTCTAACGGGTTTGCAAAAAGATAAACAAAAAAATTGGATGAAATTTAGAAACCGATATTCTGTGCTAGTTCATACTCCAGATTTTGTGAAAAGAGAAATTAAAAGATCAATGGATAGATATATAAAAAAACAGGATGATTTTTACAACGATCCACAGTATAAATTAAAGCGTTCCATTAAAACTATATTAGACAAGGAAAAGGATAGATATAAAAATAGATATGCTATCAAAAAAAATGAGAATAGTTCTATCTATCATATAATTTTAGGTGCAAGTATGGTATCTGTCTCTCTTTATTTTGCTTACACTTGTTTTACACCTTTGGACATTTAAAACGCCGATTTTTTAGACCTTATATTTTTTCTAAGCTAATTGTAAATGAAACACTCATTTACAATTATTTGTTGTATAGTTATTCTTCTAATTGGTACGGTTATCGGCTATATCATATGCAAGTCATCGTGTAATTCAGCACCACCTATTGACCCTAATAAAAAAGGGGCTTCTGTACTTGTCCTCGGATGTATTGACCCCCGTTTTGCCAATGCTCTCGCATGGCATCTAACACACTCAGAAG